TATTATCTTATTGTATAATATATAAATATATATATATATATATATATATATATATATAATAATATATATAATATATATGTCTGCGACGCTTCGGCGCAGGCATTGCTACGCAATACCAGCACCGTTAGCCAGCTACTGGCGTAGCTGTCTAAGTGTATGTAATATAAATATATAATATATATATATATATAAATATAATATATATTATATATAATATAAATATATATAATACTATTATACAGTTGCCTGTCGGCAACGCCGCCTGTCGGCGGGGCGCGTTCCGTTGCGATGCAACGTCACGCTATCGTCAGTCGTTGACACGACTGCCGAATAAAACGTAATAATATTATATTAATAATATATAATTTATATATAATTAATATATAAATATATATAATATATAATTAATATATATATATTATAATAAAATAACACAACTTTTTAATTTTGTCAATACTTAATTTATTTTTATTTTCTCTTGACTTTAACCCCATTCCGGATTATACTGTTCTTAAACCAAACATAAATTTATAAAAGGAGACTGTATGGAATATAACAAACAGCAACTTGAAGCAATTCACACAATTGACGGTTCTGTTCAAGTGGTTGCTTCAGCGGGTTCCGGAAAATCTACTGTATTAGTAGAACGGATTAACTATATGATTGAACAAGGCATCAATCCAAATGACATTGTTGCTCTGTCTTTCACTCTTGCTTCTTCTAATGATCTAAAGAAGAAACTGGCAGACAAAAATATTACCGGCGTCACCACTGGCACAATGCACTCAATCTGCAAGCGTTTATTGGAAGAAATCGGTTACGAGGATCTTCTCAATATGCCAAAAGATTATCAGCTGAAACGCAGATGGTCGAAAGACAATCCAAAAATTAACATCAAAGATATTCGTGCTTGGATTTCTTATCAGAAAAACTGGGGTATTTATCCAACCGATGAATTTAAGGAGAAGGATTGCGAATACTCTGAGAAGCAGATGCGCTACTACTACAGCGATTATCAGGACTACTGTCATAAACATCATCTGTACGACTTTGACGAATGGTTACTGCTTACCTTAAAGGAATATCAGGCGGACAATATTGGACGTACTTGGAAATACTTATTGAACGATGAAGCGCAGGATAACAACGTAGTTCAGTACAAGTTAATGGAATTGATGTGTCCTGATAACAACATCTTCATTGTAGGCGATTATTTACAATCTATTTATTCGTTTCGGGGTGCTAATTCTGAGCTGTTTTATCAGTTCAGTAATAAAGCGGATCACGTAATCTACATGAATACGAACTATCGCTCCAACGATACAATAGTAACGGCGTCTAATGATTTTATTAAACCTTTTGTGGGTGACAAGGTAAAATATTACGCCAAAGCTAATGACTGCTCTAAAACTAAAATAAATATAAGCACTTATGATACTCCATTGGATGAAGCAGAGAGTATTTGTGAACGTTTGTCGAAGCTGTCAGAAGCAGAATTGAACAACACGGCTGTTCTGTACCGTAACAACGCAATGGTAGACTCGCTTGAAGCCTTGCTAAAAGATAAGAACATTCCTTACACGCTATATAGTAGTGATTCGTTTTTTGAGCGTCAGCCGATTAAAGGTATTATGGCGGTATTAAGATTAGTTAATCGCACAAGTGATGATGAAGCATTGGAACAACTGTTAGAATCACGCTTATACCCTGCTACTTACTTTAAGTCAAGTTTGGTAGATGATCTGCGGGCAGAAGCCACCATGCGAAACTATTCTATGTATGAAGCATTACTTGACCACAAGTTTGACAAGGCATTTGAAAGAGATAACGTAGAGAAACTCAATAATATAATTTCTCGGTTAAAGACCAAAGAAGAACGGAACGTGCAGGTTGGAAAAATCATTGATAGTATTGTTGCACTGTGCAGGGTGAATCAGTGGCTTGATGAACGATATGATTCAGTATCAGTCGAAGATAAACGAGATTCAATTTTCAACCTTACTTCTATGGCGTGGCGGTTTAGTTCGATTGATAACTTTATTGTATTTAGCACGATGAATCATAAGAAAAAGAAATCCGATCATAGCGGTGTTTCTCTTATGACGATTCATGGCAGTAAAGGATTGGAATTTGACCGTGTGTATATTATTGGTTGCGAGCCAGATAGGTTTCCAAGTTGGCGTGACGCACCAGAAAACGAAGCACGACTTATGTATGTAGCAATGACACGTGCTAAACACGAATTAAATATTAGCAATATTCAATGTGAAGCGTGGATTATTTAAGAGGAATATATGCCAAAACAAATTTTATACGACATACTAAAAATTAAAACAACGAAGATTTATCGGACAGGTTTAGTTGGTGGGAAACTACCAACTGAGCCACGATTCGATCTGGGACAGTACAGTTATCAGAAGGCGGTTAAAAATAAAGAAATTGTTTCCATTGGTGACAATTTAGTATTACGCAAGCTGAGAGACTTACAGGGGGAGAAACGCACACCGCTTGAATTATACAACGACATTCAAGAAGTGCGGGTACAAATTGATAAAGTACGTACAAAGCACACAAATCAGCGTACCAAAAAGTCTATTAAACAGTTGAAGGACAAACTACTCGATATGACTTACCTGACGGATTTTATCAATGTCAAAGTTGTAAATAAGGCACACTATAAGCATATAGCGGAACACGGCTTCTACTGCAATGGTAAACATTACGTTCGGTTCTGTTGTGGTGCAGGACAAATGAGACGTAATACCGTGACGTTTATCAACGATGAATATTACGATATACTCAATGAACATTTGTACTGCGGACTCTACGGTACGATTGATGAAATTGTACTGTCGAAACTATCAGCGTATTTTGCCCTGTCGTTTTCTTCCGTTCTGTGGGTGAGAAAACCTCGAATTTGCGTAATTGCTGACGTTGAAACTACTATTCCACAGCAGAAGATAGACTATATCGTGAAGCATGAGGATGGAACAAAGACAGTCGAACCTACTACTATGGACGTTGTTTTGAACAGCTGTGATGGCGAAGGTTTAATCACGCCAGAAATGGCTGAACTTTGGTCTGAGGATATGGGGATTGGATATACTGCTTGCCAGTTCGTAATTAGGACGGCATTCGTAAAGGGCAATCTGCTGACGTTTGATTTCCGTAAATACTTAAAGGAACGGTGTGGGGTAACTGAAATCCGCAGTATTTACGGCGAATTGTTTAATGTGGACGAAATAGACGTTTTACTCACAGAGTCGCAGTTTAAGATGCATGATTACTATTCATCGGTGCGTGAGTATGTTGACTATCATGACAAATACGGACTGTACTGGGGTGTTGCTAGATACAACAAAAAATATGACGCAGAATATTCTCAACTGAATTACCAGTACATTCAGAATTGCGGATTGTCCGATAAAGCGATAGACGAGTTGATACAGCCGACAATTGAATGGTTTCAAAAAATCTGTAGCGGTGAATCGTTATACGCTAATCTGTATGCTATTGGGTGTAAACACGCCGATGAAACTTGGCAGGATATGATGAATAGTTGCGGTAGTTTATTTACAAAGGCAATTGTGAAAAATCAAGACTTGCTTAAAGACGAATACATACAGCGTAAGATTTATCACAGTATTAAGGAATCATTCAAGCAAGCAAAACTTGGTCGTGTTTGGGCGAAGGGAAATTATCAGTTCCAGTTGGCTGATCCTATTCCGCTACTGCAACAAGCTTCTAATATGCCAATACAGGGGTTTATTCCTGCTAATTGTGTATATACACAGTTTTGGCTGAACCGTGGTGTAAATACTATAGATGCGATGCGAAGTCCTATGGTGGATCGGCATGAACATAATATCTTATCTGTGTACGATGACGATGAATGCGAACAATGGTTTCAGTATTTGTATTCTGGAATCGTGTATAGTATTTATGATACTAGCACAATACGCCATAGTGACTCGGATTTCGACGGTGATATTGCGTTTACAACTGATAATCAGCAACTAATTGAGGGGGCGTATTATAAAAACAATGTAATCACATATGACAAAGACAAAGCACCGAAACGAAAGCCGACATACGCTAACATGATTGCTTGCGATATGGACGGATTCGACACTTTAGTAGGTCAAATCACGAACAATAGCACATCTCTCAATGCTATGTTGCCTTTGTTTCCTGCTGATACCAAACCAGAAGAACATAGAATCATTTTAACACGTCTGAAATTACTGCGTGAGATCATTGGTGCAGAGATTGATAAAATTAAACTTGGTGTATCTCCTGAATTTCCAGAAGAATGGATTAAGCGTGTAAAAATTGATTTAGAAAATGATAGTCCAGAGGTGATAGACGCAAAATACAAACGTAATTCGTTGGTGATTACAAAGAAGCCGTACTTTATGATTTATCTGTATGATAATTTGCATAAATCGTATACAAATCATATGAAAAGTTTTCAGAAAATCTGTAAGGCAAAATTTCAAATCAAATACAACGACTTGAAATATAAGCCGAACAAAACAAAAGAAGAACGTAAATTCGTGAATCGTGTTGAATACTTCTCTCCTGTTCTGGATTCGCCATGCATTATGAATAAGCTTTGCCACAAATTTGAGCGGGTTGAGGATAATATTTCGTTCCGTAAAATCAAGGGAGAAAATGTTTTGATGTCATACGGGATGCCACCAGTGAGATATAATTACGACACTGTTTACGAGATTTACCGTGACTATTGTAATAATAAATATCTCTCATTAGTGAGACACTTGCTTGACAATATCAATGACGACGATTTTCACCGTATTATCAGTAATGCCAAACGTATGTTCGATTTAGAATATCGTGGCAAATTGGACGAACTTGTAACTAATACATACGACTTATTTAACGTGCTGATTGATTTTGGCAATAAAACATCCGGTTTTGATGAAGCGTTCATCTGGGATATGTTGGGCGAAGATATTTTGAGCATACTACCGGAAGGTAGGCATATTGCGGTAATTGAAGATAAAAGCGGTGCAGAGTATTTAGGGAAGAAATATACAGAGGTGCAAATTTGATTATTCATAATTATTATACATACGGCGAATATATTTTTAAGATTGGTAAATTAAAAACAAAACAGTTTAGCAGACAAGAGTTAACCGCTGTTGCTGTTTATATGTTGAACAATAATTACACGAAGGGAGAAATCAGATATAAATTTGATGAATTAAGTGATGGTGTATTATGTTATTTAGACGTAAAGGATAAAACTGAGATTTATAACCGCTTCATTGCTTCTGCTACTCGCATTAAAGACTATAACGTGAAAGTGCCTGTTTATGAATGCGAACTGGAAAATATACGGTCAGTGAAAAATTGGGAGTATGAAAAAGTCTTGTTCGCTTTATTGGTACATAAAAAGTGGATTGATACCTGCCACATGGAAAAGTATCATGTGGACGATTATTTGTCCAGTGAGAAATATTGGTATTGGTTTCATATTTTAGCGGTTGATCTGAAACAGTTGGCGGATGTAACCAACTTTAACACTGACAAGTATTTCAAGTGTTTAAATGATTTGATTGGTAAAGGAATGTTAAATTATGATATTCGCACTGTTGACCGTGGGACGAAACAAACCTTGCATGTGGACAAACTTGATATGTTCAAAGTAAATATTTTGAACCTTGACACAACTAAACCAGTTGCATTTTGGGTTGAGAACTTTAATAACTTGGGAAAACAATATTATGCGCATTATAAACTAGTGAAGAATTTGAAAGAGTGTCCTGTGTGCCATCACTTATTTGAAGCATACAAAAACAAACAATTTTGTTCGCAAACGTGTAAAAAAGTTCTTTTAAGTTCCTCTGAGAGCTGATAATAGCGCAATTATAGAGGATTATGTCAAAAACTATATATTGAGAAGAGAAGTAACAAAAACAACAATTTAAGACATGGTGTGAATATACTTATACCAATGTCTTATACGAATCAAAGGAGAAAAAGTTATGACAAAGGAAAATTTCATTAGAGCCGTACAGGAGTTAGTTGTGAATGAGTGTGGTACAAAATATTCGTTACATGAACTGAACGACATTTATCAGGCAATGTTTACTACAATTTACAATAACTTAAAATCCAAAGAAGAAATGTCTTTATTTGGCGTGCAGTATAAAATGAAGGAATATCCAGACCGCACTGGTATGTGTAATGGGCGACCGTGGTCAGATTCTGCTCACATTGGTGTGAAAGTAAAAATGACAAAGCCGCTTAGAGATATTCGTATTGAAGCATAAGTAAAACAAGTAGTACATGCTAGATGTAATGATATAGAGTCCGTATTATACTAACAGTGTGAATTGCGGTGCGTCTCTTCAAGTGGAGCGCACTTAGGAGAATCGGATGCGTCTGGTTCTCCTTTTTGTTATAATATGGCACCATAGTTTTAATTAGCGAATGCCTGCTGAGCGGGCGCAAAAGACATTGAAAATTTTTAGCTTCAAGGTCTTTTTGCTTTATAAGGTACTATTTGTATAGAGGTATAAAATGAGAGTGAATTTCGATCAGGCGGCTACAACACGGCCTTCAAAACACGTGTTAGACGCAATTACGCCTTATCTGACAACAATATACGGAAACCCAAATTCAACTCATTCGTTAGGAAAACAATCACGTGAAGCGATTGAAAAGGCACGTGCTGATATTGCTGATATTCTACGCGGTGAAGTAGAAAACGTCTATTTTACTAACTCAGTTACTACTGCAAATAATATAGCAATTCAAGGCTATATGAAATCTCATCCTTCTGTGCATATTTTATGTTCGGCAGTAGAACACGTTGATATTATCGAATGTGTACAGTCTTATAATTCTTACATTTTACCAGTCGATAGTAATGGATTGATAAATATGTCTTCATATCAGGAATTTTGTCAGCACGCTCCTGCTAATTCTTTGGTGATTGTGCAATATGTTAATAATGAAACTGGGTGTATTCAGCCAATTTGTAAACTTGCGGATATAGCGCATCGGTATAATCATGTACTTATGTGTGATGCTACGCAAGCAATTGGATATGAAATTGTAAACATTCGACACTTACATGTTGATATATTCACGTTTGGTGCGCATAAAATAGGCGGTATTCGTGGTGCGGCTGTATTGTACTCTTCTATTCCGCTTCGCACGATTATTCATGGTCATCAAGAAAAAGGGTTAGTTGGTGGTACAGAGAATACAGCGGCAATCGTTGGATTATCTGTAGCATTAAAAGATATTGTATGTCAACCTAGACATTATATGCGTGACTTGCATGATTATTTTGTTGATTGTGTCAGCAGAATACCTTACGCCCATGTAGTGTTAAATGAGAACGTGTCTCCGCACATTGTAAACGTACAATTTGATGGTTGTGATGGAAATACAATCGTTTCTATGCTAGATAATATTGGAATTTGCGCATCGACTGGTTCTGCTTGTAATTCTAATGTACTTGAGAAATCTTACGTGTTAGAAGCTATAGGTATGAAAGAGCCAGAAATTTATACCTGTGTAAGATTTAGTTTTTATTATACTAATACAAAAGAAGAAATTGATTATGTGATTGATAAGTTAATTCAAATCACAGGATTTCTTCGTGATTTAACGGAGAAAAGGTTATGATTTTTAAAGATCATGAGAATTTATACGACAACATTATTGAACTGAGTAGTGATTATAATGTAAGTTTCGTGTGTCCAGATAAAGATATTGTTGATTGTGTTATTTATTTAATCCGTAATTTTAATAGAAAACTTGATATTAAATTATTAAAAGTGGACTATTATGATTATGGAGGTGGATATTATGTGACAATTTGCAACGATGAATTATGGATTGAACCCGCAAGAGCAAAGAATGGAGAATATTTGTTTCTCGAAAATGATATAGTATTCTGTACTTATGAATCATTTGAAGAACTTAGGAAGGTTACTTCAGGTGGTGTGTTAATACCGTGCAAGTTTAATGAGTATTCACCAAAACAGCGTTTTGTTGCAGAAATGGATGTAAAAAATGATTGAAGTAAAAAGGACAACGACAACTAAATTAAAAATAAATAATGCGTGTGTAACAAACAATGAATTGGTGTCAGAGGATGATGAACTGATTGATCTGATGGATGTAATAAATCAATATTTCACTGATGGCACAGAGGTTTCTATTCTTGTTACAACCAAAGATGAGGAACTAGTGTAATGCAGTTTGAGCGTTTACCAAATGAATCTGATGAAGATGTAATTAAAAGAATTTGTTCGTTAAAAGATACTATTGGTACGTGGGAAGATGTGGCGAATGTATTAAATGATATACTGCATGTGAAATATACGGAAAGTAAATATCGTAAGCAATATGCTAGTTTAACCGCTAGTGCGGAATATTATGAATTGCTTAAAGAAAGAAAAAAGATTCAAACTGAAAAAATTGAATACAACCGTTTACTGCGTGAGAAAGCACGTGATGAATTAATTACAGAAAAGATAGTTGACGCTATTAAGGCACTTCCAGATATGGATTATCGGTCAGTCGGACTGCCTGTTAAAGAAACCGATAATAACAGAGCGGGACTATTTGTCTTTTCTGATTGTCATTTCGGAATTGAGTTTTGTATTAAAGATTTAGCAGGTAATGTTGTTAATAAGTACAATAGTCATGTATTCGTAAGCCGTATGGAATATATGAAACAGTGTTTATTAGATGCTATTAAACGTGAAAACTTATCTTCTATTTCTATTTGGGAATTAGGCGATAGTGTACAAGGTATGCTTAGGCTTAGTTCTCAGCTGAAACAATTGCAGTATGGTGTGATCGAATCAGCCATTCGTTATGCTGAATATATTGCAGAATGGCTAAACGATATTAGTCAGTATGTAGATGTAAAATTTCAGATGGTGAGTGATTCTAACCATAATCAATTACGTTTACTTGGACAGCCGAAAAATTCTTTCCCAGATGAAAACATGAGTTACGTGATTCGTGAGTTTTTAAAAATAAGATTACGGAATAATAATCACATAACAATTGCTGAAAATCCAACTGGAATGAATTTTGAAACCATTTGTGGATTTAATATTTTAGGGATTCATGGTGAAGTAAAAAATCTTTCTACCGCAATTCATGAATTTACTAGGCTGTATCATACAGATATTAACTACTTAATTTCTGGACACATTCATCATAGCCAGTCAAAAGAAGTTGGCACTCGGTGCAATGTGTTATCTGTAGGTAGCGTGATTGGCATTGATCCATATGCTACGTCACAGGTGTTATCTTCTACACCAAAATCAAATTTATTTATTTTTAATGAACAAGGAAAAGCAATTGAATACACTTTTGAATTAGGTGGTATTAAATAGTGGGTACGAAAAATACCCACTATTTTTTTGAAACATTAAAACAGCTATTGAGTAACTCAGTGCAGAGCCGTGAAACCAACGGTGCTGAGAATGTTCGGAAGATCAGTAAGCGCATGAGGTATACCTTGTGTTTATTGCTGTTGCATAATAGTGATATTGTGCAAGGAGAGACAGAATCTCAACATCAAGAATATGTGTCAATATGTGTCGCATACAAAGGAACAAACGAGACGGACAGAGCAATAGACGGTACTGTGTACAATAACCGTAGTTAGGGTTTAGCCGATGACTGTATCAAACCTGCGGAATATCAATAATCTGTAGAGCCGTGAAGCGCAGAAATGCGTGTATAACGTTGGAGTTTGGTCTGAGTAGCACAAGGCTTTTTATACAAGTACATTCTAAAACAAAACGATATTTGTGCCGAAAGGTGTGTAAAAGGTGATAGTAAGCAGTCTATCCGTAGTTTTATAGGTATAACAAAGCAGTTGGGTCGCTCCCGACTGCTCGGCTGTTATATGCTACGTGTCTGAATATGTATGAAGATATATATTGGCAGATAGAAATATCACTCAATAGTTGTTTTAATATGTCAAAAGGAGAAATAGGATGAAAAAAATTACTGCATTTGATGATGTTGACGTTCTAAAAGGCAAAACCCCAAATGAAGTAAAACAGATGTACAAGACTTTGAGTAAAGCTTATGAGTCTATGAAAAATGGAGCTTATTGTCATTGCTGTGCTGAATTTAAACCTAAATCTGATTTTTATAAAAGCGAGAAATGGGGATCAAATGTTTTGCCTATTTGTAAACAATGCGTCAAACAAGTTATAATCCCAACCGATACTGGAACTGGTATCAAGTATGAAAATATTGATACGTTAAAAAAAGGATTAAAACTAATAGATTTGCCGTTTATTGATTCTATTTATGAATCAGCGCAAGAGATGGTTAAAAACAATTCAGACCCAACAAAAGTTATGTATGTTAATGAGCAGTATTTAGGTATATTACAAAGAAATGCAAATTATCGTACTATGAGTTTTGAGCAATCGAGTGATACAACGCAGAATTTAAGTGAGTATGGACTTACGAAGGAGCAGTTAAAAGACACCATAGCACGTTTCGGGCGTGGATACTCTACAGAAGATTATAAGTTTTTATATGAGCAGTATAAAGATTGGAGTACCCGCTATGAGTGTAATACTAAGTCTATGGAAATTGTGTTACAGAGTATTGCTGAAACACAGTTAAAAATCCGCAAGGCTAATCAAGATGATTTGCCGACTAAAGACTTATATAAAACTTTACAGGAGTTAATGAACTCTGGAAATTTAACGCCAAAACAAAACGTGTTGGATGCTTTTTCAGAAGCGCAAACCTTTGGTACTCTGATTCAAAAATGGGAAACCGAACGTCCATGTCCAGATATTGACCCAGAACTAAAGGATGTAGATCGTATTGGACAGTATATTGATGTGTTCTATCGTGGTCACATGTGTGAGAATTTGAAAATTAAAAATCCACTCTCTCACTTGTACAGACGGTTTATAGAAAAGTATACCGTGAAAAAACCAGAATATGAAGGTGAATCAGATACAGAAATTGCTTTTGACAATATCTTTGGTCATGACCTTGAGGAATAAGGCGGTGATAAATTGTCGAAAACAACGAAACAAGTATTTCAAGACAAAGTAGAACAAATGATGTATGTTGTGGCAGAACGTGGTACTTTTTACCGTGAGAATCCACAACGTTTTTGTGTTGATTATTGCAATATCACTGGGTTAAAGACATTTCAGAAAATAAATTTATATGAAATGATGCATTCGACTCATGTGATATACGTGGCGGCACGTGGTCAGGGTAAATCGTGGCTACTTGCACTATTCTGTATTTGTAGATGCATTTTATATCCAGGCACGAAGATTGTTATTGCTTCTGGTACAAAAGGTCAAGCATTGGAAATCTTAACAAAGATTGATGAAGAATTTTGTAAAAACTACACGTGGGGTTCTGCCAATATTCGTAATGAAATTGAAGAATTACACACTGGTGTAAATAAACCAATTTGTAAATGGAGAAATGGTTCAACTATTAAAGTTGTTACTTCTGATGATAATGCCAGACATAATCGTGCCAATATCGTGATTGTCGATGAATACCGTATGGTTGCGAAAAAGATCATAGATAATGTATTGAAGAAATTCTTAACAGATCCTCGTCATCCGTTATATTTAGATAAACCAGAATACGTTCATTTACAAGAACGTAATATGGAAATGTATGCGACTAGTGCATGGTATAAAAGCCATTGGTCTTATAAAAGATTTGTTTCTTTTGTGAAGAATATGTTGGATCATACAAAGAGATATTTTGTCTGTGCATTGCCATATCAGCTTTCTATTAAAGAAGGATTACTGATGCGTGAGCAGATTGAAGATGAAATGTCCGAAGATGATTTCGATCAGATGTCATTTGATATTGAAATGGGTTCATTATGGTACAGCGATACGGATGGTTCATTCTTTAAGTTTTCTGATATTGAACCGTTACGGACTGAACGAGATTCTATTATCTATCCGCTAGAAGCTTATGATTATTCTACTATGCACTTTAAGTTACCAAAATTAGTATTTAACGAACGGCGTATTTTATCTGTCGATATTGCGTTGATGAACTCGAAAAAACACGATAACGATGCATCTGCGCTGATTATTAACCGTAATCTTCCAGTGTCAGATTATGATTATATGAATCATATTGTTTCGATTGATACATATGAAGGACTGACTACAGATGAATTAGGTTTGATTATTATGCGTACATTCTATCGGTTCAATTGTACGGATTTGGTGATGGATACGAATGGTGTTGGATTAGGCGTGGCTGATTATATTGCTGTTAATCGTTTTGATCCAGAGTTAGGCGTTGAATATCAGGCATTAAAATGTATTAACGATGAATCTATGGCTGAACGTTGTAAAGAGCCAAATGCTAATAAAGCATTTTGGTCTATTAAGGCAAATGCTACGTTTAATAGTGATACTGCTACTGCTCTGAGGGCGCAAATACAAAATAAAAAGCTAACATTACCAATTACAGAGTTACAATCGAAGGAATATTTTAATAATCAAAAGGGATATTCTAAATTGAATCCCGCTCAAAAGGCGAAATGTCTTTATCCATATGTGCAGACATCTGCTCTTATTAACGAACTTATAAATTTGGAGTATGAGGTTGTTGGAGAAAAGATTAGAATTACAGAGAAGAATGGTATGCGAAAAGACCGCTACTCTTCTTTGCAATACAACCTATATGTCGCACAACAAATTAGATTAAAAAAGAAAATACGTAAGCAGACGCAAGAACAAGAAGCACAAATGTTGATTCATATGAGGATGCCGAAACGGGTAACTCGATATAGATAGGTGGTGAAAAATAACGAAAGAACGCAATATTAAACGGTCAATGGAAATGATAACTCGTTCTATGTCGAGTGAAGATTATGCTCATACGAGAAAACGAGCGCAAACAATTAAAAATTTTGAAAAGATTCAACAAATTTTACAGCGTGATGTAACAAGAAACATTACGAAATCATTCACACAGCATACAAAGACTCTTATTCAACAATACCTCGAATCGCCTATCAATAATATTGATAATATCCGTGAAGCATCTCGGTTTCTAACCCGTGTATCAATGGTGTATAAAAAGCTGATTTTATACTATGCTACTATGCCGTTATATCGCTACACGATTATTCCAACTATGGATTTAAGCGAAGAAATTGATATTGATAACATTATGCCGAATTATCAGAAGATATTAAAAACTTTTCATCATTTTAAGATGGAAAAAGAGTGTTTTAATATTATTTCTTGTGTGATTCGAGATGGTCAATTTACAGGATTTATGTATGAATCAGACGATGATGGCATGTTTTTAATGCCATTGGACGTACAGTATTGTCGTGTTTATGGTAAAACTGGATCTGGTGAATGGATCACTTATTTTAACGCCGCATATTTTGATGTTGGAACAAATAAGCAATTTGTACTTGGTGTTGATGGAGATACTTCTGGTTGTTGGGATCAGTGTTTCATTGATGGATACAATCAATATAAAGAAATAGGAAGATCAGCTCAGTGGTTTCGACTGACACCAGAAAAAACCTGCACCATCGTTAGCGGAACAGATGATGAATTTTATATGCCACTCCCCTATTTTGTGCCGTTATTTGTTTCTCTCTTACAGTTGATTGATACAGAAGCTATTCTCGCATCTAAAACGGAGTTGCAGAATTATAAATTATTGTTAGGTAAAATTCCGTTAATGAAGGATTCTAATGATATTGATGATTTTGCTATCTCACTAGAAATGGTAAATCAGTTTCAAGCGATCATTGAAAATAGTGTTCCAGATTTAGTTGGTGTTGGTGTTGCTCCTTATGATTTTGAGGTTATCAATTTTGATAAATCAACTAATAATGACGATACAGATACTTTGAATCAAAACATAAATAATTTGTTTTCCAATGCGGGTGTAAATAAATTAGTAGTAAGTTCTGGTAGTTCGACAAACGCTTCTGGTATCAAATACTCGATTGCTAATGACACTGGCAACATGTTTATTTATGTGCGCCGTTTAGAGTCATGGCTGAACTATTATATTAAGAATAATATTATTGATGGTTTTGAGTTAGAAATTTTCGATCAGACACGATACAACGAAGCCGATTTTGTTCAGATGAAAAAAGAAGCGGCAACTCTTGGTGGTTCTGCGATTGATTATCTGTGTTCTCTTGGTGATACACCTTGGATAGCTTGGAATAAGATTCGTTTTGAAAACGCTTCTAAAATTAAAGAACAGATGATACCACTGATGAACTCTTATACAATGAGTGGTTCAGATCAAAAATCGGGCAGACCAGAAATGCCAGAAGAAGATTTATCTGAAGAAGGTGTTTCTGCAAGAGTGTCTGGAAAGAATGATGATAGGGGTACATGATGATGGAAAAATTTATTGTTACAAATAATAAAGAAACTGCGGAAAAATTAAAGCAGATTACTCATTGTGTGTATCAAAACGATATGTATTGGGTATTCGTTAACAATGGCAAATTGTATACGTTTAAATCCCAAAATGATATTAAATTTACTAATAAATTATTTTTCTGAGGTGTAATGCGTGGAAGGTATTATAACAATTGATGAACTTGTAAAATTTTATAAGGCACACCAAAACATTACTTCTTTTTCAAGTCATGACAACAATGAGAAGCCAATTCATGTGCTGACAGACGGTATGGTGTCTTTTGAAGCTACTGCAAAAAAGGGACTTACTGAAGTTGAACTCACGGCTTGTCATACGATGCGGAACTTAAACAATTCTTATATCTCTAAAGAAACTATGGCTTCTGCACTTCCGTCTATTGGTGATAGACCTATTTTGGGTTATATCCATAAAGTAGATGGAGAGTTTGAATTTTATGGTCATAATGTACATTTAAACGAGAAGGAAGATTTTGTTTATGACGAAATTTCCGTTGGTCATATTCCGTCTAATCCAGATGTGAAAATGATTTATGACGATGATAAAGAAGTTGATAGGGTTGTTGTTCATGGACTTCTGTATGATGAATATACAGCCGCAGTTGAAATTGTTTCCAGACACGGTGAATGTCCTGTGTCTGTAGAACTTTGTGTAGATGAGTGTCATTTTGACGCTGAAAATGATGTTTTGGTTATTACAGATTTTTATTTTTCTGGAATTACGATTTTAGGCTATGATGCTAACGGCAACGAAATAAAGCCAGGTATGGAAGGTTCTAAAATCAAGATTGTTAATTCGCTTGAAAATTCTTCTGTTCTTACAGAAGATTTCAATAAAAATTCTGTAAGAAAGGAGGACAAAATCGTGGAAGATAATAAAATGGAAAAGGATGCAAAAGAGCCTACTTATCAAGTTACTTTTGAATTATCACATGATAATGTTAGGCGTAAGATCTACGAGCAGTTACGTAAAAATGAAAATTATCGTGATTACGATTATATCATTGATGTTTTTGATGAATACTTTTTTTATCAGCACAATGCAGTTGATGAGGACGGAACTTGCGTATCGAATGTATTCAAACAGAATTATACAAAAGATGATAATGATATTCAGTTTGAGGGTGAAGCAATTGAGGTTTTTCTTGAATATTTAACAAAAGAAGAACTTACTGAGCTTAAAACAATGCGTGAAGATTACGACACAGTTGTAATTAAACTGAAAGATTATGAGCGCAAAGAATTAAATACAAAGCGTGATGCTATTCTGTCTGATTCCGCTTATGCCGAAATCACTGAATCTGATAATTTCAAAAACTTAGTTAACAATAAAGAAAACTATAGCGTTGATGAACTGAGAAAAGAATGTGATCTTGTGCTTGGTCAGATGCGCAGAACGTTTTCTGTTTCTCAGCAAGCAGAAAATAAAAATGAAGTTAAAACAGGAGTTGAAACGCATACTTTTGCTTTTGGAACGCCTGCACAGGAAGATAATTCTTTCCTTGATGAATTGCTGAACAAAAAATAATTAGGAGGATTTTTGAATGAGTACGCATGTATATACAACCGATGCAAAAGGTAAGCATGGTATTTTTGAATCTAGCAAGCTGAAAGCTACAGACGTTGGAAAAATTTTTGATTTAGTTTTCGATGAAGATGTAGACAACGGCGTTGCTGTAAAAGTTGGTGATCCGACTTATGATGGATTACAGACTAGAAAAGGAACTATTGCCGATAAAGGTGACAAGATTGCTGTAACTGGTTCTTCGCCAGATGTAAAAGACGCTGTAACTAAAGCACAGAGTCAGCCGTATAACTTTACAAATGTAGCTGGCGCACCAGTAAAATGTTATCAGGTGCTTGAAGAGGAAAATGAAATTTTTGCTGTTGCATCTTATCAGTTTTCCACTATTGTTGGCGCAAATAAACTGCCGAAAGAGGGCAACTATGTAGTAGTTGACGGAAAAGGTGGTTACGTTGAAGTTGCCGCTTCCGCTAAACCAGAAGGTACAACTTACGGCTTTATTGGTCGTGTGCATTCTGTTGTGCAGGGTAATGCACTGAATATGGTTCGTATTGAGTGTATCAAGAATGCACAGGTTTAATAAATTGAAAGGGGATAAACACTAATGAGAGATATGACAGCTTTTTCTGCACATGTTATGAATCAGTTTGACAATAAATATGAAAATGTTGTTGAGTTTCATGATCTGATGATGGATGCTTCTCACGGTATCTACACTAAATATTCTAAAGAAGAAACAAACAAAATTATTCGTAACGGCGCAGATAGAATTTTTGGTATCAACTGGGAACACGCAACTCCTATGAAACGGAGACAGGCATATCGTATGCACTCGAAAGAGTGGGCTTCTCTGGTTGAGGATGTTATCGCTGACAGAATGGTTTCTGGCATTGATGCTACTAACGGCAGTTTCCTTGATGAACTGGTAGACAACAGAAATCTGGCGGAAGGTGACGTAAACGAGTTCTATGTAGAAGATAGTTCCATCCTGACTGTTTCTAAATTTGCAGGAAATCATCATGATGTAGTACGTCAGGCACTGAAGCCTGGTGTTGCTTTCCGTATCGAGACCTCTTGGTATACTATCAAGACTTATACTGATTTTGACCTGTTCCGTAAAGGTAAAGTAGACTTTGCAGGAATGGTAGACAAGATGTATGCCGCTATTGAGAAGCGCAGATATGAAGCACTGTATGTAGCTTTTAAAGCACTTCCCGCTTCTCTGCCGACTGATATGATTCTGGAAACTAATGTTTCTAAAGACACTAAGTCTGCTATTATTGAGCAGTGTGAGCTTGTTAAATCAGTAACTGGTAAAGAAATTTGTCTGATGGGTTCTAAACTGGCACTGAATCAGCTTCAGGGTACTGTAGATTATAACGTATGGTCTGATGCCATGAAAGATGAGCAGAACCAGAAAGGTGTACTTGGTAACTGGGAAGGTTATATGTGTGCCGCTATTCCGAGAATCAACGCTCAGGGTACTCGCACAAGCATCACAGACAACAAGACAATCCTGATTGTTCCGATTGATCCTGAGTTCAAGCCGATCAAACGTGTCAACGAAGGTGACGTAATGTATTACGAATCTGGCACAAACGGCGAGAAGAAAGATATGACGATTGATGCTGAAATCGCTTATATCGAAGGAACTGGCGTTGCTATTGACGAGCTGTTTGGCGCAATTAAAATTACTGGTTAATGAACCGTAACAATGGTAGTCGGTTGACTGCCATTATTTTGATTAAAGGGAGATTACATGCAAATTAAAGACTTATCAAAACAGTTGGGTGTTTCTAACAAAGAACTGATTGATGATTTGAAATCAAAAGGGTTTAAGATTACAAGCCATATGAACACTGTTACTCAGGAAATACTTGATGCTGTAAAAGAACCAAACAAAAAGACGGCAAAACAAAAAGAATCAAAGAAACAGCAAGTGTATGTTCCGAGTGAACGCAAATATGAATTGGATGATTTGATTCCTTGTCGTAGCTGTGTTCCGTGGAAACTTGTAATCGCTACCCCAGATCATTTAAGAATGTATGTTTGGGATTATTTTGGCGATGTGCAGAACGTCGCATATCGTGATTTACAGACATACCGCCGTAAACCGCTGTTAAAAGATGGAAAGATCATGATTGAAGATCCAGAACTTCTGTATCGGTGGCGCAAAGACCTTGGGGATACTTACAAGACGTTTTTAGAGATCGAGTCGTTAGAGGACTTCTTTACTTTATCTGATGCTGAGTTTAGAGAAAAACTCGAAACTTCTCCAGGTCCAATTAAAGAAGTTATTTCTATTGCGGCAATGGAAATGATTCACAAACAGAATTATCCAGACATTTCTAAATTATCAATCATTGACGAAATTCTAGGAACTTGTATTAAAGAATTTCTTTAAAAAGCGAGGAATAGCCAATGACTTATGATGAAATTTTTTCGCTCTTCTACATTAAACATGACGATGTTCTGTTTTTTAAGAAGGATGAAAATATCGCTTACGAAGAAATGATAGGGATGCTTCATGGGGTTGGTGCTATTCCTTATATTCGTAAAATTTTTGATACTTTGACTTTTAATGATGAAACCCGCACATTAACCTATACTCTAAAAAATCCTGTTGACAATGAAACAGATGATGATTTTGTGGCTGATTTATTCTCAGATGGCATGGTTATTAACTGGTTAAGACCAGAAGCTGATACGACAATTAACACTTCTGTATTAATCGGCGGGAAAGAAGAAAAGAAATTGCAAGGAAATTACAAGACCATAATTGATCGTCTTGAGAGTGCCGAACTTAAATTAAAGAAGAAGGCAAGAAATCATCAATATTATTATGGAGCGTTTTCATAATGAAATATGGTGTTGAATTTACCTGTGAACAATTTAATCAAATAAAAAAATCATTAAGAGGAAAAATCTTTTTCTTGTTATTGATCGTTGACCCCGCAACTAAAGATCAATATCAAGAAATAGATGTAACAAAAAGTATTATTGGACTATTGTTGAAGCTGAGAGGGATGAACTCATTGTGTGATGAACCTACTCAGATAGTAGATATTATGTGTTTGTTGGAATCTGCGCTGATTGAATACAATAGTCCAAATTTCAATTACAAAGTTTATCGTAAACTTATATTAGACGCAGGAGCAGAAGTGAGTAGATTGGAGGTATGATAAATGATTACGTTTCGTGATATGAAAGAACATACTTCCAAAACTGAGTATTTAGGACAAAAATATAAAGAATTAACAGATCATGTTGTACAGCAAACATTTTATAATGATTTAGCTACACGACCATGTTACTTATATGATTATTCGCATGATAATCATAAAAAACAACTACACGGTTACGACCCAACGGATACTGATAAAAAGGTTAAAGTTTGGTTAAAAGTTATGATTGCAGAATACGCAACAGCATTAGATGATTTTCCACAACATCAGATTATGTTTGAACCTGATGTGTGGAATGAACAATCATGCGTACCAGATTGGTGGAAGGCATATGCCGATTTAGACATTGATTTTCCAGTTGGTTTATATGTTGATATTCCAGACGACCGAGGTGTTTATCATAAATGGCTTGTAGTTAATTCAGATTCGAGGAATTTACTTCCAAAGTTTGTAATTTTGCGCTGTGATTATGTATATCAGTGGGTCACATGGGATGATGGTGTCAAAACTCTGCATCAAATGTGTGGTGTACAAAGGATTCAGCAAAGCTATAGTTCTGGTGTTTCAACTGGTAATATGACGAAAACTGTTGATAATCAAGATAAATTTATTTTGCCATATAATAATGATTCAATTAGTATTTTTTATAATACTCGGATGATAATTTCTATGCCTAATACTGTTCCGCTGACATTTAAGGTAACAAAAATTGACAATCTTACTCCACGTGGTTTAATCATATTCACGTTAGTACAAGATGAATTTGATTCAATTCATGATTTTATTGATTATGATAACAAAATTCTTTGTGCAGACTATTATCGTGATAGTGTAATTAAACCGGTTGAGCCAGTTGATGGTAAGCTTCAACTCAAATTATCAGCTGTGAATGACGTGTTAAAGATTGGTGGCAGTGCAAAACGCATCCAAGCCAATATATTCGATGCCGACAATAACAATATCACATCACAGTATACGACTGGCTACCAGTGGAATTTCTTTATTGGAGATCAAACTGTTAATAATTTTGTTGTTTGCACTGCAAGTAATAATCAATGTAGTGTTAAATTTATTGGTTCGGAAAAAGATTATCTGAACAAAATTTTAACCGTTAAATGTCAGTTAAATGACTGGACAGCAGAATTGAAATTACAGTTAAAGTCGCTGTAGAGGTGTACTATGGAATTACTGGATTACAAATCAAAATATCAAAACGATATTATATTAGAAAAAGAAATTATCAAAAAGAAACTGTTAAACAATGAACCTATCATGGATTTACTGTTACGACATGCACAAGATGGTCAAGAGGATTTACTGGATTATGATGATTTATTTGATACGGTGATTTTACCGTACCATTTAGTAACGCCTGTTGAAGCGGAAACACGAAGTTTTTTGTGTTATGAAATTCAATGGTCTACGTTAAGTAAAGAAAATTATTATTATAAAGAATTATATTTAGCATTTTATATTCTGATTCACACAAATCATGCAAAGGACGATGCGACTGGTATTGCTACGCATGATCTGTTGAGCGCATTGGTTGAAGATGAATTTAATCACTGCGAAGATTTTGGAACACAGTTAAATTTAATTTCTAATGATCCTCGACCTGTTGATAATCGTTATCTTGGGCGTTTATTAACGTTCAAACAGACAACCTTAAATGGCATTGTGCGTGATGGCAGGGTAATTGTTAGTGGCTTATCAAATTGATGAATTACAAGCATTTGTTGGAGAGCCATTTAAGGTTAATGATTATTTGACGATCTATCAACCGACTGTTGAACAGATAATCCAATACGGTGAACATAAATATAATGCACTGTTAGGTGTATTTACTTCTACTCCTTCTGATAAAATGTCCGAACTAGATGATCAAGGAATTAACTTTATGGAGATTACGGATTATGAATTATTCATAATGTCGTTAAAGTCTGTAATCTCGCAGTATACACTTGAAGAAACTTCTATTCTGTTTGGCAATTTTGATTTTTCACAATTAGAACTTTGTCTTAATCCGCAGAATGATTCTTGGGTGTTTTCCAATGATCAGGAAACTATTGTAATTGATGAATTAGCTTATCTCAAGATTGCTTCATATTTGCGTACCATACATCATATTCGTGAAAACCATGACACTGCACTGAATGAGGGTACACGTAAAATAATGATTATGCTTGACAGAGATGAGAAAGCTAAATTCGCATGTTCTGGACAGTCTAACATTAAACAAAAGATAAAAATGATCTTGCGTTTTTCTCGATATAGCTGTCCATTAGAAACAATTAAACAGATGCCGATTGGCATGTTTAATGAATCTGCTATAGGTTCGCAAATTGCAATATCTTCATTCGCATTGATACAAGGACAATACTCTGGTTTTTGCGATGTGAAGAAAATAAATAAAAAACTTTTTGATTGGACAAGGGATGATTTCTAACCTTGTCTTTTTTGTATGGAGGATAAAACATAATGGCTGAATTTAATCCTAATAACTTTGTCATTGACCATGCGCTGAGAGGTATCATGACTTCTACCGAAGATGGTTCTTACATGTGGTCTATCAACCAGATTACCGAACCGTCTCTGGAAATGACTTCTGAAAGCACCGATGCGGTTGATGCACTTGGTTCTCGTATTATGACTTTCGATAGAGCGAAAGAAGCAACTTTCTCTGGACAGAACTCTCTGTTCGACCTCGGACTGCTTGCCGCTCAGTCTGGTACTGCCAAAGTATCCGCAACAGCTGATAACAAGATGGTAGTTCCGACTTTTGAAACTATTGATGTTGCTAGTGCTTCTGCTGTTTTAACACTGAAACATACACCGACTCAGGATGTAAAGAGCATTTATGTTCTGAATAGCGATGGTACTCTTGGACAGGAACTGAAAGGTAGTGCTTCCGCAGGAAACGGTAAATTTGTTTATGATGCTTCTCAGAAGAAAATTACTCTTGGTAGTGATGTAGCGGTTGGTTCTCAGGTTTTCGTAATGTATGACTATGAGTCCGATCAGGCAGTTGGTGTTACTAACACCGCTAAAAACTTCCCCCGTGCAGGTAAGTTCGTACTGGAAGTTCTTGGTTGTGATGTATGTAATCCGTCTGTTAAGATTCATGCTTATATTATTTTCCCGAATGCTAAACTTGATCCGAAGGTTACTATTGATTTCAAGACCGATGGCAACCATCCGTTCTCTGTCATTGCACAGCAGGCATACTGTGATAAAGAGAAAACTCTGTTCAAGATTATTATTCCGAAAACTGACGCTGAGTAAACAAAATAATTATAGTAAAGGTGGGTGTCAGAACTCACCTTTACTTTTTTGAGGTGATTAAATGGCATATTTGAACGCAACATGTGAGATTTGTGGTAAAAAATATCACAGATGTGATACATGCGACAAATATCATGATAAGTTTGTTTCTTGGAAAATGTATGCGGATTGCGAAGATCATTTTCATGTATTTACAATTTTAAGAAATTTATTTTTGAATTACCTTTCTAAATCTGAAGCAAAACAGGCATTACAGAAATTAGATTTGTCTGATATTGATAGTTGGGAAGATAATGAAAATAAAAAATTAGTTAAAGAATTATTATCTTATAATAACCGTCCTACTAATAATACGAATAGGCAGAAATATTATAAGAAAAAATAATACTGTGAATGGAATTTAAAAAGATGGGAGATATGTATACGATAGTATAAATCTCTCTTTTTTTACCGTTCAGAAAGGATACTTATGCGAACAACTTCTGTAATTACTGGTAAAACATATAATTCAGATGAAGTTGTTTATATTGGAAATCACATTCAGTTTCGGCTGTATATTAAGCATGATGCGGGACAGTATTTGGTTGATATTCTATATAACTCACGCCATCCCGAAAATCCGATTACTTATGTGTTTCTAAAAAATAAAGCAACTAGAGAATTATATCGACAGTGGAATGAGCATACATTAAAATGAGCAAAAATTTTAACAAAAAACGAACGACAATTGAAATTATAGGTGGTAATGCATTAGGTGTAACTGGTTCATGTTCAAAAATTTTAACAATGCAACACACATATTTATTTGAATGTGGACTGATACAAGAAAAACATAATATCCGTGAAAATTATGTGTTAAATCAAAAGATACTGCAAGACATTAAACCAAAGACAATAGACGCTATTGTAGTTGGACATTGCCACGTAGATCATGTCGGGTTAATTCCCGCATTATATCGCAATAACTGTAATGCTCGCATTATCGTACCGAAAAACTCAACAAGAATCTTAAAAGAAATGTGGATGGATTGTGCATTTATCAATCAGCGTGATGTTATGCAAATCAACAAGATGTATTCTTCAAAACAAGAACGCCAACCGCTATATACAGAAGATGATGTAAAGACCGCACTTAAACATATTGAAGAAGTTGAATGTGATATTATTTATCCAGTGTATGAAGATATGCAAATCCGCTACTCTCCTGCGGGTCACATTTTATTATCACAGCAAACAGAAATGTGGCTAGTGCATAAAAACAAAATTCATAAAGTGTTGTTTACGTCTGACCTTGGTAATCTTGCGACAGAAGATACCAGAATTTTTGTTGAACATTTTCAGCCTGTTACTAGTGCGGACATAGTAATTGGTGAGTGTACATACGGATGCGCACATAATCCACCATCGCAAGTAAAAGATAAAGTTAAATTACGGACTGTCATAGAACAATATTGTGTAGAGCGTAATCACAGAGTTCTAATCCCCACGTTTTCATTAGATAGGTTTCCGTACATATTGTGGATTTTATTTTCAATGTTTGGATACGATAAAGATTTCAAAGTGCCTATTTTATTAGATAGTCCGTTGGCTAATCGATTACTAGATGCGTATGGTGAAATTTTAACTGGCGAAGCAAAAGAAAAATTTGACGATATGATGAATTGGCAAAATATTATTCGGATTGTTGCGCCAGAGGATAGCGTGTATCACTTAGAAAACACCAGAAGTGCTGTTATATTAGCTTCTTCTGGTATGTTGACAGCGGGACGTAGCGTGTCATGGGTAAAAAGTATTTTGCCTAATCCAGAAGATTGTATTGCTTTTATTGGTTATGCAGGAGAAGGCACTCTTGCACGATATATTAAAGAAGGTCATATTAAATCTTTTAATATTAATAATACATTTGTTAAAAACAAAGCACAAATTGTGAATTTAAAATCGTTTTCTTCACATATGCAATATTATGATTTATTAAGATACTACTCTTCTATTAACACACAAAAAATTGTATTAGTTCATTCAGATGAAAAAACTCGATTAAACTTCAAGGCGCAACTGGAACGTGTTTTATGTAATAAGCTAAAAACAGCTAGAGTTGTTTGCGCTGTAAAAAATATGAAAATCAATATGTAAGGCGGTGACATTATGAATGTTTTAGAACTTGATATTCCAAAGGATGTAGAAAATTTACAGTTACCCTCAGAGTATTCGCTGAACTTCTTTAAGTTAAGAGAACAGAGAATTTTTTATGTAGATTATGAGATTGATGATACCTTACTGGAATTGCAAAAAGAAATTGTTTTAATTAATCTGGAAGATTTTGGGAAACCAATTAAAGAACGTATGCCAATTAAAATTTGTATTTTTACTAATGGTGGTTCTGTAGCTTCTGGATTTTCTTTAGTTGATACTATCCTATCTTCTGAAACGCCAATTTATACTTATAATATGGGATTAGCTATGTCTTGTGGATTGTACTTATTTATTTGTGGACAGAAACGATTCACTATGTCACACAGTCGTGCAATGTTGCATCGTGGTTCTGCTCAGACACAGGGAACATTTGATGAAATCGAACAGTTTCAGAAAGACTATAGGCGAGAAGTAAATCTAATGAAGGATCTTGTGTTGTCTCGAACCAACATTGATGAAAAGTTGTTTGACGAAAACAAATCAAAAGACTGGTATTTTGATTCTGATGAACAAATCAAATACGGAATTGCTACTGATCGTCTGAATCATTTACAGGAATTATATCATGCGTAGTAAATATAAAGTCGATGTTTCTAAAAAAGCTAAACAAAACAGAACAGTCTTTGACGATCATTTACAAAAGACGTTTCAGTTTGCTTCTAATATAGAGATGAAATTTTACACTGATGTACTACTGCCCTTATATCAAAATGGAACTATCGTAGATTATCAACTTCAAAAAAAATATTTGTTGCAGGAAAGTTTTCGTAGAAAAGATGGTTCTCTGGTGCGAAAAATAGAATACGTCTCTGATTATTGGATTAAGTATTCTGACGGTAAGGAACGTGTAATAGACACGAAAGGTGCAGGATTGTTAGTGGATCCAGTAGCAAAATTAAAGCGAAAACTATTTGAATACAAATATCCAGACGTTAATTTTTGTTGGCTCACATGGTCAAAGAAAACTGGTTGGATAAACTGGGATGATTTTGTAAAACTTAAAAGACAGGACAAAAAGGAGAAACAGCGTGGAATTAAATAAAGTAATTGAAGAATATGAAGATAAATTAAGACAGGTTCGACAAGAAGAAATTGCCGAAGAAGATCTTGAGACTTTTATTACAGATCATATTACAAGATTTTATGTTCCGATTGATGAAAAAATGAGTGTTTGTGAAGCCGTAATGAAATCTGCTTATGGTTCAGAACATGAGTTTAAACAGCAGAAATATGTTCTTAAAATCTTATATTATTTATGTATTGTGGAATGTTATACTGACATTCAGGTAGATTTCACGAAGCCGAATGAATCGTATGATTTATTATTTAGAAGTAACTTTTATATGCGGTTTATTAAATACGTTGAAGACGATTTAATATTTTTTGACGAAATTCTTTCTGATGTTGAATCTGATTATAAGTTTAATAATTTTGAACCGCACAAGTTTTTCAACGATAAGTTATCAGAAGTTGGAACGATATTTGAAACTATTACACAGATGGCAATTGACGCATTATCTAATAAGTTCGATGATTTAAGTGATGAAGAAAAAGAGTCGCTTAAAAAATTATTTACTGTTAGTAAATAATTATTAGGATTATATGGTGTCAGAGCCATATAATCTTTTCGAGGGTGAGTATATTGAGTAATTTGTTATCACAATTTAAGGAATTAGTTGAAACACCTTTACAACGAAAATATAAAGAATACATACAAAATGCAGTGACTCGATCTAATGAACAATTATTACAGCTTGCCAAACAAACAGCGGAACAGATGAGCGTTGAAATTAAGCAAGCGGGCGTAGAAACAGCACAAGATTTTTATGGGAGTTACTCTCCTGTTGCATATAGACGTAGAAATTCATTAAATAAAATAGTACAACCCAAAGTAACTGGAACTGCAATCATTGTCGAATATTATGCGTCAGAGTCTTTAGGTAATGAATATTTAGCCAACTTAGTGTGGGAAGAAGGCTATCACGGGGGAGCAAAAAGTGGTGTATTAGCTGGCGTTTCTCATAGTGGCGCACCGAGATGGACAACGTATCCATTTATTACTAATCCAGTACGTTGGGGCAGAATGGCACAAAAAAGTGATTCTCCCGAACAAACAGAATATCAAAGAGAAGAAAATATTATAGATAAAAATGTTGCACAACTGGTTGATAATGTATTTAGCGTTATCGAAGGTAACTTATAGGGTGGTGATATTTTGAAAAGTAGAGTTATAGATATTGAAGCTAAATTAAAAGCCGCTATTGATGCAAAACTCAATATAGACGATAGCAAAATACTCGAAGCTGAACAACAGCTTAATAATTTAGAGAAAACGAGAAACATTAAACTTAATGTTGTTAATCCGAAAAAACTTTTAGATAATTTTGGTTCTGTAAAAAATACAATCAATGAGATCGGAAAATTAAAACAACAGAATCCGTTATCGTCTCGTATTCTCGGGCTTGATAAAGAATCTATATCTAAAAATTTAAAAACAGCATATAGTACATTTCAAAAAGAAGCGCAAAAGGTTAACTTATCTCCTACTCAATTTTTGCAAACCGATAAAGGGGGTAAGCTTGCAAAGACGATAGCTAGTAATTATAATATGGCTAAAGTAAAAGGCGTAGAAATTCCTACGTCTTATACTTCTTTGATGAAATCTGCTGAAAAAGTAATTCCAGATTTATATAAAGGAATTGAGGAATCAACATATCGTACTATCAATGATTTGCATAATCAAATTAGTGATATGGTACTTGTTTCCAATAAGAAATTAAAGATTAACAATGCTTCTTATGTTCCTATTTACCAAAAACAGGAAAGTAACTTACGCAGATTACAAGAAGGGAAAACATTACAAAGAAATAATCCTGTTTTTTATAAAGATTATAAAAATAATCCTTTGTATCCAAAAAGTAAAAATTACTTTGGTGATGATTTAAAAACTGAAAGATTTTTACTGCCAAAACAAAGCGGATTACATTTAGCTTCTGCTAATTTTACGATTCCTTCAAATAAGAATTTTGTTTATAATCCATTAAAGTTTGGTACAGCTTATAACGCTGTTACGCCAAATAAAATTCCAACACGTGTTGAATTAGATACTCAACGGATTGCTAACTCTTTGTCGCAAGCTATTGTAAAATCAGATATTAAAACAGCCTTAAAGAATAGTGGACAACTGACAGAGTTATCAAAAATCCTAGGCGTTCAATACAATGAAAAACGTAAGACGTGGACTGCTGATGTAGATGCTAATGAAAGAAAGCTTCGTACATATTCTGGCAGAATTGATGACGGTGTTCCTAAAGTTTTTAATGGTTTCAAAGAAACACAAAGAAATAAATATGGACTATCTGATTCTACATATTGGACACCAGAGAATTACAATAGAGCGCAAGATAATCTTGCTCAAAAGGCACAAGATGTTGCTAAAGGCTTTGATGTTATTACAAGTTCTGTAAAACGTACCTCAAATGGATTAGTTAATTTTACTACCGTTTTTGACACTGGTAATACAAAACTACAAAAAGTAACTGGTTCTTTCTTGTCTGATGGGACGTTGGTTAGGAATCCGACTGTAGATATATCACGCACGAAACAGTATATGACACAGCAGGAACAACAGTTTATGACTGCCCTGCAAAAAGCTAGAGTGTCTGGACAAAAGCTGTATACTTCTAATTCGGCATATATGACTGAATCTGGCACTGCCAATGCGGATATGGTTGGTCAGTATCAGATGCAGAAGTCATTGCATGACAATAATATTAAACAGTTAAAAAACCTATATAACAATTCTAAATTATCGTCATATTATGAATCACAATATAAAGAGTTTGAAGCTTCACAAAAACAGTTAAAATCAGAATTTCGTAAACAGGTCAATAGTAGTTTAGCCAATAAAAACTTTACATATTTTGCACAGGATGGTATTAAAACATATAGTCAGCAGTTAAGTGATGCATTCAACGCAGAAATCGCTAAACAGCGTCGTAATGGTATGCGCTTGTTAAAAGTTCATACTCCGCAAAGTCAAAAAGGTATCCAAACATTATCAGCAACATTACAGACAGCACAAGGTAGTGAACAGCTGTTAAAAATGTCTGGTAATACTGTCAACGGGTTAGGCTATACGTTGGATATGTCTGCGCCTATCAAACAGCTGTCAAGTTTTGAACAGGCATTAGTTTCTGCTAAAGGTAAAGCCTTGGCGTTTTTCTCATACATCGGCACTTTTGGCGTTGCCATGAAAGCATGGGACGGACTGAAACAGGGAATCAACACTGTAAAAGAATTAGATGATGCACTGACAGAAATGAAGGTTGTATCGAATGATTCTTATTCTTCGCTTGAAAAATTCGCCAAAGTTGATAGTTTTAAAACAGCCAAAGAAGCATCTGCAAATGGTTTGGATATTCAAAAATCTACAACCGATTGGATGCGACTTGGTGAAAATTTAAGTCAAGCACAGCAGTCAGCAAAAGAAGCAACGATTTTATATAAAATCTCTGACTTTGAAAATGTAAACGATGCTACTACTTCGCTTGTATCAATGTCGCAGGCTTATAAAAATATGAGCAAAAAGGACATTGTAGACAAGCTGAGTAAGATTGGTAATAACTTTAGTATTTCGCCGCAAGAATTAGCGGAATCTTTACAGCGTTCTACTGGCACATTGTCCGCCCTCGGAATCGACATGGATAAAGCAAATGCTCTGACTGTAGCGGGCAATGCAATTATTCAGAACTCTGAGCAAGTTGGTACTGGTTTAAGAACCATCGCACTTCGTTTACAGGGAACAAAGCTTTCTGGTGAACAGTTAAAAGCTGAAGGCGAGGATACTAGTGGCGTTCCTCAAACACAATCCAAAATCAATGCTGACTTGATGAAACTTACGGCGGTAGCTTCTAACGGCTATCAGGGCGTAAGTATGGAAAAGGCTAATGGTTCATATAAAGATGTATATGAAACCTTGTTAGATATTTCCAAAGTATACGGCGAGATTCAAGAAGAAGATAAAAAGTATGGCACAAACCGTAGTTCGGCATTACTTGAGTTACTGGGCGGTAAAAATAGAGCATCTATCGTGGCATCCATTTTACAAAATGGTGATATGTTGCAGGATGTTTATGAATCCTCTAAGAACTCTTCGGGATATTCTGATCGTGATATTAAAATTGTTCAGGACAGTTTGAGTGGGCGATTAGAAGCGTTCAAAAATCAACAACAGAAATTTTGGGCGAACTTTCTTGATTCTGATGGTCTGAAAGATGCTGTTTCTGGTGGTACGGCATTATTAAATATCGTAACTAAAATTTGGGGTACGATGGGTGCTGTTCCGACTGGATTAAGCATGATGGCTACTGTTTTTGGTTACACCCGTGCAAAACGTAAAGATACTAACATTGTTAAAGATGTAAAAAGGTTTGCGCAAAATGTAGGTAATCATAATGATCTAGCAGAGTCACGTTATCAAGAATTATTGACAGGACAAGCACAAGTACCAGTCGATCAGCGGAAATCTGAACAACAACTGCGCAGACAAGCCAGAAAAGAAACTGGCGCAGGTGTTAAAGGTGCTTTTTCTCGTTTCTGGAACGGTGAACAAAATCCTCTCCCTATGCTTCCAGAGGTTACGGAAAATTCTGACTCCATCAAACGTGCAATGTCTCAGTCGGCTGATGAATGGGAAAAGGAAGTTGCAGACTTAAAGAAGAACGGACAATCCATTGAAGATGCAGGAAAAACACATCAAGCACTTGCTCAACAAGCGAAGAAATCTTTCGATGGCGAAGCGTCTGTTACCGCTGTAGTTGGTAAAACAAATGAGCTTATTAAGAAGGAGAATGAGACACGTACTTCTTATAATAACTCATTGACTAACAACGGTATTAAAGGTGTTCTGAAAAATTTTGGTGCGAATGCCATTTCTGGTTTAGCTACTGGCGGTATTATGGCGGCGGCATCTATTGGTATCGAAGCTGTAATGACTGCTGTTAGTAAAGCAATCGTTACAAAAGCCGAAGCTAAACAAGCTACATCAGACATGATGACAACCTCTAAGACACAGCTTGAAAATTATCGTCAACATAGCGAACAGGTTTCCGCTTTTAAAGATGAATATATGCAGTTGTCTAAAGGGGTTGGAGATCAAAACCAAAATTTGTCTTTATCTACCGATCAGTATGAAAGATATTTAGATATTAGCAATCAAATTGCTAGTATGTATCCTACTCTGGTATCTGGATATGACGCACAAGGTAACGCTATCGTAAACCTTAAAGGCAACGTTGAAGGCTTAAATGATGCACTTGCAAAAGAGCAACAAACGGCTTACGCTACTGCTTTTAATGGTAGTGACGATATTGAAAATTCTGGTTTTAATTCCGTTGTTAAAGCTTATAAAGCCGACACAAAATTAGACGAAAAGCAAAAAGCCGAAGGTTATATACTTGCTTCTGGTGCAAAAGGCGAACAATATGATGAGTTGATGAAGTACACTGGTATCACTGGTGAAATTCAACGACTCAAAGATTATAAAATCAAAAAGGGTTCGCAAGATCCTGCCATTAAGGAATTACTTGGTGTAACAAATGGCGATGAAGTTACTTCTGACGCTATCCAATCAGCAATCAAAACAAGAGAAGCAACACTCGAAGCGGCTAATTCGACAGTAAAACAGTCAATTACTGGATACTTAAAAGGCTTAGACGGTACTTATCAAAAATTAAATGAACAACAGCGCACTCTTGCTTCTGATTTAGTTAATAATATGAGTACGGATGCTATTCAGAATATTATGTCTAGTGGCAATCCGAAATCGGCTGTTATTTCATATGTTAGTGATCTTACTGAAGGCATCAATGAAGGTGGAGACAAATTAACAAATGCTTATGCTTCTATCAAGAAGAAAATGAGCAATAAAGATAAGTTAACCAGTAAAGATTTATCTCTGCTCGATAAAGATGTCGATATATTAAAATCTGGATTAAAAGGTTCTAATGCTCCGTCTGTCGATCAATTAAAAGAATCTCTTGGAATTGCTGATGTTGAAAATGTCAACAAGCGTGTTAAAAAGTCGCTACAAGCAGACATATTTGAACGGAAACCATTATCCAACAATAATTGGGAAACGGCAACCGTTACAACTACTTCTAATTCATTAAATAAAATGAAACAATCGTTTGTTTCTGCGGGAAAATCACTTGATGAAGCAAACAACGCTGTTTATCAACAAACTGGATATGTGCAATTATTAAGTGGTAAGTGGATTGACGTTGATAAGTATGTAGGCAAATTTACTAATTCTCAAAAAGAAGCATGGCTAGAAGCAGTAAGTGGTGCTACATCTGCCGCAGAAGCCGTAAATAATTACGCATCTTCGATGGGTTCCATTACGGGTGGATTTACTCTTCCGTTCGATTTAGATACAGAAAAAAAGAATATATCTAATATTGAAACTGCATTAAAAGAAAGTAATTCTTCTACGGGGTTATCTTCCACTTCGATTAGTAATCTGACAAGTTTATTTTCTGAAAGTGGGCTAAATACAGATAAACTTTTTGAAAATTCTGCCAATGGTATTAAGCTGAATGTTAAGTCTTTGAATGAATTAAATTCTGCCTATGCAGATACTAATTTAAAAGATGCATCAGTTCAACTCGAAGATTTACGAACTCAATATGATGATGTTACAAAATCTATTAATAATACGACTGACAGTGAAACAAAATTAAGGTTACTGCGCCAACAAGATACTCTGAAGGACGAGATTGGTCAAGTCGAACAACAAGTATCTGCTTACACTGCTCTTACATCAAAGTTCAATCAATGGCAAACGGCTATTAGCGCAGGTTCGTACGGTGCGCAAAGTGATACTATTCGATCTGCAAAAAAATCTATCCAACAGTTGTACAACAATCATGACTGGGGCAACGAAGGATTTCAAAAGTTTGTTAGCATGTTTTTCCCAGATGATACAGATGTAAACAAGTGGGATGCTGATAAATTTGCTAAATCTTATTCAACAAAAGTAAAGAGTAAACTAAATCGTTGGTTTGGTTCTGATACCACTGATAGTGCAAATAATTTTATTCAAGATGCGATAGCGAAAGGTGTATTCAAAAAAGACGATAAAAATGGTTATAACCTTAATATGGATACTAATACTGCCGCTAAAAAGATGGGTATTAGTTCAAGTCTTTATGATACGCTTTTATCTGAATTAAAAGAAAAAGGTTTTGAAATCCATTTTGATTATGAACCAGTTAGCACAAAAGAGTTAAAGAAACGTATTGAGCAAGACAAAAAAGATCTGCAAGCAGATGGCGTCACTACTATTGGTATTGATTTTAATGTTACAGATCCTCAAAAAGCAAAACAACAAATTACAGATGTTGCTAATGAACTTGCTAAATTAACAGATAACGGTAAACTCACGAAGAAATCTGAATTTGATTCTGCGGACTGGGATAAAGTCAAATATTACACACATAGTTTACAGATGTTAAACTATAATAAGCGTCAAAATGCGGATGCTAGTAATAAATATGTATCAAGTTATATGAACGCTGATACCAGTAATGCTACGGAAGATCAAAAGAAACAGATCACAGCGTTACAAACACTGAGACGTAAGTATAATTCTTATCAGTCTGTGCAAGACACCATTAAACAAGGCGGAATTGTTAGCAATAAAACAAAGTCTGCGGTTAAAGAAGATTTGGTGTCTTCCGCAAGGACATTACAAAATCTTTATAACAAGAGCGGTAATCAGATTGGTTTCGATCTGGGAATCAACGTTAAATCGGATGATAAAACAATCTTAGATCAGCTTTTAGCAAGTGACGGAAAAGTTTTTCAGACAAAAGTTGAAGTTGATGATTCTAGTGTTGTTAATGCGACAAAAGATTTAAACGCTTATAAAGAAGCACTTAATAAGAGTGATAATAAATCTGCAAAGTCGAAATATAAGACGGTTTCCAAAGACGTATCAAGCACCGCTACTTCTTGGTCAAAGTTATTAACCAAAAAAGGAAAACTTAGTGATTCTAGTAATGGTATTGTTACATCGCAGTACAATCAGTTATTACAAGCTGAACAGTCTGCGGGGTTAATTAACTCAAAAGGAAAAAGTACGTTAAAAATTTCCATGAGTAAAAAAGACAAGTCGAATTTGGATAAGGTGTTCAAAGCGGCTGGTCTTGATATGGATAAAGTGTTTACGATTTCCGTTAAAGACAACGCTAGTAAAAAAGTTGATAAAATTGACAAGAAGAAACCTAAAGATAAAACGGTTAAGTTGTCAGCGAAAGATTTAGCAACTAAAATTATACAACGTGTAGATAGAAAAGCACTGCATGATAAAACAGTCAAAATATCTGCTTCTACTGGCAATATTTTTAGTTTGTTTAATGAGTTAGGTCAACCAATTACGAAACGAGTTATCGTGAAAGTTGGTAGCACTGGTATTACCAGTGGTGATGGGAAAGCATATAAATATCCTGGTAAAACGGGTATTGGTGTGACAGGTCATGCGGCAACGGTAAACGTGCCAACTGGTACACAGCCGTTATTTATGACGAAAGCAAACGGTTCTTTTCACGCCTTTGCCAACGGCACAGATGTGACAATACAAAAAGATCAAAAAGCGTTGGTCAATGAAATTGGTCAAGAATCAATTGTTCGTAATGGAAAATGGTCTTTATTAGATGGTGGAGCGCATTTTGAGTCGTTAAAATCTGGCGATATTGTATTCAACCACAAGCAAACTGCTGAATTATTAAAGAATGGATACGTTACATCTAACGAAGGACACGGCAGACTGATTGGTTCTTTTGCTCACGGCTCTATTCCTGCATACTATAGTGCAAATCGTGATACTGGACATGTTAGTTTAATTTCTAACCCGAAAAAAAAGAAGAAGAAAACTTCTTCTAAATCTTCGTCAAAATCAACCTCTAAATCGTCAAGTAAATCATCGAGTAAATCGTCTGGAAAATCTTCTTCTAAGTCTAAATCTAAGTCTAGCGGTAAAGGTAACTCCAAGGCTTTAAGTTCTTCGGAAAAACTTAGCAAAGCGGCTGATAAATTATCGTCAGCATTTGATAACTTGCATGACTGGATTGAGCGGTGGATTGATCGTGTGAATACACGGTTAGATCGGTACAATAATAATTCTACCAATACTACACATAGCTTTACTAGTCGTCAGAAAAATTTGCAGAGCGAATATAACCTTGCGTTAGATTCTTACCGAAAAGCAACCACATCAGCTAAACGGTATATGAAGCAAGCCGATGCTTCTGTAAAAAAACGTACTGTAAAATTCAAAGAGAATGGCAAACAATATTCTGTGACTGCTAGTCTTTCATCGAAATACAAAAAACTTGTACGTGATGGAAACTATAAGGCAATTCAGAAGATTAAAAATCCAGTCACCAAAGAGTTAATCAATGAATATCAGTCTTGGTATGATAAAGCACAGTCAGCTGTAGATCAACAGATTGCATGGCAACAAAAGATTGCGGATATTGAACAGCAACGTCTTGATAATATTAAAACATATTATGAGACTTCTGCTAATGTTTACACGACTGAAAAAGGAATTTACGAATCTACTAATCAGCTTCTCGAAAATCAGGGTAAAAATATTTCTGGAAGTTATTATAGCAATTTAGCGAAACAACATAGTTTACAAAATAAAGCTACTTCTCAATACGAAAAAGAGCAAGATGCTTATGCAAAAGAAATGGTTAATGCTCGTAAAGCGGTTCGTGATACGAATACTATTAACACAAAAGCAACGAAGCAGTACGCTAAAGATGTTGAGAAGCAAAAGAAACTGCAAGCTAAATTAGCAAAAGACCAAAAGAAATATGGTAAAAATTCCAAAAAGGTAAAAGCTGATAAAAAGGCGTTAAGCAAACAACAGGCAAAAACAGCACAAGACAAGAAGAAAGTTACTGATTCTAAAAATGAATATGTAGCACAACGTGAATACTATCTGAGCATTAAAGCTACATATAATGAAATCAAACAGCAGGTAATTGACTCAAAGAATACGTCACAAGAATTGATTAACCAGATGAAAGAGATCAGACTCACATTAAAACAGTGGGTGGTTGATAAATTCGGGCGTATTGCCGATGGACTGAAAGCAGTTGCGACTTATAATACATCAAAACATGCATCGTTTGATACGATGGATAATGATGCTATTAAAAACGCTCAACTGACGATTCAGAACAATCAATCTTACTTAAAAGCGTTGCGAGATCAGCGTGCTGAAATGGTAAAACAGCTTGATGATTATGACCCAAACAGTCAAAAATATCAAGATTTAGCAAAACAGATTAGTGACGTTGATTCACAGATTTTATCAGTTGGTGAAGATATTAACCAACAGGTTGACAATATAGTCAATACGGCTGTCAATAAGTTTACACGTGCGATTACGAAGATTCAAAATGATATTCGTGATGCTTCTCATTTGTTTAACCTACTTGATAGTGATACGTTTGTTTCGGATGCGGGCGAATTAAATCGTAGCGGATATGCGGGATTATTATTGATTGGCGAACAGATCAATAAAAATATTGACGCAATTCAGAGTTGGAAAAATGGCATTGCATCTATTCAGAAGCTGTACAAATCTGGTGAAATATCTGAACAGACATTGACGGAGCGTATGTCTGAATATACACAAAGTATTCAGCAAGCCGTTGAGTCGAATGAAAATCTCAAAAAGTCTATTATCAATATTTATCAGACACAGATTCAAAATGAGAATCAGGTGTTGCAAGATAATATCAACTTGAGAAAATCTGCTTTATCTGCAAAAGAGGATTATTATGATTATAATAAAACTCTCAAAGATAAAAATAAAGATATTAACCAGTTAAAAGCTGAAATAGCCGCTTTGCAAGGTGTTTCAAGTGAAGCAGGTGCGGCAAAATTACTGCAATTGCAACAGCAGTTAAAAGATGCACAGGAAGATTATGACGATACGGTTCGTAGTCATAAAATCAATTTGATCTCTGATGGTTATGACGATCTTGCCAACAATACCAATAAAGCACTGAATAACACATTAGATCAATTAAAAACAAATAGTCAGTTCCAGATTGATATTGTCAAGGATATGCTTGATAAGATAAAAGCGGAATATGATGATGCCTATAATTATATCAATGATGTTATTAAACGGACTGGTACAACTACAGAAGGTCTTAACAATAAGACAAAACCTGTACATACAAATATCAACACTGCTTCTGATGCGGGACGTAATGTTAGCGGTGATTTGAACACACACAATTCTGCTACATTAGATACGCCTACTGTTAAAACAGATACTTCAATTCCAGATAGTACCGCTGGTAAAACTAACACAAACGCATCTAAAGGGAAAGACAACGCAAGTGGTGATTATGTTTATAATGCACCAAAACCCGCTCCTGCTCCTGCAAAAACTACTACTCCTACTACTACTAAAACCACACCAAAAACTACTACTGCTAAGAAAAAATCGACAGCAAAGACAGTTCAACAAAAACAAGCCGAAAAGTTAATACGGCAAAAAGTATTGGCAATTATTAACTCATATACGCCAGACGCTAAGAAATTCCAGAAGTTGTCTTTGAACTCTCTTAGAAAAGCAGGAATTATTGGTGGTACTGTAGTTCAGATGAACGGTGTGCAAGGAACAGTGGATAGCCATGGTAATTTATTCTTTAATACAAAAGGAAAAAATTCTATTGTACGTAGAGTAAATTTGCCAACTGGCGTTATTAAAGACTTTAAGTATGATGAAAAATCTTACAAGAAATATGTTAAGAACAATAAAATCTACTCAAAAGAATTTAAGGGCGCATTGCATAATCGTGGTGTCAAAGGGTATTCGCAAGGCGGTGTTATTGATCGGCTGATTCCGTTATCTGATTTAATGAATGGTGACGATGGTATTATTACTGCGCAATATGGTGAAATGGTACTTCCGAAATCGTTCACGCAGAATAGCGTTCCAGATTTTATTGATTCTGTAGAGCGTATGCAGAAATTGATAAATACAACACGTAAGGCTACTACGATTGTTCCAAATATCAATATTCACTATGATAGTTTGTTAAATGTTGAAGGTAGTATTGATGCTGAAACATATCCAAAGGTAAAAGATTTACTTGAACAAAGCTATGAATATACTTCAAAGCGTATGTATCAAGATATACGAAAAACAGGACTGAGGTAATTTATAACGTAGTGGCGGTACTATACTGTGCCGTCACTATTATAAAGGTGGTGAGAGTATGGCAATTTTTGGCAAATATTTTACTTATAATGGACATTCATCTGAGGAATTTAATATTGCGATTGGTTCATTTGAACAGGCACAAAGTATTCCACTCGGTATGAAACGAGACGTACAAGCGAGTGACTTAAATCGTTATTCTTCAAAACCGAATCATTATGGTATGGTTTATAACGAAACACTTGAGTTTCAGATTGGATTTATTAAACTACCATGTAAAGATGATCCTACAGTAATGAAACAAGAAATTCAAAAATATGATTTATCTACTGGTACAAAATTTCCAGTTAATTATAGTAATGTAGTTAACATTGATATTACTGATGGAACAGGAAATTATGCTACTTTAAACGATAAACAGTATAGCTTTACAACGGAAGAAATCACTACTGCATCGGGTGAACAAAAGCAACAAAAATATATTAAATTTTCGGACGAATTAGCGACTCAGGCACTACATATTGCTATTGTCACATATAAATATGAAACAACATATACATATAATCCACGGTTTACTCGTTCTGAAATTCGTAATATTATTGCGTGGTTGACTGAACCAGACTTTCCATCACTCTTTCATATGTATAATTTTGAAACAGACGAAAGTATTTTAGATATTCCAGTTGATTATTGTGGTGTTGTAACAAATATTGAAGATAATAATTACAATGGGTTAGTTGGGTTAACTGTGACGTTTAGATGTGATTCGCCGTTTGGTTATGGCGAGAAAAAGACAGTTACAGTAAATTCTACTGATACAGCAAAAATTAAGATTCATTTGAATACAGACAATCATTGGGTTTATCCAGTAATGCGTGTGTTACCGAATGACACAAACAAAATTACAATCACAAATAGTGTTGATAATAAATCGCTGACATTTACACCGTATGCCAAAAACGATGAAATGACATTTGACAATCGGCTTATGACGGTAACAACAACGAGTGATCTTCCGCTTCGGCTAACCGATATTGGTATTTCAGATGCATCAAAGGTATATTGGTTAAAGCTATTTGACGGTGATAATGAAATTAGCGTAACTGGTAATTGTACGGTTAAAATAACGTACCGTGAAGAATTGAAAGTAGGTGCATACTAATGTATTACTTCAATGGTAAAGCAGACGAGAATGAAATTTATCTCGCTACTTCTGATCGGCGGTTATTAGGTGCGCTAAACGGTGTTAAAAAATCATCTGTTGTTGTTAATCTAAATGCACAGAATACGGCAGAATTATCGTTTGAAGTTGATCGGTATATTGACGGAATTGATTCATCATTTTATACGTCTATCGTTGAAATGATGCAGATATATGTCGATGGTATTTGGTACATCATCAATGAAGCACCAAAGATTGTAAACAATGGAAAGCGTTCGGAATATCTTGAAGTTGTTGCGGAGTCTGCGGAGATTCAGTTGCAGAATTTCGACCTGCAAGAGTTTGAAGTCGGTACTGGCAACACAAACGACTGGATGATGCGGTTTTATAACAAATATAAAGATCAAGATTTTTACAAAGACCTATTACAGCAATCGAATCAGCCAGTATATGTACCAATTGTATTTTATGATGATATACACCCAGAAAGATCCTTGTTACATATTATATTGGCTCAGTCTGGTATTATTCCTTCTACTGTCACGTATGATGAAAATGGCGTAATGCATGAAAATTGGGTTGACAATATTGAGCAAGGTTTGTGGAAAATTGGAAAAATAGACACAAAGCCACGGACTATAAAAAAATACGACGGTACAACACGTGAAGTATATTTGCCAAATGAAGTATACGCATTTTCCGTTGATAATCAAGATGTATATTCTTTTTTAACGCAGGATGTATCACAGGCTTTTCAATGTATTTTTACGTTTGATACTGATAATCGTTTAATCAATGCTACTTATGTAGATAATATTGGCGAAGATACAAACGTGTTTATCGGTTGGCGCAATATTCAAGAAAATATCGAAGCTACAAAAGCAAACGAATTATATACTTCTGCTACAGTTCGTGGTGGTGATGGATTTGGCAATGTTTTGTATTCCAACTTTGGCGATTCCGATATTGAAGATTATTCATATTTTATGGATGAAAAGTTTGTTCCGAAAACACTTATTGATAAATATAATTCATGGGTAAAGTTTCGTGATGAACAGCGTCCAAAATACGTTGAACAAATCAAACAGTATATGGATAGTCAAAAAGTCGTTACTGAACTTGATACAAGAGTTCCGAATGACACCGTAAGTAATGACTGGGAATACATGGACACGCCAGACTTAGAGACTGCTTATACAGACAACACAGCCATTATTAAAGCGTTAGAAAATACATATGTAGATTCTGATGGAAATTTTGATTTTAATGCGCTAAAAAATTCTGCGGATTGGTCTTTATATGAGCAAACAATGAATTATGTGTTACCGTCTATTATTAGTGCGTTACAAAACAAAGATGATATTACTACGGATACGAGAAGTAAAATCATTTCTTACGGTACAGGAAATATTGTTTCAAATGCAACATTTTCTAGTAGTGACCACTGGGATAAGACAGATGCACAAACAACGTTTGCTGTGACAGTTACAGAAGATACGCCAAAGAAAAACAATACGCCAGTATTCGGTATTACTTCATATGCCAAAATTTCTGGTAATACGGATTTTTGGGGTATCACACAGGGTAACTTAAACGCATATAACACTACTTATATGCTGAGTTTTTATGTGCGTTCTTCTAGTGCGATACTGATTTATGTATATGCAAGCAACAAAGATGAAACACCAACAAAAGATAAATGTGCTTCCATGCCTGTTACTACAACGTGGACTCGACAGTTTATGAAGGTTGTCGTACAATCCGACACTACTACGCCTATTTTGAAGATTGGTTTCTTTGGGGACGAGTTAAACACAACATTTGATATTTGTGGTGTTATGTTGGAGCGTGGAGATATATCTTCACCGTCAGACTTTGTATATTTTCAACAGTCAGAAGATGAAATTAAAAATTATAAAACAGATTATAAATTATACGGTGTCACAGAATTAAAAAATCTGTTGGAAGTATATCAAAATAATCTTGTGCGATTGCAAGAATATAAGAAACCAGAAGAACCAACCGTTAGTGCATATACATACTATTCGCAGTGTCATCAGCTGTATTTAGATTATGAGACGCAATACAACGCTTGTAAAGCTGAATTGGAAAAACGAACCAAAGAATATGATAATGCGGTTTCTGCTATGACTGGTTATCAGAAGCAGATGAATGATATTGCGCATAGCGTACAACGAAAAACTTTTGGTTTTACTGATGAAGAAGAACGTATTTTGCAATCTTTATATAAGCATACCGATATTGAAGATTCTAATATCATTATTACCGATATGATGAATACGCAAGATATTTTGAATCAACATGCCGACTTATTATATCAAGCAACAGATCAACTATATCAGTATGCACATCCGCAATACACTTGGAAAGATACGGTAAATAACATTGTCGGGCTTGAAGAATTTAAGAATATATATGAACCGTTAAAGCTGTTTTCATTTGTACATGTGGAAATTTCTGACGATACGTTTCTAACATTGCGTATTGTAAGTATGTCATATAATCCGTGTATTTATGACGGTGGGCTTACTATTACATTTTCTACCATAACAGACTATAAAAACCATAGAGATGATTTTTCAAACCTGTTAAATAATTCTATTAGGAGTGCCAAAAACAGTATTCAATTAGGTTCTTTAAATCAGTCTGATACAATTTCTAACTATATCTTTACACCAGAAATGATTCGGTCGTTATTAAGTAACGGACTGGTTAATCGTGCTATCAGTAATAGCGTTTCACAAAATTTTGGAACGTTGACTGGTAGTTTTTTATCAGCAAACACGATTTCTACAAAACTGTTAGAAGCAGATCAAGCGAATATTGACAAGCTTTCATCTAAGATGGTGACAGCAAATGTAATTGAAACCAATTTGTTAAATGCAGATCAAGCATTTTTTGACAAGTTATCATCCAAAGTAGTATCCGCTGACGCTGTTACGGCACAACTTATTAATGCAAATATTTTGACTGTTGACAAGCAATTGACGGATGATTTAATCGCCCAAAAAGCCACTCTTATTAAAGGCATTGCAAAAGAACTGACCGTTGCAGACTTATCGGCAGGAGACATTACAGTCTCGGATAAAATGCGTATCATTTCTGAAAACGGCGCAATGGTAATGGATGGCACAAAGCTTCAGATCAGCGGTAAATATGTTGACACAGATGGCAAACAAAAGTCTTATGTTGGCGTGCAACTTGGCTATGATACTTCCAATCAACCATCTTTGATTTTGCGTAATCCACAAGGCGCAGTTGTATTGTCACCAGATGGTATCACAAAGGATGCTATTGCTGACGGTTTGATTGATAACGATATGGTCAAAGACAATTCTTTGTCCAAAGACAAACTTGGTTTTGACATTATCGAGCCAAATGAGTACGGCGGTATTGATATTGCTAAAGTATATGATGGTAACGGCAACCAATTCGGTGTAGAATATACGTCTTTTAAGAACAATACAGCTGACAAATTAGAACAGTTGGATACGGATATTCAAAACAGCCAAACCTATCAAGTGTATATTGATACCCCAAATGGTACGAATATCGGCACTGGCGAAATTACGTTGAAAGCAAAGCTGATGAAGAATTCTGAGGACGTGACCGATCAGTTTGATGCAAAGTATTTTATCTGGGAGCGTAAAAGTAATGATGCTGATGCGGATCTCTACTGGAACGATCAGCACTCGACAGGGGCGAAATCCATTCAAGTGACAGCAAATGACGTTAAAATAAACGCTGTTTTTCAGTGTAGATTTGAGAAAAACGATTAAAAGGACTAATTGTTAAGTAATCAAAAACATAGAAATATGTACGTGAACATAGACAAGAGTGGACACATTAAGTCTCTTGTCTATGGCTTAACAATAGGTTTCGAGCCTAAGTGACTGCTACTATCGAAAGATATGTTGCAGATATGAACTACATTAAGTAGTAAGGTAAAGACACACCTTTAGATGTAATCTTCAGTCTGAAGCTCTGTGAGTGCAAACCAAGAAACAATGCTAATGTCATGCATTGACAACAGGGAAACACATGTCCTCTACTCGATATTGGCACGAAGAAAAATACTCCGAAAGGAAGGCGTCAGAAATGACAAATTATGCTTTTGTATTGGATGCTAATAATAAACAATTAGCACCAACTAAAGAACAGAAGGCTTGGTTTCTCATTCGTAAGAAACGAGCAACATTGGTTAGCAAATATCCAATGGTCATACAGCTTAAAAAGAAAATTTCAGATAAAGAAATCTGTAAAGATGAAATCCGTTGTGGAATAGATGACGGCGGTCTTCATATTGGTGTCGCATTAGTACAGAAATGTCAGACGACAAACAAAGTAGTTTTTAAAGGAATCATTGAACAGCGTAATGATGTAAAACATCTTATGGACATTAGGCGTGGATTTAGGCGTTATCACCGTTATCATAAAAGATATAGACAGGCGAGATTTAATAACAGAAAATCTTCTAAACGAAAAGGGAGAATTGCACCAAGTATTTTACAAAAACGTCAAGCAACAATAAGAGTGATCAATCAACTTAATAAATGGATAAATATAACGAATTATTGGTTAGAAGATGTTGCCATTGATATAAGAGCATTGACAGATGGTTATAAACCATATCGGTGGCAATATCAAAAATCAAATAAATTGGACGAAAATACTCGTAAAGCTGTAATTTTACGAGATGGTTGCAAATGTATGGAATGTGGAAAATCTAATTGTAGATTAGAGGTACACCATATTAAACCAAGAAGACTGAATGGTTCCAATTCACTTGGTAATCTTATTACATTATGTACACAATGTCATCAGCAAACAGAAGGCGTAGAAGAATTATATATGAACAGATACTTTACTTTGTTAAATTCTTCTGATAATAAGAATCTGAATTACGCACAGCATGTAATGGTAGGTAAAAAATGGCTGAGAGAACAGTTATCAAATTTAGGAATGTTACATTTAACAAACGGAGGTGATACGGCAAATAAGCGTATTGAGTGGGGAATTACAAAATCACATTCTAATGATGCCATATGCATCACAGATTTGCGACCAGACACATGTGAAATTAAAGAATGGATAATAAAACCTATGCGAAGACAAAGTAAGGCTAAGACAGATAACGTTCTTGGAATTAAACATAGGGATTTGGTTGAGTACACTTTTAGGAACGGTGAAACGCATAGAGGGTATGTAACAGCTTTATACCCAGAACAAAATGCTCTTAATTTTCAAAGTCCAACAAAACATTGCAAAAAAGTTAACGCAAGAAAATGCAAATTACTTTGGAAATATTCTAAGATTTATTGGTTAGATAATGTGAGTTAGACATTTTTGTCTGTATTAAAATATAATAATGATTTAAAAGGAGATTTATAAAATGACAAAAGAGTTGAGTTTATTAGATGCAATTACGATGAATGATTGGTTTGACAAGTTCAAAATGTATAAAATCAAAGAACTGCCAATTAAAATCCAGTGGAAATTACTCAACAATATCAAACAGATGCAGGGCGATGTAGAAAAGTTTAAGACATTCCGTGAAGGTTTAGTCAATGACTTTAAGTCTGAATATTTTGGGGAAGAAAAATCAGACGAAATTCATCAGCCAAAATTAGATGAACAAGGGAATGAAATCCATGACGCAGAAGGTAATGTGGTAACAGAATCACTGCGACAAGTAAAGCCTGAGTTCGTAGATGCGTACAAAAAACGTGCTGAAGAATTAAACACTGAACTGCAATCTGTTTTAGCGGAAAAGAATACGTATGAATTTACTACATTAAAAATTGATGAATTAGTCAATACGCTGAAAGAAAATTCTGCAATTGAACTTGATGATTTAGACGTATTAAGCGCATTTGACGAACAGTAAAGGAGTTTATAAATGGCAAAAATTCAGTCTTTTTCAAGTGTTAGTGTCGTAGATTTAACTGACGTTGGTACATTACAGTTATTTTTAACAAGTTCACTGCCTACAACAGTTACATATAATCCAAATACAACTAGTTACACACCTAACTGGGGAACTAGTAACCTCACGATTACACCTGTTATTTCTTATAACGGACAGAATATTGATCCTACGTCTAGTAAAGTAAGTATCACTTATACCGTGCAGGATGGTAACGGCAGTCCAACAGCTATTTCGTCCACCAATGGCGAATCAAAAGCAAGTGGATTATTAAAAGTAAACAAAAACAGACTAGCATCTTCGAGCGGAATTATCACCTATCAGTGTAAAGTAACTTATAACGATGCTGTTCCAGTTACTGCTACTGCTTCTCTGACTTATACGCTGTTATCTCAGGCAACGGAATTAAGTTCCTGTGCAATCAGTGGTGAGTCTGCCTTTCTGTATGACACCAACAAAACGTTAGTTGGTTCTGGTAGCATCACTTTAACAGGAAGTACAGAACGTTGCTCCATTAAGGCATGGCAGTACAAAACATCCGATGGTACATTCGTCAATTTCCCTACTACAAATAATACATCTATCACAGGCAATACTCTTGTGGTGAAAGCAACTGAAAGTGGTATTTGGTTAAATAACGATAAAGTAGCTGTTATCAAGTTGGTAACAGATAAAGCGGATGTTTATGACTATCATCAGATTCTTAAAATTCACGATGGTGCGCCTGGTAATTCTACGGTAGCGGCAGTGCTGTCCAACGAGAACCACGTGCTTTCTGTTAATTCCAGTGGTGATGTAAAATCTTGGACGGGTGCTGAAACTCAGATCCATATTTATGAGGGTGGAACTGATGTAACGGCAAAATGGACAATTGCTGTATCGAATGGTGCAGGATTAACTGGTGCTTATGATTCGGACACAAAGACTTATACCCCGAGTGCGTTAACCGCAGATAGTTCTTATGCTGATTTTACCTGTACTCGAAATGGTTTTGCAACAATCACAAAACGATACACCATTACCAAACAGTATGCAGGTGCAGATGGTCAGGACGCAGTTGTTTACACGGTAGAACCCGATGTGTACGCATTAAATCTAAAAACAAGCGGTACGTTTGCGCCTACCAGTGTGAAATTCTCTGCTTATCAGAAAGTTGGCAATACTGCTAAAACAGCTTATTCTGGACGATTTGTTATTTCTGAATCTACCGATGGTTCTACATTTACAAGTAAATATACTAGTACGACAAATGAATCGAGTAAAACTTATACTCCATCGGGGAATACGGTTGTTGCTGTACGGTGTGCACTTTATGCCGCAGGTGGAACAACTACTGAATTAGACTCACAGACTATCGTTATCACGAAAGATGGTTATAATGGCACGAGTGCTTTATCGTTCGGATTGGGTAACTACAGTGATGTAATTCCTTGTGATTCCAACGGCAATGTGGCAAGTGCCAGAGAAATCACCATTCCGTTCTTTGCATATAAAGGAATTAGCCGTGTTCCAGTTACCGCCTCTTACGGTACACTTCCTACTGGTGTAACGGCGAAAACAAACACAGCGGGTACAGCGAGTGCTGACGGCGCATTGGTACTTACATTTGGAGCGGGTGCAACATTAGGCAGTTCTAGTTTAATGACTGGTGATATTACCATTACTCTGACCGCCGAAGGTAAGACGTTTACCCAGAAATACACATGGACAAAATCGAAACAGGCAATTAACGGTACAAATTCGGTGATCTTACAGCTTTATCCTGTTGATGGTGGTACAGTCGATCAGCAGAATAATAAGAGTACCACAATCAAAACAATGCTTATGTCTGGCAGTGGCGAAGTAACTCCGACTTCGGTAACATGGCAACAGTTTACAAGTGGCGTTTATGCAGACTTCACTCCTGCAAAAACTGGTACGTCTATCACGATTACACCCGACATGGTGGTAGATCAGATGTGGTTAAAAGCTACGGCAGTATATGGCGGAAAGTCTTATTCTGCTTACTACACTGTTATCGACACCACAGATGATATTGTCGCAATCACTTACGCTACAGTATCCCAGTTCAAAAACTCTCAGGGTTGTGGGGCAATCTACACTCGGTTATATCGTGGCGGTGTAGAAATTGACCCGATTCGTACGACTGTATTTTCGGAAACTGCACCTTCTAGTCCGTCCAGTGGTGACTTCTACTACAAGTTAGACAAATCGAAAAAGACTTGTACTCTGATGAAATACAGCGGAACTGCTTGGGCAGAAGCAAGTGAAACTGATGCATATACCTATAATTACTATCGAGTAGATAAAAACGGTGCTTCTCTTGACACAACAACTCCGTATAAAACAACTAGGGCATTTTATATTGACCCGTCTATTATCAACGGCAAAATGCAGTTCTTTGCGGAGGTAACAAAAGCGTAAAGGCGGTGAACAATGAGTAAAATTGCACATTCATCAATTGGAATTATTAACGTGGATGATGGTGCGAAAGGTGAACAAGGATATTCTGTAACTGGTACATTTCCAGAATACTATCTATCGAGTTCTTCTACGGCTCTGGTAGATGGGTCGTGGTCAGAAACAAAACCTACTGCGACAGAAAATAAGTACATTTGGACAAGGCTCAAAACGGTCTTGTCCAATGGTACGATGAAATATTCTAATTCTACTTGTGACACCACATTATCTGGCGTTATTTCAAAAGTTAATCAAGCAGAACAAAAGATCACCAACAAAGTATGGCAGACTGATATTTCTGCGTCTATAGACAGCTATGATAGTTCAAAAGGCAAATCAATCCGTGACCGAGTATCCAAAGTCGAGACAGATTTAACTGGTGTTACTTCTACGGTTTCTTCCGTGCAAACCACACTGAACAGTAAAGCAAATACATCTGATGTGACTAACCTGACATCAAAGATTCAGCAAAATGCAGATAAAATCGGGATGATGGTATCCGTTAACGGAACAAGTAGTGCTCTCACGCTTACTGATAAAATGCTTGAAGCAGTGACAAAACAGTTTGTCGTGAAGTCCCCAAATGGTGTATCTACAATTATCGAGGGCGGTAAGATTAAGACGGATGCACTGAAATCTACGAATTATCAAAGCGGTTCTGTATATTCACAGCAAGGCTCATTGTTTGACTTGTCAAATGGCAATATTATTACACCGAACTTTGCTGTGAAAGATGGTGCGGCATCTATCAAAGGAACTATCACATCTACGTCTGGTACAATCGGCAGATGGAAAATTGGTACGGATACTCTTACTGCGACTGACGGTACAAATCAGGTGGGACTTGGAGATAGTTCAAGAGCGTTTTGGGCGGGTTCTACTACTTCTACCGCCGCTCCATTTCAAGTGTTGTATGACGGAACTGTTGTTGCTACAAAGTTAAAGATCGGTGATGCGGCGATTTCGGATTATGTCAATAATGCGGCTGATTATGCGAACCAAAAGTCGTTGTCGAGAGGGAATAACTTAGTTACAAATGGCAACGGAATTCTTGGAAATAATTATAACTTTCCTGATTTTGAATATGATGGATACACGTGTTATAACGGATCTTGCGGAAGCTTTAAGTGTACTGGTAATCGTGCCAAGCGTCTTTTAACTGAAAAAATTCCAGTAGATAAAAATAAACATTACAAAATTTCGGTCAATGCTAAATCAAGTGTTCTATCAGCGTTTTATGGAGGGATAAGTTGCTATGATATTGATGGATATGAAATTCGTGCAACAGATGTGAGACATTATAAGAACTCACTTACAACACTAGCACAAGATCTTAATGATGGAGACACCGTTGTTCATTTAACAAGTACAGATGGATTTAATAAAAAGACTGATTATTCCTTTGAACATGGATTAATTTTTTGGAATTATAAAAATTCATATGGATATCAATATCTGGAAGAAACATATAGTAGAAATCATTGGTCTAACTTATGGTCTGGAGAATCAAGTTTTTCAGGAAATGATATTACTTTATCTTCCCCGTGGTCACATGGTCATTTTGATGCAGGAACAAAAGTTTCTCAAATAAGTGATAGTAATGGTTGGATGTATTTTTATGTTGATTATAATTTAACAGATTGGATATCAGCATCGGCAAATGTTGATAATCTCTTAAATGTTACAACTGTAGAGTATCCCACTTTTGGTTTTAGACCAGGCACTGCATTTATTAAAATAGGATTTTTGACAAATTATTACAATTCTGAAAATTGTACTACTTGGGTAACTAACGTCCGTCTCGAGGAAATTGACGACACAGCCATCGAAGCAAAAGATTTAGCTGATACAGCCAACACTACAGCGACCACAGCTAACAAAACAGCAAATACCGCCAAATCCACTGCCGACTCAGCAACGAGTACAGCTAATACGGCGAAGTCTACAGCAACTGACGCAAAATCGTTAGCGCAAACAGCCAATAGTACCGCAAATACAGCTAAATCAACGGCAGAAACAGCGACAAGTACGGCTAATGCGGCAAAAGATACGGCGAATAATGCTAGTACGGTTGCTACTGCGGCGAAAGATAATGCTGCTAAAGCTCAGAAAACAGCTGATGATGCTACAAAGGTTGCAAATACAGCGAAAGATCTTGCTACAAAGACCTCTAAGTACATTACTACCATCACTGATATTGATGGTATTACGGTTCATAATGCAGATGATTTGAAGAACTTCACGAACATGAATAGTGATGGGGTGTCAATATATGTTGATAGTAACCCTGTGGCGAAGTTTGGGAAGGATGGAATTGATTTATTGTCGAATGACAATTCTAAATTATCTATCACCAAGAGTGGAATAAAAGCAGTCACATCAAGTCAAACAGATTATTTTAATATCACATTGAATCAATCAAGCGATAAAAGGATTATCAATGAGATACTGCCATTTGATTATTACATTGAAAATTCTACATATATAGCCAATTTTAACTTAAAATATCAATTAGATAATATAAATAGCACGCAAGGCGTAAAAATTGTTGGAATGACGCAAGATCAAGACAATTTAATTTCTGCTACGATTCAAACAACTAATCAGGCTATTTCTTTGGATTCTACTACTGCTAAAAGTTTTGCTGATAAAAAAGTTTCTATGGTACGTATTTCATATGTCGCTTATAATCCAACAGCAAACATGACTCTTGGAGCAAAACAAACAAACGGAAAATACACTTTTGAAATTGATTCATTAGGCAATATCCGTACAATTGGTGGTATCCGAGTCGGATGGGATGGTAATAATGATATTACAGCCGTTGGAAATTCAGACGGATTATTTGCGTTATCAGTTGGTATAGATAACACAGCCATGCGTGTTGGTTGGGATGGAACTGTTTATACTGATGTAATAAACGCAGGGTTGAGCAGCGGCAATTTACAAATTGTTACTACTGGAACAGAAGGTCATGTTGATATAGATGGAAGGTTATATGTCTCCAAAGATGTTGTTGCAAGAACTGATTCATATAACTCCGTTGGATTATTAGATTTGTCTTGGTCAACTCTAACACTATCATCACTCAAAAAGCCAGCTATATATAATGAACGTCTGGCGTCTGTCATTGGTGGATATAAACAAGTTGGACGAATTGTATTTGTACATTTGGTAATTCATATGGATGAAGCGGGGTTTACAGAATCGGCTGTGTTAACTGGTCTTCCAATCCCTGCGAGCAAAAACTGGGGCAATGCAGACACGCCATTAACTGCAATGAATATAAGTAAAAAATCTCCATGCTACTTATTTGTTAACAGATATGGTTCGATTGTTTTAACCGCTGATCCTTCCAACTGGATTATTGTTCATGGTTTTTATATGGCAGAACAAGCATAAAAGGAAAGATATTATGTATTTTTTAATTATTATTCAAACCACAAAAACAGGAGAAACAACTCAGGCAATTTTTAGATATGATGACGCATATAAAGCAGAATCTGCCTACCATGGAGAATTATCTTCTGCCTGTATTTCCGATACACTACAGTCTGATTTGTGTATGTTGATGGATGATAATGGACAAGTTTATCAGCAACGTAAAATCATTAAAAAATAAGGAAAAATATATGTATGAATATTTATCAACTCATAAGTTCTTTTATTGGCGCAGGATCATTGCTTGTAGCTATCATAGTCTTGCTGTATAACACACAGCAAAATAACACAGAAGAACAAAATCAAAGTAACAACAAATATAATGATTTACATTCAAAAATGTTGGAGATTGATATTAAATTGAATCAGGTCTATCAGATTACTACGCAAACGCAAAAAGACGTGCAAGTGATAGACGAAAAGCTACATCAACAAAATGTAGAAATTGAGATTATCAAGCGTGACTTAAAAACAGCATTTAACCATATTGATGAAGTTAAGCAAGAATTAAAATAAGGTAGGTGAAACCAATGCCATTAGACGTAAGTATTTCACTTATCTTATCTATTGTGTCCTGTGTAGCGATTATTGTTTTGATTATCTGTACAGTTAATTCGCACGAACATTCTATGGACAAAGATATTGCCAAAGATTTTATACGTCTTGATATGAAACTAACCTCGATTGTCGAGGGGATTAAAGACGTACAAAATTTCCAACATAATTACGAAGGTATCATTAAGAAACACGATAAAGAGATTGAGCAATTACATGATGATGTGGAAACGCTGAAACATGTGTTGCAGAAAATGGAGGATTCTCATGAGTAAAATTAACTGGAAAGTAAGAAGTCGCAGTCCGCAGTTTTGGATTGGTATGGTTGGCGTTGTTGCATCGCCTGTGTTAGCATATTTTGGGTTGTCTTATAAAGACCTGACCACTTGGGATTCTGTATCGAATGTATTTATACAGTTCGTGCGGAATCCTTATTTAATTGGAACGGTTGCGGTAGCAGTTCTGTCCGCTCTTGGTGTTATTACTGACCCGACTACTAAGGGTATTACTGACAGTAATCGGTCTATGGCATATGAATACCCGAAAGATGATTATGATTACGTAGATCGTGATGACGAGGATCGGAGTGATGATGTAGATGAAGATAAATAAGTTATATGCGAAATCAATTAGTTATGGCGGCAAACGTTCACTGAGTTCGATTTACACTGAGTTCTGGCACTATACGGGCGTCAAAGGTGATACGGCACAGAACGAAGCAAAATACTTCCGCTACAGCAATACCAGATCTGCGGGTGCGCACTTCTTTATCGACCGCAAAGGCGAGATTTATTGCTCTATCCCGCTGAATCGTATTGCGTGGGCAGTTGGCGGCGCAAAATACAGTGATTGCTCAAAAACTGGCGGTGGTAAGTTCTACAGTGCAACAAGCAATGCCACTTCTGTGTCTATTGAGTTGTGTGATTGTGTGGATAAACTTCCGTCTGATGCTCAGTTGAAGGCGGCGAAATGGTTACATGATTATATTAACTCAAAGTGTCCGAATATCAAGCACGTGCTGCGCCACTTTGATCGCACTGGCAAAGATTGTCCTCATATGTATTGTAATGGCGGCTATGATGACAACGACTGGAAGCATTTCAAGTCTTATCTGACTGGTAGCAAAGTCGCTAAACCTAAAACCAGTAACATAAAAGCGAGCGGTTACACTGGTTCGTTCCCTACTCTTCCAAAGAGGGGGTACTTCAAAAAAGGCGATAGCGGCGATAATGTGAAGAAATTGCAGAAATTCTTAAACTGGTATAATTCCAGAGATATTGCTGTCGATGGTGTGATTGGCGGCAATACGATTGACGCTGTGACGAGATTCCAAAAAGGCGTTAAGTTAAAAGCTGATGGACTGTTTGGGAAAGATTGTTTAGCAAAAGCGAAGAAAGCAAAAAGATAATAGTTATACCCCCAGAGTAATTCTGGGGGTATTTTTTACCGTTTTTGGTTTGGGTTACTGGTTGGGTTAGTTACAAATAGACACTCTAAAAAACCGCCTATTCTCCTTTCTTAAAAAGCGCGAGACGGGACTCGAACCCGCAATAAAACCTGCTCAATCCATTGATATTGCTGCGTTGTGCCAATTATAATTTGGGTTACTATTGGTTACCTCGCATTAAGTTGTAACAGTGCTTTTTGAATCATATAGTTAGATTCTTGCTGTGTTTGGGTATCGTAAATATACCCCCAAGTAGTCTTTTCATCACTATGACCCATATAATTTTTTATAATCTCAATTGGCACATGATTCATATGTAATGTTGAAGCTACTGTTCGTCTAATATCATGACAAGATTTTGGTTCTATTCCTATGTTGTTACATAGTTTGCGAATACAATAATCTACTGCTTTACTATGTATTCTACCATGTTGATTTAAGAACATATAATCTTCGTCGTGATAATTGTTACGTTCATTGAATTGTTTAATTTGCTCAATTATACCTAGCTCATACTGTCCAATTGGCAGTTGTCTGTTACTTTGTGTACTTTTCTTTTTCAAGTAGTTCACAACGATTGGTTTGTCATTCTCATCTTTTGTCTCCATTCTCTGAATATGTATTGTATGATCCGAAACATCAGAAAATTTCAAAGCAACTAACTCACCAATTCGGAGTCCTAACTTGAACTCTAACTGAACAGCTAATGGTGTAATAATATTGTTACTTTCGAATTCTTTCTGTGATTCTTTTAATATTTTTTGTTGTTCAGGTAACAAATACACACGTTGTTCTTTTGTATATACATTAGATGGCGAACACACGTTAATGTTTATATCAACGGTATTCATAATATTGGTTGTTGCAATCTTTTCTTTTACAGCAAATCGAAAACAACCATAGTAAATACCTAAAAGAGAAGATAATTCTTTTGGGTTTAATTTATACTGCTTGATTGTTTGATAAATTGCGGTTTCAACCATCGTGTCTGTAATCTGATGTATCTGACACTTTGCGATTTTAGTGTTTTGAACATACTTGTTAAATCGTTGTCGTTCCCGCAAAATTGTCCGTGGACTCAAGCCAATCAATCTGCGCTTCTCTTCTCTTTTATCGAATACATGTTCTAATGTATACTGTGTTTTATCAAAATAAAGCCGATATAATTTTGCAAACAAACGTTCTTCTGAAACACTTTTCACCCGCTTTCTATTTCCGTTTTCGTCAACAAAATGCGTCTGCCAATATTGGCACGTTTCTGTTGGCGGTGAAATCTTGTAATGATGTACTTCTAATACCTTTCTTTTATACATATCATTAGTGGCGATTTTTAGAATGTCTGGTGAAATTATACCATTCTGCATATCGTCACATAAAGCAAAAAGCGTCTCAGAAGATATGAGTTTGTCTGATTTTATCATATTTTTAGAGTGCTATTATAAATTATATTGCTTCTATTTATTCTGCGTTTAATATGTCATGTTCCTCGCAAAGTAATACTTTCTGCAAAGCTTTATCCCGATTTTCAAATACGATCTCATCTATATCGGAAAAGTTAAACAGATATGCTATCTTATCTCTAGTATCTAATCCAACAAAATAACCATCATATATTGCACGAACTTTTATCTCTAGCACATCATAAATCTGTAGTTTAGAAAAGATCCGTGCATAATAATATGTATCAGCTATTTCGTCATTCTGAACAGTTGTCGAAATATTTTTTAATCTTTTCTGCATTTTTCATCATCCTATCTACAGCGGCAATCTCAAAAATTACATCAGAAAATGATCTTGTTTTTTCTACATTTTTAATATATACGTTTATAATATTACTCATTAAGATACAAAAATCAGCATATGTAGGCATCTTTATTCCGATTGCCTGTTCATCAAAATCGCAAGCAAAAATGAATCCTTCATCATCTTCGCACATTTTAGCTAATAATTCGTTTGCCTGTTTGAATTTTTCAACGTTCATCGTCCTGTACTCCCAATTCCAGATGTTCTTTTTGCGGTTACTTCTTCTGTGTCTGCTACACCATATGGCACAAATACCGCCTGCGCCACACGGTCAAAAGCGTTAATGTGAACTGGTTTATTTCCGTAATTATGAAACGACAACCAAATGTGTCCTTCATTGTCTGCGCTGTAGTAATCAGAATCAATGACTCCAATTGTGTTTTTGATAATTAAATTATGCTTCATTCCAATACTGCTACGTGGAACGATCAACATAACGTATCCATCATCAATAGCGCATCTTAACCCAGTCGGCATTTTGCAATTTTGTCCTGCTCCAAGTTGGATTTCAAATGGTGTGCAAATATCATGTCCTGCCGAACCCGTTGTTGCTCTTGTTGGTAGTGCAATACCGCTATAAGCAACGTGCGCATCATGCGATGTATTACCATTAGATAATGACATCCAATCTTCGCAAAATCTATCAAATGATACTTTCTCAAAGTGTGCTACATTCTTCAATGTTTATCTCCCTTTTAGATAATCTTCGCATGGTAAATACTGACCGTATACATATACTTTCTTGCGTTTATGGCAAAGTATATGCAAATGGTGTTTGTCTTGAACTGAGCCGTATTTACATTTCTCGCATTTGTCTGTACAAATCAATTTACTCATTTTTTCTTTTCCTTACCTTTTTAGATTGAACAGTACAATCAATAATAATAGAACCCATAACAATAGAATCAACAAGCTTTAAGCCGTCCTTTCATATCTCTTAACAATTTGTAATAAGCAATTCATTTATTTTTCCTCTTTCTTTTGCTTTACTATTTATTATTCGGTTAGCTGTTACTCTTGTAATATTCAGATACGAGTATATATTATCAAAGAAGTCATCTTTTGAATCTACATTTTTAGGATCTGAATTACTGACAACAACTTTTGCGCCCTTCGCATCTAATGATTTAACAAACTCTGCTAATTCCTTTTGCTCATTGTCTCCGAATCCATTTTTCGTATATGAAGTAAAACTGGCTGTATTAGTTAACGGTCTATATGGTGGATCAAAATATGCAAATGTTTTACTATCTATGAAATCATAAGAACTCTTATAATCTCCACAAAAAATCCTTACTTTCTGCAACTTCTGTGATACGTTACGCAGATTAGATTCATCACAAATCAAAGGATTTTTGTATGAACCCATAGGTACATTAAATTCATCTTTTTTGTTCACCCTATATAGAGCATTAAAGCATGTCTTATTTAAGAAAATCATTAACGCCGCTTTTGTCAGGTTGTTTGACTCATCATATGATAATTTTATAGTGTTAAACAAGTTTCTCTGCTCAAGATAATATTCCTTTCTTTCTTCATTATTGCGAGGAATAAATTCTTTCTGCATTGTTTTGAGTAGCGAAATCAATTCTTCTGGATGATCTTTTACACATTTATATGCGTTTATTAAGTCCTCATTAACATCATTGATATAGATTTCTTTTAAGTTATATTTATCTAATATATCAAACAGAACTGCGCCACCACCCACAAAAGGTTCAGCATATTTGTTTATATTTTTATTTTCATCAAATGGATAATGCTTTGAAATTTCTGATAGCAATTGTCCTTTTCCACCCGCCCATTTTAAAAATGGTTTTGCCTTATTGCTTGGCTTTTCTTCTGTCAAGTTAATTACCCCACAATCAATTTTATATGCTGAACAAGCTCATAATTATTCATCTTTTACTCGACTTCCGCTAAGTACCGCAAACGTAGAAATAATCATACCTAATCTTTCTACTGCTTTAATTTCTTCAACATGATTCTTTTTAGCAGAAGCGATCACCTTCGTGACCGCTTCTGTTGCAATTTGTTGAAGATCTTTGACAAATCGATCTTCTTTCATTATTACTCCTTTATTCGCAGTGTGTATATCCGCAAGACTTACAAATGGAACATCCACCTTCCACACTCATTGGCTCTCCGCATTCAGGGCATTTAGCAGAAACAACCTCATAATGTTGTGTATGTTTCTTATCTGGTGTTTCCACAGCTTTTACTTTAATGTTTGCCTGATTCACAGGTGCATCAATACCGAGATAATCTTTTATCTCTTTATCCATACTTCTCAGTGCATTACCGATCGCTACTGGACAACAACTACCTTTACTAGTATCATGCTGTGTTGCTGTTCTAACTGCATATGACGGGCATACACCGCATGAATCTAACTGGTCGATAATTGTGTCAATGTCTGCTCCAAGTCTCGCAGAAAGGCTAATCATTCGACTGGTAGCTGTCTGGAAGTTCGCACATCCACCTGTACTACCACGGCTAATGTATGTTTCAAGTAGCTGACCGTTAATCGGATCAAAGAATGCTGTTAAGTGTGCTTTTCCACAACCAGTCTGAAGATCACGTTTCAGTCCGATACAGTTATTGTCCACCTGAATTACAAACCCTCTCGGTAGTGTTGTATCTGTCATCGTTTCTTCGGTATCTTTTTTCTGATTGTCTGTTACCATAATGCCCTGTCTAATTTCATTCGGTCTAAAGATGGTACACCCCTTAATTCCATACTCCCAACATTTCATATAGATACGCTTTGTATCCTCGAATGAATACTCGGTTGGTACGTTGATCGTCTTTGATACGCTCATGTCTACATGGTGTGCGATTTTAGCAAGCATATCCACATGTTCATTGACAGTCATTTCAAGTGCAGTAATAAAACAATCCTTTTTAACGATACAGTCTGGATCATCTTTGACCTGTAACCACTTGCCATATGCGTAATCCTGCATTTTTACAATCTGAATATCATCATCGCTCTGTCCACCAAACTTCACCTTACGTTCATATTCCAGTGAAAAGATTGGTTCAATTCCAGAGGAACAGTTATTGCCGAATGTAAGAGAGATGGTGCCGCAGGGAGCAACGGAAATTAACCTTGCATTGCGAATACCGTATTTTTTTATTTCCTCAACAACATCTTTCCATTCTTCGCTATGATCTCCTTTGAGATGTTTTAAAATATATCCACTTTGCAAAAATTTATTTTTATCACAAAACGGAAAACACCCCTTTTCTTTCGCTAATTGTGTAGATGCCCAATATGCATTCAACGCAATATCTTCCATCAGTGTATCAACAAACATACGTGCTTTTGGTGAATTATATTTCATGTTCATCATCACAAGCATATCCGCTAATCCAGTTACACCAAGGCCAATGGTACGAAAGGCTTTCTGATAATTTTCGTAAATCTTATTTGGGAAATGATTGATGTCAATGATATTGTCTAAGAATCTTACTGCCGTATTGATTGTTCGTTTTAATTCGCCGTAGTCAATATGCGCCTTTTTTGTAAAAGGTTCTACCACGAAGTTCTGTAAGAACAGACTTCCGAGATTACAAGCACCACCATAATCTTCACGTTTTAATGGTTCATTAGTAATTGGATTGTTACCGTAAACTGTTCCTGCTAAATACTCACCGCAGTTATGTACAACAAAATCTTCCACAATTCCCCAATGCGTTTCTGGTTCTTCAAAATCATAAACCTTCATCTTTTTATATGGTTTTACGGATACAACTTCATCCTCAAATAATGTCAAATCACTCAGAATTTTATGATGTGTATAATCAGCAGACACTACTGTACTACCAACTTTTAAATTCTGTGCTTCACATTCTCCATTCGGAGTCATAAATCTATGATTTGGCGTACAAACTACAGAACTATTCGCTGTTGATACAATAACGGTGTCTTTTACACCACTACACCAAACTTTGCTCTTGACAATTTTACCTTTAAAATTAACAATCATAGGTGCAGTTCCATCGAGTTCTTTGAATGTTTTGTACCCATCGACCGTTAATAACCTCATATCACCAGAGAAGCAAGGATTTGTGCAAACCATATTTTCAATATAATAAATATTGTTGTCTTTATTCATATTGTCATAGAACAGAACTCCAGGTTCACCTGTGTTATACGCCTGTTTCATCACCTCGTTCCAAATATCAACAGCTTTAACTTCTTTGCTATAAATCCAGTTGTTTGGATTGTTTTCGATTTTTCCATCTTTATCATATACAGGATGATGCAGAAAAATAGTATCATCATTTTTTACTGCTTCGATAAAAGCATCATCAACCATGACTGATAAATTAAAATGGTTTAATCGTTTTTCGTCTTTACTTTTTGCTGTGATGAAATCCATAATATCCATATGATAAATGTTCATCACTCCCATGTTTGCCGTTTAATCTTGACACTTTCGTGCAAGCCTGACTATATCTTCACATTCATTAGAATGGCTATGCGCTTCGGACAGTGCTAATCTCTGCCCTACTCCCTTGCGGGATAGTCGATACATTTTTTTATTTAAGGATTATATTATCTCCTTAAATAAACTTAACACGGTATTCCCTTGATCTCACCATATTGCAGGTTTAGGGTTTCTTAGTCAGCTTATTCGTCTTTGTGTTAATTCCATTATCTGCTGTAGCTTTCAATGAAAAGTCTTAGTTCGCTGATACCGTTAGCACGTTTCCGTACACCGTTTTTGCTTACGTTCACATAGTTATGAGGCACAATTATATACCTCTACGCCCACCAGCCATTATTGTTTCGGTCTGAGCATTAAATACATCCATAAATGACAATGCCCCAGACGCTATTGCATCGTTTGATGTGGGGCATCCCGCAGGACGTAAATTAGACCAATCATAACCTATGCCACCACCCGACTGGTGCGTTTTTGCGCCAAGGGATACTTTCTGGAAAATATCATCAATTGAATCTTCAATAGGTGGTGCTACGAAACAATTATTAAGGGTTAGTTTCTTCCCAATCCCAGAGTTGCTCATTACTCTACCCGCAGGAAAAAACAACCCTTTATACATTACATTGAAAAATTCGTCTTTTTCTCTACTTGTCTTTCCGCAATAATCTGCTACTCTGCAAAGATTTTCTTCATAAGATTCTCCTTTCTTCTGGTATCTATCCTTCCAGATATTTTCTAAGATTTGATTTGCAAAATGATTCAATTTTTTGCCCTCTCTTTATTTTTTTGAATTACTATTTATCGGAATATAATCTTTGTAACCACTAAGTTTCCTACATCCGTATAGACGACGATCAGAATAAAACTGCCAACGCTCTTTTGGCTGTGCTTCATGACGAAAACATCTATGCTTTCTTGGACACATTTCTGAAATACACATTGTAATATCTGGCATATAATACCTCCATACTGTGCTATACCATTCATCTAAGAAATGGTACTGCTATAATTGAACGACACTCAATAATAAATTTCTGTTTTACTTAATCGCATAATCAATTACATCCTTAACTTCATCCCAATAGACTAAATACTTACACAAAAGTTTCTGCCATGTGTGTAGACTCACGCACGCATAAATATTATTCGTAACTCCAACTACAGGAACGCCATAAACATATGCCGCAGTAATTTCAGACATTGTTCCTAACGACTTAGGATCATTAAAATATGCCACTACAAGATCTGATTCTTGTATCAGTTCAAACTCCTGCTCTAAGATTATACGTTCTTTACCAAGCGAATAATCATTACGAAACTCAAACAATTTTACTGGATCAATAATCTGAATCTCGTCATTATCTTTATATAATTCCGCAATTTCTTCTCGCCAAGTTTTTGCTTCTGTCATTTTGTCATTATCGAAAAATTTCTGAATACCGCCCGCCAAATAAATTCTTTTTGTTCTATGCATCAAACAACTCCATAATCATTCTTAACTGCTGAGTGACTGACATAATCGTACCATTCACGGCAAAGTTCACTCGATACTTTAAATCTGGCTCAAAGACTTTCTTATCATGTTCAACTCGCTGTTCAATCATGTCGAGTGAATCACCACGAATTTTCATGCGCTGAATACAAATCTGCGTTGGAACATCAAACAGGACGGAATGTAGTCTGACAGGAATTTTGTTATCTGTAACATATGTTTTTAATCGCTGAAACCCAATCGGGTCAACCACGTATATATCACAATTTAATAACTGTTTAACTGTAGCACAATACCAATTACCATCGAAACACACCTCTGCGCATTTATCTTTTGACGGAATCGCATCATATTCTTCCTGCGATACAAAAATGTGACTATTATCATTCGGATTACGCTGTTTTCTTGTGGTATATGAAATTAACTGTTTATATCCATACTGACTTAATTCTTCTGCTACGGTGGTTTTACCACTCCCAGACTTTCCGATGAAACAAAAAACATTATGCATTGAAATTCTCCTAATCTACGACTACTGTACGTTTGGAAAAACAAAAAGGTTTACCGAACACGTTAATCTGAAACCAAGAAGTTACATACTGTTTGTTGTTGGCAATATATTTTGTCATATAATGATGCATATTTATTCTCCTTTTGTTTTTGTAAAATAAGCGTTATAAGCTTCATATCGTTCAAACAGATCGCAAATATCAACGCTATGTTCATAACAGTAGTTGTCAAAACTATGCCACCAACCGCAACTATGAAATTCTGGACAACCACCACGATAAACACAGTTCGGAACTAATACATCACTTTCTGCTTTATGAGATGTTCCTAACGTCAGCTTGAAATCTTCTCCTAATTCCCGTGCTTCTTTAGTAGCTTGATAACATAACCGCTTACGAAAAGCGTCAATCAGATGTTGCATATTAGCATAACCATCGTGATTTACAAGGGCATCTTGTGGCTTTTTACCTCTAGGTGTTTCATCTTTTAACCTATCGTCTCGCTGAGTGCTGATGAATTTTTCGTGTTTATGTCTGCTCCATTCTGTTGATACCCAGTATGGAATCTGTTTCCAAGACCAATCAAATTCTAACAGGCGAATCGGTGAATGTTCAGACATCAGAAGTTTTTTCTTAAACTCATTCGTTGGTTCTTTTTCCGTAAAATCTTTATTGTCTGTAGTTCGACAATGATTTTTTACCCTGCGCCAATCATCAATAAAGGCGTTAAATTCAGTTTTCATTTCTTGCTCCTTTGATTTAGTTTTATGTACCAGTGGCGCATAAACGCCACCAATACAAACGGTATCTAATTATCTTTTGTTTACCAGTTTACATATATATCTATTGCTGAATTAGAAGCATTGTAGTCGTAGATTTTACAAGGCTTTCCAAAAGGTGTTGATGTTATCGCACCTTTACGCAATACAGATGATGCCGCACAAATATAACCATTACGATCACATACATAACCGCATCCATCTACGTGTCTGCCAGGAATTTTTAATCCACTTCCTGATAAAACACGCTGAGAATACCATGTGAAACGTTTTCCGTTCCATCGTATAATTCCCATACGCTTAAAATAACTATTGGAATATTTTGCGTTGGATTTAACAACAGAACGATTAGGTTGTTTTACCATTCTTGTAGAAATGTGTTTGTTCGACACATAACGTGTTTTTCCATGATATGAAATCGTGTCCCACGCTTTTCCTTTTTTGATTCTAACTAACTTTGTACCAAAAGTCACAGTGTCAACTGCTTTTTTATTAGTATTGGGTGTTTTACGAATGTTTAATCCGCTTTTTGCATTTACATAAACCGCCGTAGATGCATATGCAGGTGTTCCCATTGAAAAAGTTAGTACCGACAATAATGCCAGAGTTCCTATTTTCTTTGTTATCTTCAAATAATCATCCTTTACTTTTTATTGAGAGCTGTTGAGATACCGTAAGCAGTTTTAACACGTACTCAGGTGATGATACTGTGTTTGATAATCCGAACTTGTGATTATAACAAACATATCGTCTTCTGGTAATCGAGACACAACTACTAATCCATTATCGTCCATTGAAACAGCGTGTGTTTCGTTTGGATGGTGATTCAACCAGTCTTTTAAATCTTCAATCAAAATTTTCTTCTCCTTTCATTTTATCGAACATGTGTTTGTTTTTATTATACTCCAACAAGTTCAGTTGTCAAGCTAGTATTATAATAGCAATTTTACAAAATTATGTCAATTATTTTGCGGATAAATTTATAATTTGTTTGCCTTTAATTTCACCATTAAAGTATCAATCGAATCATATTCATTTTTTAACCACTCAATATAATTACTGTCCTGTTTTAATACGTCATCAAATTCTTCGCCTTGATATTTTCCAAAAGTAAAAATATATTTATCACTAGCAATTGCATCTTCAACTTGTTTGCAAGCTTTTAACAACGTGTCTGTCGGTAACAAATCAATGTCATTACGACTCGATAAATAATCACACAGATGTACTAAATACTGAGCTTCTGATTTGGGTTTTGGTAATACTATATCTGACCGTTTAGAAGTAGTCCACTGTCCACTGTGAGACGCACAAAGATCAGCTAAATAATTTTTATAATCCTGATTAATGTCATGTGTAACTTTCAATGTGCGGATTTTCTCACCTGCAATTACTGGATGTTCAAATACAGTGTATTTACTTTCTGTCTCACCACACTTCCATCCATCATGCAGGATCGGTGTACAGCGTAATAAATCTCTTTGAATTGGTGACTTAAACTTATGCTGATTATATTCCAGATCAAGCATATAATTCATGATTTGTCCAAATGCATAGATATGAAACAGCTGTCCGTGCATCTGGCACTGCGTAGCGTTATGATACTTACCTGTAGTGCTACTTGGAATGATAAAAATATAATCTGGAATCTCCGCAATCATATCTATACAATACTTCTTAATATCATCAGTTTCAAACCGATCTAACAACTCTCGAAAAACTTCTACTTTGACGTATAATTTCATTTTAATACCTCTCTTAGATAATAACGCATGGAATATAACATATATAGTGCTGTATGCTCTGGTGTCGGCATAAACATTATATCTAAATTATATCGACTTGCAAACGTATGTAACGTAGCAAGATAACTTTTTATGCTGTATTGTGTGTTATAATTCCCACTGACAATATCTCCGTACTGACTGTTTTCAATGATTAGAATTTTATTTTGTGCTTTCATTGTGGCAAATTCTTTTTCAAGTCTGCTTCGATCTTTAGAAAAGTTACCAGATAGTTCTTCCAGACTTGCTTTTCTTTCAAAAATTAACTGTCTATCAAACCACAGGTCACGTAAAAATCCGTACTCTGTATTTTGTGGTACATAAAAAGTATAATCCCCCTCGTCAAGCTTTTTTGTGATATATTTAATTTTATGTTTATCAAATACGTCAAGAATGTGTTTATTCTTCTGTTCTCTACTATCCACCACTACAACAATAGACTGTAGAATATCTTTGATTTCTTTATCGGAATATTTGTAATAACTTATCATCGTTCGTGTTTACCTATGAAATTCCAACTATTTAATAATGTTTCAGTGCGAGAATAATCTCTTACCCAGTTTGGCTTCGTACATGCTTCGTCCTTCCAACCGTCTTTTACCCATATCGGCTGTTCCTTCACATCTACCATTTCAATTACATCATACTGATTGATCGGATTCTCTTGATATTTATTCGCTTTAATCTTAATTACTTCTATAGCTCCATCCTTCATACGATAAACCGTCAGTTTAGGATTTTTATATTTACATTCATATTCCTGTACAAAAACATATTGTTTTCCGACATGATGATTTGTAATTGTATTGTATCCTAATTTTTCATATTCGCATTCCAATCTTTCCCTAACTGATATTTCTGTATTCGGTAAAAAATCCCAAATTGCTTTCAGTGCGCCAATCGAATCAAATTCTCTATATTGTTTCGGTGTAGTCTTTCTAAAAAATGGTTCAATCAAAGAAAAATATTTATGAAACACTTCACTATTGTTCTCTTTATTGAATTGCTTCTTGCCATACAAACTGTTAAACGCTTCTACAAATTTTAATATCTTTTGACTTTTTGCAAAGTCACTAAAATAGTTCAAATGAATCAATATATCCAACTGATTTCTTTTCACAGCGCTTTGCACATCTATACATAAATCAACAAAGTTATCGTACTGTTTTTGCCCTAACTCCCATAGTGCTTCTGCGCAATCATCCGACATATCTTTAATTGATTTCAGTGCAGGGTTAATAACGTGATGCTCTTTATCGGAAGAAAAGTGTCGATTATCTAAACCAAATTTATATGCACCTTCTTCAATGCCAAACGCTTCTGTCATTTCTTTTTTCAATAATGCGACTTTTGCCTTATTACCTTTATCGCAAAAATACTGTAACTCAAACTCATAAAACTCATACGGATAATGCGCTTTTTGCCAAGCATTATACAGACTGTCCAACGCAACGGAATACGCATGAGAACAGTTAAATCCATATCCACAGGAATCTTCAACGATACGCCAAACTTTCTCACTAGTTTCGTTTGCGGATTCTAAGGAAACATGTTCTTCGTTAATCAGCCGATCATTAAATCCATCCATAAATCTCTGCTTTAACACAACGACTTTTTCTGGATGTTTCTTTGCGATAGCTTTAATAGCACTGTAACATTCACTCATAGGAAATCCCGCATAATATAAAATATTCATAACGCTTTCCTGATACAATAAGTATGAATACGGCATTTGTGGCGTTTGAATAATTTTATCTAAAGCAGGAATCCCATAATCAAAACTTTCTCTGGACTCAAACTGCTTATACATTGACTGGAACGATGGTCTAATGGCGGCTACAAACGCTGTCAGCTCTGCAACTGAATGTGGTTTATAAGCCATAAGTTTTTTACGTGCCGATGGTTTTTCACACTGATTTAAGCCGATAGTATATCCGTTTGCATATAAATCCCAGACCTCTGAATCGTTCTCGACAATCTTTTCCAATTCTTTTGCTGTGAAAGGTTTAATTCCAATGCGCTCAAAAATCTTTATAATCAGCGGAACGACGTCTACTTTTAATAAATCATTTTTCAAAAATTTATTCTTCTCAGCAACAGCACCATCCATAATGCAGGTTAGATATTCTTTTTTGGTTGTTTTACTTTTACATTTGAATAATCCTATTTCCTCTCTAATGTTTCCATCATATAACAGATATGCTGACGGTGCTTTAGAACGTGAAACAACGATGTTTTGATATGTTTTACTTTCTTCAACATACTTCATGTACTGTTCATCTACATAGTCCGCTAAGTTAATTTCTTCACCTTCATCCGCATGAGAAACCGCTTTATCATAAGCACCTAACTGTTCTGAAATCGTATTAGCTAACTGAAAATCCATACTAACTGCACGGGCAAACATTTTAAATGCTGACTTCTTTTTATATGTACCATATGCACACATAGCAATGGCATGATCTTTGCCTAACACTTTTTCCTGTGCTTTCTCAAACACTGGTATATTACCGCAGTTAAAATCAATATCTGGTAAGCTGTGAGTTTCCAGAATACGTGTCGTTGACATAAAGCGTGATGGAAATAGCTGAATGGGCGCAGATAGCCGATCAATAGTTGAGAAGCCAAGTAACGTATTTGTAAAAAATGAACTAGCTGAACCACGCCCTGTTAGTGTAAGCATACCTCCCATCTTCTTTGCTTCGTTGATAACTCTATAATTTAATAATGGATAGTCTACCATTTTGGTATCTGTCCATGTTTTTACCTCGTCTTTGACAGCGTTGAAATATTCATCATATCGACTACTGTCAATTTCTTTCATATATTTCTTGAACTGCTTTGTAATCAGCCGACCGAAAATCTCATTCTTTTCTTCGAGTGTTTTATCTTTATATAAGATGTTCGGCAATTTTATATCGGTTGTAAACACACGCTCATTATCGTAATCGTCAAATTCTAAACATACATCCGTATTGTCCATCGCCCGCTGAATTTCGTCTTGTGAAAATATCCCTTGCTGTAAAAATCTTTCTACAACAGTAGCATCGTCTGGATAATCCAGAATATCATCGGTAGTGTAATTCTTATTAGCTATAAACGATTTCAGAAAATAATCACGCTGTTCTGACTGTTCTGGCTTAATATAATGCGAGTCTAATCCGACAATCATTTCAATGTTGTATTTCTTTGACCACTCTTTTAATTTACGATTCCACGCCTTTTGTTTATCGTTATCATAATACTGAATCTCCAACATAAAGTTCTTACCAAAATAATCATGCAGTGACTTTATAATGTCCTCAGTATCATCATATCCATCAAACTCAATACAAGCACTGGTGATAAACACATCTTCTGGTGGCAATTGGAAAATCAATTCACGGTCAATTCTGGGTTTATAATAATACCCGCTAATATTAGCTTCGCTCAACATATTATTGATTGCCCGTCTGCCACGCTCATTGCGAGCCAATATAACGATATGTTTATTGCTCCCATCTAACTGTGTAATCGGCTTCTTATTTTTATCAACTCTGCCAGTGTCATATTCTTTTAATCTATCTTTTACCCAGTAAGCTTCACAGCCAAAAACGAACTTCAATCCGTTTTTCTTTGCTACGTCAAACGTTTCAAAGTAATTTCCCTGCCATCCATGCTCAACAGAAGATAAAACTTTATGTCCTAACTCTTTTACTCTGTCTGCATAAGCCTGATAACTTACACAGCTATCTGGTGTAGAAATGTTTGACCAATACGTATGTTTATGATAGTTTTGCATTCAAGATCACCCGAATAAAATTTCTTCTTCATCTTTCTGCTTTTCTGTTTCTGCAATATAGTTCTTTAAATATATACAAGTGTCTCTATAGTTACATAATTGTCTGCAAAAAAATGAATCATCTACTTCTTTTCCAGTTTTTGTAGGACGTGTCATTGCGATGTGTTCACAGCTATCAGGAACAATTTTATTTTTGTTTAACTCCCAAAACTTTGCTGTTTTGTTAATATATTTAATCACGTCATCTTTACGTTTATCGGTTAGCTCATATTTCAATACACATGGCTTCAGACGAAAACGATCTGCTACAATATCTGGAATTGTATTTGTTTTTCTAGCTTCTTCCATCATCATAATTATATCAAATTCGTCAACATTTTTTGCACGTAGTTCGTCTATAATGCATGGTGCTAAAGTATTTACAAGTGAACGTCTTTCAATCGTTTTGGTAATTTCTGTTTTCTTCTTTGATCGAGAAGTTTTGTAACCATAATAAGTCACATCAACATATTTTAAGAATACCCAACTAACGTCTGCTACTTCATATCCTTGCTGTTCGAGTGCCAGTGCATAAATAGCAAGCTGTCTACCGTGTTCATCAACGTCTTTGCCTTTGTACTTCGATGATGTTTTCCAGTCTAAAATCGAGATTGTTCCATCTTCATTGTGTAAAATCAAGTCAATATAACCTTGTACATAAATATTTTTATTTGTTTTGTACAAGAAGAATCGCTCAGTATCGAATTTGCCGTTTGGTTTGCGGAATGTTTTCGCAAAATGAACCATGTCTTTCACCCAATTATTTTTAATTGTTTCTTGACCATTCTTGTCTTTCGGAAACTCTACACCGAGCAATTCACAGTCGCTCAATCCGTTCTGAATAATTGGCAGAATATCATCTTCCGCAATATCATCATGGATTAAATTTTCAAGCGCATCATGGACAACAGTTCCCATCATGCCATAAATATTATCAGTGCCACGTCTATGCTCTAAATACGTTAAATAAGCCTGATATAAGCACTGATTGATCGTGTCTAATTTAGAAAAGCTATATATCTCAATTCCTTGTTCAAATAATTTCTGTAATTCTACTTGTTTTTTTCGCTCAGCCATTATCTTGTCCTTCGTTTAGATATTTGATAATTTCATTTACCTTTTTTATCACCATCAATAACACAGTTTGATCATTCATCATTTCATTCACATGCAGTGGTTCAATTGTTGGAAACATCTTTTGAAATTTTAAAAGTTCCACCATCTTGTATGAGCAAACATTTCCATCTTTACCTTTTACAAAAACCGTATCTCCAAGGATTTTTTGTACCGTTACAGGCTTCCCGTACGTATCTTTTAATTCATCGTGTACATTTATATCCATGTTACGCACTCCTTAATTAAGCCACAAAATCCAGACTTCCCTAAATCAGACGGACTATCTTTACTACCGAGTGATAAATATTTATTATCTTTATCATAAATATATCCCACTTGATTTTTCAGCATCGGTGTATCAATTTTCAATTTCTCTGCTTCGGATCGTAATATATCTTCTGAAATTCCTTCATCATACGCCAGTATAATCTTTTTTGTTTGTAAGCCTTTGATATATCTCGTTTGCACCTTTGATAGTTCGTGTCCCATAATTGCGAGTCCTACATGACAGTTCATCGAATCAAGCTGACAAACAAACTTTTCTGCTTCTCCAATCACACAAATATTCTTTTCAATAATCGAACAGTAGTTTGTATGGTATCCGTATACAACTTGTGTCTTACGGAACGGAATAATCGCCCACCAACGCTGATCGAGTGGACAGCGTGAGTCATTCGTTCTTGCTTTACACCCAACAAGCCGACCTTCTGTATTATAAATCGGAATTGTAATGGCATTGTCTTGTATAGAATATCCGATATTGAATTTCTCCTGTGTCTCGAAACTCACACCATCATTCAACCACATCGTATTAAAATATCCTGTATAATCTTCTATGAGCGATTCATCATATGTTTTAATATCAAACACAGTGTCGGATGCAGACTTATGAAATTTTTTATAAAATCCACGGAACGGTTTAACTCGCTTCTGGTTTAATTTAGATCGCTGAATCTTACCATGTTTGGCACAAAATTCTAATGCCGTTGGAAATGAACATTGTAATATATCCATAACGAGCGTAAACAAGTTTCCATGCTTATTCCGTGTGAAGTTTTGATATACTAAATTATCTTTCCATAAGCTAATCGCCGTAGGATTATCACCATCTATATTTGGAAACCGAAAATTATGACCACAATCTCTAATATGTTCAAATCCAAGTGCCGTCAGAATATCTTCAACTGCTTCTTGATTACAAATTAACTCATTCCGCAGAATCTCTGCGTTCATCTAGTAATCCCTCTGTGTTCATTTACTACAGTGCAATAACCAATCTCCTTCCAATAATTAAACCGAGCATTCCATTCGTAAAGAATCTGAATATTATTTTCATCATTTCTTGTTTTATCCAAAAAAGCAATGATATATTTCTTGTTTTTATCTAGCTTAATACTATTGTAGTTACGATACCATCCACTGCCATCTGTTTTCTTTTCTAGCGTATACGGCTTAATATCATATTGCTCCTTCGGAAATTCATCGTGCCAAATGTTACGCATATAAACCATCTCAGAAAAAACTTCCTTAATCTGCTTACTATTCGACAAACAAGATGCACTTAAATATCGCTGATTCTCTGTGTATAACGCTAACTGATAAGTAACAACAATACTTATATTCTCTTTGCTTGCAAGCTGAAAAATTCTCCTGCTATCAATCATTAACCGTTGCCACATATTATCTGCTGTTGAGTCGTCTGCTTTCATTGTGTCATAGCAAATACATTGATAACCAACTTTAGCAAGTTTCTTAATAATTTTGAGCAGCTTGTTCGTGTCTGTATCAAAAATCTTTACAAACCTTATATTAGAATATTTATCTTCTGAAATTTTTTGCGCCTGTTTAATCAGATCTATCTGTTCATCAGTAAAGTGACCGACTTTCAAGTGTTTTCTCGTCAACTTCCAATAGTTTAACTCATGCGTCAGAATATGTACTAATATTAAATTCTGATACGCTTTTAACTGCATCTCGTTAGAAACAATCGCAACTTTAATTCCTTGATTATTCAGCGGCAAAATAAAGTTCTCAAACATGAAAGAACTTTTACCAACACCAGAATGTGCGCCTAACATATACAGATCTCCGAGTGGTAAACCTAAAGTCTTACTAGATAGCCTAGGACAATTTTCTGCATAAGATAATCCCATCGCTTCGCCGTTGTTACATTCTTCAATGTAGGCATCGTCTAAAACAAGACTCTGAACTTTTATATCATGATTTACAGCAAGCGAAACATTATTTAATGTGTACTCAAATAAATCATACACATTCTGACTTGTCATTCCTGCAACATCATCCAGATTATTAAACGTATCAGCATAGTTTACAAGCAAGTTGCTTAATATGTTTATTTTAGCGAGTTTGTCATAATAAGCGTCTACATTCTCAACATCAACAAGTTGCGTCATTTCCTCGACTTCGCCAAAACCGCCATATTCTTCAAACTGCTGACTAATTTTTGGCTTGTCTTTCAGATATGAGTCAAGCGTAATACTATCAAAGTTGCGATAACCTTCATTATACATTCCTCGCCCTAACTGAAAATAGAACAGTCCATCTTTGCTCTGTATTGTTTTATCTCCACGTACATTGATTGATTTATAATCATCGTACAGATTAGGATCTTTCCAAAGACAAAAAATAAAAGGTGCTTCTATTTCATCTCTGTTTTTGTTGATTTTTTTTAATATATCTTTAACTTCCATTGATAAATTGGCTAATATCGTGTGTTGGTTTCCGCACAGTGGAAACTTTTAAATCATCGTAATTCTCAAAGATTTCTACTGCTGAATTGTTAGCCTTCTCCTTCTTTAATTTTTTGTCAATTTCTTCTATATGATTAGCAATGATCGCCATAATATAAGCACACATTCCATAGTCACTCTGAAACCTTTTATTTCGCACCGCCCAATTTAATTGATCGGTACAATACAGAAATGTATAATAGATTATTTTGCGAGAATAATTTACTTCAAGTTCTTTAAGTTTTTTTGTAATTACAGTGGGGAACTTTTTGGTTGAAGAATATCCAACAAGTTCCCCAATCAAATTCAAAGTATCTTTGCGATATTGTTTATCTCTCTGACACTCTAAATATAATTCTTCTGTTTTATAATAATGTCCGTCTGGTGCTTTAAAAAATACATCTGTTGTGCCTTCTTCTTTTGTTATCCAACATTTGCATTTTCTTGCCATATTACATCACCTACTGTAATGCTTTTAATAATCTCTCCATCGTTTTGGTCGGAATTGACTCCGCATCTACTCGATCAAAGCCTGCATCAGATAAAATTTCTTTCATTGCGTCTTTTTCATCATCTGTAGCTACTTTGTACGCACTAAGGATTTTTGATTTCAGTTCCAGATTCTGTTCTAAATCCACCTTGTTTTCTACAGCAGACTCAGAGTATTCTTTTGCTTTTTGAGCAGACTCTTTATCTTTTTCTTCCTGTCTCTTTTTAGCATCTTCTAATGATTCTGTTCCTTTTGACTGTTCTGCTAAAATCGCATCCTGCATTGCCTTGATAAACGCATCACAATCAAACGGAATCTGACCAACGATATTAGCAAATCGAGACTTAGAATCTACAGAATAAGAATCATCCCTAAAACTAATAATTCGGCTCTCACCAGTAACTCTGTCAATAGTAATATCTTTTTTATGAATATCTTTTCTTCCTGTTTTTTCTTTGACAATCTCCCGATCAATGTATGCCAGACCAACAAAGTGCATCTTGTTTTTAATCTGATTAAAATATCTCTGTGTAGAATCAGCTGTCAGTTTAGAATAAGATTCCTGCGTGATCGGATCTACAATATCGGTGCGTTTTACATGCCCGATAATAATTGAATTAACGCCAACGTTTTTCAGTTCCCACATCGTATCGAGAACAAGACCAACTGCATAGTCTAATCCTTTACCAAACCCGCCAAACGCAGAATTGATGCTATCTACACGGTTATCTGGTTTTTTCTTATTATGCTGACGAATTGTCTCGATTTCTGCTAAACGCATCAGTTCGTCAAAACTATCAAAAATAACAACCTGTAAATCTTGGTAATCAGTTGTTTTATTATCTACAATATCGTCTACTACGTCTACAAGTTTTTGCCAGTCTTCAATTGGCTCTGATACAATTCCCTCAATTGCCGATGCTCCATCTTCACGACCCATATCGAAATGAATATATCCATCAGAACCAACTAATTTCTCACACATCTGATAAATAATAGTTGTTTTACCAATACCACCTTCACCAAGCAGACAAATGTTATAGTGCAGTGGATTTAAGTCTACATGATTTTTCTTTCCGTATTTTCCCATCGTTACCTCTTAACCGAATAAATTTTCTTCATCATCGTCCATTACAGCATCGTCAAACATTTCAGATTCTTCTTTTTCTTCTGGCTGATGGTAATGATAAATTTCATCCTCAAAATCAGAATCACTCATATCACATCCGACAACACCATCTTCAAACTCTCCCATAACAATAGGGGAAATCAGACGCATTTCCTGTACACGATTTCCAAATGTTTTTTCTTTGAAATCGTCCAGTGTGTTAATTCCCGCATCAATGCACTTTTTCTGCATTTTGGTTAAATCATCATATGAAATTTCTGCTTCTTCTGTACCATTAACAACACCACATGTCCATCCCATATGAACGTAACCTTTCTGTTTCAGTTTCAGAAATTCATTCATTCTGAAATCAACAGCGGCTTTTTGTTTTTCGTTATCAAAGTCAACTTTAGAACAGTTAAAAACAAATGTGCTTGGCACGTATTTGACACCGTTTTCTTTGTCAATATAAGCCTTCTGATAACCATTCAGCCGAACGATTTTTTCTTTTTTCCAATCGGCAGTATCTAAAGATTCTTTGTTGTAATATACATCAATGCTTGTGCGCAGTTTAGATTTCGTGTCTGCATCTACGACCGAAACATACTGAATTTCATAACGTGGTGTAACTTTACCCTGATATACATTCATACGAATCCTACCAGACACACGGAACTTTTTATCTTTATAATCTTCATAATTATCCATGAAGTATTCAATTGCGTCATATGCAGAGATAAATTCCTTACGCTCATCGAATGTCACAGAATATTTCATCATTGCATTTGCAACATTGTCCGAATCAAAACGATCTTCCCATTCAATCTCGACACGTTCTCTGTCAGTTGTAAAAACTTTAATGGTATCTGTTCTCATACCAAACAGTTCTACAAATGCCATATTATGATCTGACTCTTTGATCCCAAAAGATAACGAGTGATATTTATCTCCACTTTTTGTCTTTGCTGTACGGCACATGTTTGGCGCACCGTCACGTTTTGGCACGAATAATTCTCCTACGAAATTAAATTTATCTACCATATTATTTCCTTTCTCTATTTAGAAAATCTTTCTGAAATTTTTTCTAGCCATTGTTCATCATTGTCTGTTAGATTAAATATACGGATACTTCGCTGACATACTGGACAGCGATCAATAACCATTTTTAACGGTTTAATTGTTTTGCAAAATGTACATTCATACATCCCCATTTCTAATTCTTGCAATTTTATTCATATGGACTCCTTTCTTTATATTTTTTATTGTTTTAAACACCCCCAACTGGACTCGAACCAGTAGTGTAGCAGTCAAAGTGCTATGCCTTAACCATTTGGCGATGGGGGTAAATTGGTGGAAGAACATCCACCAATTCTAAGAAGGAAAGGAAACTATATTTTGTTGACAGTTCCAAAGAACTTCATCAACTGTAATTATCTTACCACTTTCTAGTTACTCTGTCAACTGTAAATTTATAATTACTTTACTTTTTTGGAAATTCTTTTATCCATGATAAATATTTTTTTGTTTGATAAGCATAAATCTGATTCAAAATTTCTTTTGCTGTGCGTTCATTACCAATAGCAGACAATCCTGCACAACCATATTTGTCTTTATGTATCTGCTCATAAACTGCTTTTCTATCATGTGATAATTCTTCATATAACGCTCTAACATAAGTTATATATCGTTCCACATGATATTCCAATTCACTAACACGGAACTGATAATAATTCCAATACATCGTAAATTCCGTTGACTTTTCATTAAGCGCACCTTGATTCACGTTTGGATCTTGAATCAGCTTTATCATCTTACGTTTAGAAAAATTTGTTCCAGTGCGCAAATAATGATAAGCAATATAAGACGGTGACTTCACTTTGATTCTGTGAAATTCTTTATCAACAATTACATAACCCTCGTCCGTTATGTGATCTTTTGTATTTAATCGCTCTGCATGAGATACACAATGTTCCAAACTGGTGTATCTATGCGTAGATGGTCTGCTAATTCCGATATTGTCTTGCCTGATTTCCTCACCACTGATATTTTGTCTGGCGGCTAAATAATACAATCTCGTAATTGGATACTTAACAACAATCTGCGTGTAAGGACTAATCAACTCAAACATATAGGTAACATATTTTTGTAGCTTATCAAAATTCAGCTGATTATAATTCTGTGCCATATGGATCAAGTCATTCCACGTGTAGGAAACATATTCGTTTTGATAAGCAATATTATCTGTAGTAATACAGCCGTTGGTACTCCACTGCCATTCACCAATAGCTTCGTTGTACCATAATTTCACCAACGAACCATCTATTTTATCATAGACAGTAAAGTTACCCATTATCCAATCAATCGTGTCAGCGTAATACTCATTCCAGTTGCCAAATTTATTCATAGGAAAACAAACCACTCTGCAAGTATCTATGTTTATAATAATTCCTCTGGCTTCTCGAACTATTTCATCAGAAAAATTTGCTCCCTGCCTATAATTGCAAATGATTAAATTCCCCTCTTGTTTGACGGTGATTTGTTTATCCTTTAGTACCTGACGCCAGTTTGGATCTTTATAAATAAGCCTACAGATATAAGAATTGCTAATCTTTGGTTTCAATATATTATTAACTGGTTTCATTTAGCAAGCTTGTCTCCTTCAAATAAAATCTGTAATTGATTTATCAAACTGTCTCCTAATAAATTTTGCCATTTTACGTTTGTGTCAATCTTTACCGTGTACAACAACATGTGCCACTGGATCAAAATTGCTCGTTTTAGTAAATCACAGTTTTCTCTGGTAAAGAAAAAACTATCATACGCTCCAACGTTCTGGTGTCCAAAATAATGCGCCTGTTTGTCAACCTTTGTTTTTGTTTGCGTTTTCATTTTTCCAATATCGTGGATACAAGCGGCATAATACAATTCATCTTTCTTTCCAGTTGTACTCAACACATGTTCTGCTGTTTTGCGCATATGATCTCCGAGCAACAATGTGTGATGATAATTTTCCTGATTAAAATTATCTGCGTCTTTTAACCATTGATAATATGTTGCATCATTATATTCAAACGAATAATGTATTTTTATATCGTCCCACCCCTCATAATAATACGGTACTACAAAGGAACGATACATACGTTTTATAACTTCAGTCGGAACTCTGCGTTCTCGACTGAGATTGTTAATTAAACACTGTTCATATTGAGTCATTACCAAAATACATTCCTTTTGACACTCTGGTAACTGTTTTAATAAATTCATACGCTTTTTATAATTGATATTTGTTGCGTCATAAATTACAGAAGTACCTTTTTGTAAATACTCTCGTGTCAGTTTATTCATATGATTAAATACTTCTGGATTATGCTCTTGATTTTCAGCATCTCCGTATAATTCTGCTCTGATTTCATCAGAACTCAATATGACAGCGTTTAATTCTGTTTTTAGACTTTTTGCCAACGTTGTTTTCCCACTGGCGGGCAATCCAATTAGCATAGTAAATTGCGTCATAATTTTACCTCTTCATCTCTAGTATCACGATAACCCTAATTCTTCTGGTGTGTATTCGACGTTATAACTCATATTTTCGTACATATGACCTGATGGAAATTCTGGAAACTCTAACTTTTCACCAGTTTTAAATTTCACAAGTAACCTATTATTGTGTGTTACGCCTGTTTTATTTCCAGTGGGAATCAATAACAACATAATATATTTTACTTCTGGTAATGGTTTCAGAACACTATTCAAATATTCCTTTTCGATCTCGTCAATAATATCTTCTCTAAACTGAATAGCCATTGATGGTAATGAATTAGAAACTAAACATTTGAATTTTTCATTAAAACCACCTAATATACATGTTGATCCACTACTATGATATGTACAAGAAACTACATTAAATCTCGGTTTACTTTCATAAAGAACTAAATCTCCATTGGTATCTCTCATAATCCACTTATACTTTTTATCTGTAGCCTGCAATATCTGCCATTCTTCATTCGTAAATAATTCATTCTTTTTCATTCTATTCTCCTTTAACTTTTTAAACGCTTTTTCTTTCTCGCCAATCTGGAATCCTCTGATGCTATCAAACATGCAATTGCTACAACTAATACCTGCACAGGTTCTCGAACCTTTAAAGTATCACATCAACAATTTATTGAACAATTCCTCATCTATCATGTATATTACCTCAGTTTTGATATTCCCAAAGGACTAACGCTGATTTTAAATAGAATAAATTTCTCTGGAATAATATCAACTCCATTATCGAATCTAATTATATATTCGTTATTTTCTAATACTGTTACGATTCTTCCAAAACCAGTACCGTAAGTTTCTTTTGGCACCAATCCAAAATTCTTACTGAGTTCAGAAACGCATACAGTATCTCTCGGTTTATATTTATTGTTCATTTTATATAATCCTTTTTTATGAACCACTCGTTGAATGATTCTACACAGTCGGGGCAAATGTCAAATTCTACCTCATTGCGATGCTTGTCTGTTTTTCTATCATATGATAGGAGAGAAAAACCGTATACAATATCATCATAGCAATAATCATAATACTTCCCACACCTGTCACATTTCTTAGCACAAGACATTATTATCGTACACCTTCTTTCCAATAAATTTGTAGACCGCTTCCTCGCCATCTTTTGTTGCAACGGTGAGTTTATCAGGAAAACCAGAGGAATTGATCCCGATTGCCCGATACCTTCGATTTATGATTTTCGTAGGTTTTTTATGACCCGATTCACAAGCTTCACACTTCTTTTTGTCGGTATATGCTGTACCGCATACTTCGCATTTATACTGGTTTATTACTTTCATCTTATTTATTCCTTTTTCTTTTTCTAATAGACATAAGATTTCGATAATTCAAACAGTCTTACCTTTTGGGACGCACGATGTGATGTTTGTATCTTGCACACGTGTGATACTGAGTGCTTCATTCTTTTCATATGTTTTGGCAATTGCAATTAAATCTTTCCACGGTATACTTTCACTAGTGATTGCAGGAAGGATTATACAATTGTCGAATACGATTGGCGATGTTGATTTATCAACAAATGCAGTGTACGTACGGATTCCAATACTATTAGCTAAGTCGATATATTTGACATCAACACATATGCTCAACCTATCGTTTGTATAAATTTGTTTGATTGATGAATCTGTTTTAAACTGTACACTGGTTTGTCTGACAGTATAAATTGCTGACTTTCGTGCGCTTTTATAAAGTTTTTCTAAATAACAGTCTCCCCAATAAGGATAGGAAATATTCTGTTTTATTGATCTGTATGTAGTATTGTTTATAAGTTCTGGAAATCTCGGACTAGCAAGTCTGAAATGCTTATTATATATATCCAATTGTATTTTATAAATTGCATGACTGTCAGAAACAAAAACTGTTTCGTCATGACGCTCAATAATTAACTGGTATTCATTTTTTAACGTGTTTATAAAATTATTTAGTTCTTTCATATATTCCTCTATTCATTAGACCGTGATCAACAGCTTCTTGGAAGTTGATAAAAAAGTGTATCCCAGGTGCGCATTCTGCCCATCTGTCTTCTTCAAAATCATCCACGCACACCGTTTTGCCGACTTCGTACACGAAATTTTCATCATATTTGCTAATTGCTTTGTTTTTATCAGATTCCGTGTGATCTAAATTCCAAATCCGCAAGACTTTAGCTTTATCGCACCTGCATTTGCGACCCGTACCTGACAGTCTCTTTGCATCTGCGGGAATTTCCATCTCAACAATTAAAAGTCCACGGCATTTTTTGAAGCCTATAAAAGCTCCCGCTTCAGGGCAGGCGTAAGGGATGTATGGGAGTTTTGCGCCCTGCAACTTGGCATGTTGTAATTTGGCGTCACGTAAATCGCTCCCACGTAAGTCAGAATCCCTTAAATCCGCACCCCGTAAATCACTTTTTCTTAAATCACTTTTTCTTAAATCGGTGTTCCTTAAATCGGTTTCATATAAATTAGAACCCTGCATGTCGGCTCCATACAAATAAGCTGCGAATAAATTGGCACGAGCTAAGAAGGCGTCACGGAAACAAGTATACTGTAAATAGCTTTTTTGTAAGTCGACTTTATATAAATTAGCTCTACGTAAATCTCTTTCCCGTAAATCGGCTCTCATATATACAAATCCATCGCAGTCTTTATCTAACCAGTGTTTGTGATTTCTTAATATATCTACAAGTTTTCTGTTCATACTAGTTCTCATAAATCCTCCTTACGGCAGACTAACCAAACGAGCTGGTGCTACTCCGTAACTATTGCCAGCATAATTGATGTAGATGTTACCATCCGTATCAACGCTACGGACACCACTACCAGTACCAACGCAAGGAGAAGCGATCCAATATCCTGTAGTTCTGCCATACTCATCTGTAGCAATTCTGTCCAGCTCATTAGGCATGTACTTCCTGATCTGCTCTACGGTCAATAAGAAGAAACCTTCGATTGTGACCCTTTCCAAAATATCCATTGGTACATTTTCTTTAAAATCATTCCGAAGATATTTCTGAATATCAGAATCATTATATATATTCTTGCTATTCTCATTAAAAACATGATCTTTAACGTTAGTGCATTTCCAAATCAATGCCTTGTTATCTTTAATATCCAACACTTTCCAATCACCACTAGGAAATTTCATCACGTCCCCTACTTGCAATTCGGTTGGGTCAATATGTAATCTTACTTGCCTTTCAACATTAATTATTCGCATTTTGATCTCCTTTATATTCTTCATCCCACCATCTCCTACACGCATTGCAGTCCGATAGGTATTTGGCAACTCCGCATATATTGCTAACAGGTGGACAACTGTCATCATCCGGTTCTACACCAAAAACCTCTTTAAATTTATCTTTATTTGTAATCACTGGATGTTCTTTCACCCACTTCTCGAGTAATTCAACACAATCCAATGCCTTTTCTGGGAGATGTATATGTTCACATAGGTACGCAAACATGCACGTTGTACATGCCACACCGCAGCAAAGAGCCGTCCCCATGTAGTTCTTCGCTTCTTCACCTCTCCTTACAGAGTCAAAGTATCGTGTTAAATTTTTCTTGTATTCTTCTTTAGTCATAATTTCTCCTAGTATTCAATGTGAAATCCTCCATGCTCATTGATCCAATCAATGACTTCTTTGTAATTCAGACCGCCTTGCTCTTTTGGACGCATGATATAATCGTACTGCTTTGGGTGAGTTTCTTTCATTCTCAAGAAACGACCTTCCCCGGGTTTTTCAAGATGGCAACCGTAACCGCAGAACATACAACCAGTACGATCACAACCTGTGGTTTTGAGAAATGGTCTGTCCAGATCGAACAATTCTTTCATATCATCTTTTACCTGCGTTTCTTTTCCATTAACTTCAATGATTTCTCCATAAACAGAAGCTACGGGGAGGTTATGCTCCTTGATATAAAGAAGTACGTCTTGTTCCGTCCAAAAGCTCATGGGATTTGAAATTGGAGATTTCATCTCAAAACCATTACAACCATTCTTCAGCCATTGTGATGTTCGCAAGCGAGATTCAGACGCCATTTGTGCTGTTATCGGCTTTCTCCCGGTCTTTCGTCCAAAAGAGTGAACTGGATATTTCTTCATCACGTTACAGCAATTTGCTGATATTTCGAATGGAGCTTCGAGGAAAAATTTATATTTTGATACATTGTATGCACTCGGCTTCCCGTCTTTGCTCAGATATGTACCTTCGACTTGCATGTAGCGTGAAGTTTGCCTAGGGATAATCCCCGCCTTGAGATTTTGATAGTCTTGATTCTCTTTGTTGATTCTGCGGTCTATTCCTAGCAAATCCGCCATGAACGGTGAGTAAGGAATCGGACGCCGACTCTCTCTCTCGAACTGCCTTTACATAGCGTCTTGCGCCAGAAACCTTATCCGAAACTTCTTTACTAATAAATGGGTATCCATGTTCTTCAATAACCTGTCGAAAATTCTTTTTTGGTTTTAGCCACTCTACATTGTCGTATGTTTTTACAAAGTTTCTCACTTCTGGATATTCCAGTCCTGTGTCAACATACACAGCTAACATTTCTGGGTATAAATGGCGGGCAATGTCGAGAAGAACTGTAGAATCCTTTCCGCCAGAAAAACTGACATATACACCACCTATATCATATTTTCTAACCCATTCCCTAATTCTGTGCTCAGTCATTTTGATCTTCATGGAAAGTGGTAGTCCCTGTTTTTCACGAAGTTCTTGTATTGTGTGTTTACTCATCTTCAGCCTCTCTCCAATACACCAATTTCATCGTTCTCCCTCCTCGCCATTCTGCTCCTTGTATTCTTTATTCCACCATTTTCTACATTCCTTGCATGTTGGACTACCGCACATTTCTATACCAGGTGGGCATTCACATTTTGTGTCAACTTTTGCACCGAACACCTCTTCCATCTTTTCTTTGTTCGTAATGGGTGGATGCTCTTTTACCCACTTTTCAAACTCTTCCATGATTTCAAAAAAATCATCCAGTTCACAGCGTAAGTCTTTATTAAACATGCAGTCTTTGCACATTGATCCACGACAAACGACACCATAAGTGACTTCTCCCCTTTCTGGACTTATAGAATCGAAATACCGCTTTATTTGTTTATTAAATTCCTCTTTAGTCATTTCCCTTTCTCCCTTCATGTCGCTCCCAATCTGCTGGGATTTCTTCTTCTCTTTTTACGCACCAGTCATGTACAGGACATGCGGCATGAAAACAATCTGTAGAACTCACCTGTTCACAAAACTTACTAATTGTGTTGATAGCTTCTTTTGCTTCTTCTAACGTTACTTTTCTTTCAATCATGCCCAAGATTTCCTTTCTTCAAACCACTGCAAATATTCTCCAATCAGTCTAATTGTTTTGAATCCGTCTCTAACTCATCTCCTTCTATGGGTAATGTAGTCGTATATATGGGTGTTGATGAATCCAAAACCACTTCTATGTCTTTTTCATCAATATAATCAACAGTTCCTTTTATTTGAAGCTCTAATGCATATTCACGTCCATTTTCATAAGCCATAATCTGTTTCTTAACTACTACTGTTGAACCAATATTTATTCGTTTGTTGTTCATCATACCTCCTATGAAACTTTATCACATATACGAAATTTCATCACAGTACCTCATTTGGGTCTACCATAAAAAATTCAACATCATTGATACAAAATTTGTTTTTTACCAACCACTCGTCCAGTATCTGTGCGCATAGCCTATCTTCATAATCTGTCATCCATTTATTATTTCGTTTATTATATGCATAGAAATATTTTCCAATAACATTAATTTCTTCACCACTATATAATTCAACACTACTAATTTGTCTGGATTTTATAAAGCGATACAGTTTAACTTCATCACGCACTGCATAACGACAAAAGTCTTCATAAGTTAATGATTTTATATCACTCATGTTAATTGTTCTTTGTGAAATACTTCTAATATAATCCTCTTGCTTTTTAATTAACCACTCTTCAGTCACAACAATGTTTGTTTCGCCTATTTCTATCTTATATAATTTGTTCGTATAAATTTTAGTAATTTTTCCAAACTCGTCTTTTAATAACCGAAGTGTCTCATGATGATTAGTGTCGCTAGTATATCTTACTAATTTTCCAATATAAACTCTATCACCAACATTAAATTGCATCTTATAGCCTCTATCTCTTTATATTTATGTTTTGCTTATAAATCATCAAAATATATTCTATTTATTTTTACAAGCATCATTATCTATTGGAATATATTTTCTATACCCATTCTTATTATTACATTCACTTTTGTGAAAATCAGAATAAGATTGCCAATATGGATTTGGTTTGGCTTCATGTCGATAACACGTGGTTTTTCTTGGACAATCTTTAGAAAAACACATTGTAATATCTATCATACAATTTCTCCTTTTACTGTTGAATCTTTAACCAACAAGCGGGAGCAACACCACCATGGAAACGGACAGGATCTGCGGAGACATGGCCTGTAGTGTGAACGCTACTGACATACCTACTGTCACAGACATACGGCGTAGAAGTCCACCACCCAATGTTGTACATTTTTAAATTTGTTACAGTTCTATCAGATGGAATCGGCATATACTTATTAATTTGATCGACTGTCAACAAGAAAAATCCTTCATTACTTACATTTTTAAGCATATATTCTGGAAATTCTTTCAAGAAATCATTCTGCAAATATCTTTGAATATCTGAACCTTCGTAAACATTATTTTTATCACGATTAAAACAACGCTTTTCAACATTCGTACATTTCCATATTAAAACCTCATTATCAACTATATCTAATATTTTCCACTCTGCATCGTTAATAATTAGCCTATCGCCAATTTCAAAATCGTTCGTTTCAACATCCACTGTACGTTTGATTTTCATGTTTTCCCGCCTTCCGTATGCATGTTTTAAATTTATTTATAGTTTATCATACAGTTATAATCTATGCAAGTAAATTCTGCTAATGCACCAAATTATTCCAAGTACAATTATTACTAAACACTCAATAAAGCATTTATCTAAATTCATGCGAATAATATCAACCACACATTTTACGCCTATCGCTAAAATTGCAATACTTGTGATTCTGTTTACCGTTGCTATTCTACTTCCCATACACTATCGTCCTTATTTTGATATGCTGTCATGGCTTCTAACGTTTTTTCATTGATTACATATACCTTCGCCAAAACGTTAAAATCAGACTGATCTGGATAATCCTCTGCAAACTCAAATGCTTCGTTACCATTTTCCATGTACCCTGCTTTAAGTTCTCCATCAATCATACAAACAACAACATAATCATCGGTATCTTTGTCGTGCAATAATTTCATATCTGTTGGTTCTTCTCCAAACGTCTGCTCAACTGATTTTGTCGCAATTCTTTTTACGGAACCAGTTCCACATCCAGTACCTATAACTGAAATAGTTACAGCTAATAAAAACATAATCAACATCTTTTTCATAACTATGTCTCCTTTACACGCTTAAAAATACATCAGCTTTTTCACTTGCCTGTTTAATCAATGTCTCAGATGGTTTAATATAAATCTCAGTTGTTTTTGGGGATTCATGTCCCATCATCTGCTGAACTTCATATAAGTTACATCCTGCATCAATCATATTTGTTGCAAACGTTCCACGCAACCTATGTGGTGTAATGTGTTTGTCAGTCGGATTCAACACTTCAACAATACGTTCCATCGTTCTAGGAGTCATTCTAGTTTTTTTTGTTGATACAAACAACGCTCCTTTTTTGTGATATTCTTCGCCAAGTATCTTTTCACGATCATACATCCAACGCCCAATTGCCCGCATTACACTATCAGATAAATAATAAGTATGTTTCTTATTTCTTTTCTGAATTACCGTAACCGTTTTTGCTTTCCAATCAAAATCCTCTAAGTCAATTTCTGTCAGCGGCGTACAACGAATACCAGTGTATAACGCCAATAGAAGAATCGCATAATTACGATTGTAATTTTTATTTTTAGGAATGTTATTAAACATTTCTTTGATTTCTTCCTTCGTTAATACATCACGGTGTATCTGATCTTTTGGTTTCTGTGCAGGACGTTCAATTAGTTCTGCTGGATTGTTTGTAATTTGACGTGATGCAGTTAAATATTTATAATACTTTTTAACCGCTGAATACATAACAATCATTGAGTTCCCAGATTTCTTTTCGCCGTTTTCTTTGAAAGACTGATAATATAAAAATTCTGTTAAATCATCATAGGATGCCGCTACCAAATCTTTTCCCAACTCGTCATGCAGTGTTTTGATGCAATGTAAATATTTATAATGTGTGTTATAAGACTGCGTTTTCCCACTATTCATCATGGAAAAATAAAATCCTTTTAAGTACGGGTTCTCATTCAGTAAGTTTTTAATCTTCTGCGTAGCCTGCTTCTCGTTTTCTTTTCTCCCACTCATAGTTTCTTCTCCTGCTTAATTCAATCAATTCTGTAATTGCATCGTTCCATTCTGCGTCGTCTGGACGATAAAGTTTTTCATCATCTTCCATATAAAAACAATCGAGATCATATTCGTCTTTATACGGGCAATATCCATTACGTTGACGATAATCTAAAATTATTTCAATTTGCTGAATCTCATAATCACTAAAATATCTAACATTATTTTGCTCCAAATATGACTTTACTAATGCGGTTGCATGAGATTCATAATATGTTATAGCCGCTCCCTCATCTTCCGTGGTCATAACCTTCTTAATGCACCAGTCATCTTCCGTCACATACGGAATCGGTTCAACATATTGTTCTAATTCTTTTCGTCTTTGCTGTGTATATGGATCGTGCAACCAATGACAATATTTTCTACTTACATGGATTACATACCATATCCATGCTAATACCCATCCTGGTGCTGTTGCTCCGCTCATAGTAAATGCTGAAAAAAGAAATAGTATCACACCAATGATGGTATATTTTTTCGCTTCGTACCAATGATACACTTTATAATCTCTATCTTCCATCCCAATCCCTCAAAAATTCTAAATAACTTTGCCGTAAGCTGTAATCCTTTACGTGCATCATATCATACTGTCTCAAAATGTCAATGATTTTAGGAGACTGTGTACACTCATACGCTGTTAAATGATTATTGTCAATCACTTTTTGCATTTCATATACAATACCACTATTCCGTAAATTCTTTAATTTAAGCGGCAATAAATATGTTTCACGGATTTTATTCAACCGACTAATCAATCTTTTTTTACGTGCTTCAGCTGTATTAAATCTGGCGTTAGCTCTCGATTTCCACACAGTAGGATCTCCTTCATCAAGATTATATTCGAATCCTGCTACGGTTTTATATGTATATGTGTTACAAGCTTCAATTGCAAATTGTTTCAAATTATCAGATATATGTTTCGTATATCCATCATACTGAATTTCATTGCCATGAATCATATCTTCTGTCACACTTAACAACTCAGACCAATTAGTTCCCATCAATCCTTCAAAAGCTCCTAAAATAACATACCTATCTGACGGGTTCTGCAACTGATCGAATAGCTCAAACAGCTGATCTTTCGATATAATACGCTCCTTATTTGCTTTTTGGTTGATATATTTTAATAGTACGTTTTTACTATAAAACTCAAACCTGTTAATATGATCCACATTGATCTGCCTATCAATCGCCCACGTTGTATATTTCTTATAAATTGTAACTCTGTTCTGCAACGAGTTTATAGACGATGCATTCAACCCATACAGAACAGTATCAATCTCTGGTTCAATAAAATTACAGATGTCCTTTTTATAATGTTCTTCATATGGTGCTGACATTTGAAACGCTTCTTCTGCAATTTTCGCATACGATACTGGCAATTCATTTATAAATTCACATTTTACAGATTCATTATACATACCTATTACCTCTCTGCTTCATCCAAAGTTTTTAAATAATGTTTGAAATTAGAAACATGACTATCATATTTATGATTGTTAATAAACGTAATCATATCTGCTACGCTATCATACATCATTCCCGCTTTCGTTGCTAGAGCGATAATATATTTATCATCTGTCAACACGTTTTCTTCCATCAGCGAATTATACACATTCCGTAACCGCTTATACGTTGCCATCTGATTAGTTACGTCACAAAATTGTTCTATTGCCTGATAAAAGTCCTGCGCTAAATATCCGTGAGTACGACTAATTTTACCACGCAAGTAAGACAATGAATCCGTATTCAAACGCTGAATAATAAAGTTTATCGGATTTGTTGCGTCCAGTGTTTTCGCATAGGATTTCTTAATGCGGTTTCTCTTATCTTCCTGCGCAATATATGTACACGCTTTTTCTTCATCGAACTGCATAATATTTAATATAACAGGATACCGAAACGTTTCATCTTCTTTTCGCAACATTGTAATTGCTCGATACCGATGAAATCCATCAAGAATGTCCAACTGTCCACTTGTTAAAAATAATTCTTTGCCGTTAAATTGTATTGCTGTATTTTCATTATCCAAGTTGGCATTTAATGTCAGTGCATTCGGAATGAACTCATTCTGCTTCATAAGTTTCGCAATTTCTTTCACAGACTTTTCATTAACAGCAATCTTATAGCTTGTAATTCCGTTTAAGGTTTTCTTCACGGCAGGACGCTGTGTATTATAATTATAATTTATTAGCTGTCCTTGATATAACTGATAAATAAATTCTGCATCTGTTACGCAAATATATTGATCTTCGGCAACTTTCTGTACGTTGTTAAAAACGACAGGGTACTCAACGGTATTCTTGATCTGCATTCGAGATTTTTTATACATCTGAAATTCATGTGGTGAGAAATATTCATTCATATGAATTTTCTCAGTACCTAACACTGAGTTGATTGCAGAACCAACCCAAAATAGAACTTCATCTGAAAAATCTTTCACATCTTCGGACAGCATAACTTGATTGCCGTCATAAAAATTATGCAAGCGATTTAACTCAGTGTTAACAGCTCTAAAAAATCTCCTGCGTGATGTGTATTCCTGCACAATGCCATGAATACTATCACAGTATTCCTGTCGTTTTAACATATATTTCCCTCCTATATATGGAATAATATTATACTATTTTTACCATGTTTTGTCAATCGAGGGAAATTCTTCCCTCTACGCGCTATAATGCATTGGAAACTCCTTATAATTCAATTCTTTTCATCGCTACAAGTTCACTATATGGAACCTTACGCCTGATTTTTTCACTGCCATCAATACCCACTAAAACAAACTGATCCGCACCGTATTGACACTCGTCCCAGTCTAAAATCTTCCAAGTAGTATTTCCGTCATTCAGATAACTACCAATGTCAAACTGTTCATATACTAAATACAGCGGATTGCCATTTTCTAAATCATACAAAACAGCGTTAATATCGTCCGCATCGTTGCAATGCGAAAAATCAGGAATGTCAGGTTTTTCATCTTCTGCATCGTTTTCGCAGTCATCTGGCTCAATCGTAAACCAGTTTTTCACTTCATCTAATGTACAATTATATTTACGCCGATTATCAACACAACGTTTAATCATATATTTCATAATGCATCACCCTAATTATCAACCTGTTCTGCCTTAAATTCAATAATAGAATAATTATCATCATTCCAATATCCGTATGTTGTATACAGGCATTTACAACCATTTACTTCTTCAAGTCTTGTTGCATCAATCAAATTATCTGCACATTCTTCCAAATATTTATTGACTGCATCATCTTCGCTCTTTGCTTCAAATGGCGGCCTGCTGTCTTCTGGATTCCAACCGTTGTCATTGAGGTTAGTATAAATCTGATATTTCTTCATAATATTCTCCTTTCGGAACTTTTATCCTATTTCATTTTTTCTTCAATATTGTTCGCTATATTTTTGATCTGACTATCTGTCAAATCCCTATACCCTCCGATTTCAACAAAATCCGTATTAGGAATTACTTTGCCATGATGCATAATTTCTGCGGCAGATCCTCGCCGTGCTATCTGTACCATATCCTCAGAAATTAATGAAAGTCCTGTTTCTCTACCAATGATCCTGCCAAATCTATCTTCTTTATATACCATGGTGTCCAATCTCGTCAGATTTTCATCATAAAATATAACATAATCACCGCCAACACGTGTGTCGTATTTTAATTCGTAATATTTTTTCATATTCTTTTCCTTTCCTCATCTTGCCTTGTCAGCCTATCACAATTTTGCAGATCCGATTATACGGTCCTTCCTTCGTAAACTCTTTAATACCGTTTAAAACCATCGTTTCAATTCTCCAATCAACATCTTCATGTCCGAAATGCTTTTCAAATTCTTTTTTGTCTACTTCTTTTCCGCTAAGATAAAATCTTGTCATTTCTTTATCTCCTTTTTTGTTTTCAGTATAAAACATACCTTAATGAAATTCAATTTTGTAGTTATGATCAAAATAATACTGTAACTCATTAAATAATTCTTCCGCTGTTTCACACCCAATATACATTGGCTGTTCATTTGTCTTTTCATATATGGAAATCAATGCTTCTTGATAAGGATCTTTAAGTACAACAACACGATGTTTATATTGCCACGCACACAACTGAACATGATCGAATATTAAACTTTCAGCGTTCCGAGTCTCTTGCTCAAATCCTCGTATTCTCCTAACTGATAACCCAGTTAATTCAGCAAATTGAGCCTGAGTCAATCCCGTATATTCTCTCGCTTCTTTTATTGTTCTGAAATAATTATATTTACACATCTTCTATATCTCCTAATCTAATCGAACGATATTGTTTGCTTTCAATAATTACATATATGTACTATAATAATTGAATCACCATTTAATAACAATGCTTTCGCCAAAATTCTTCCTATTACACAGGTGTCAGCCGTCCGTTACTACACCGTAACACTTGATACGATAATATATAATCATCTTCTACTACTTCATTGTCCACATTATGTGCCATATCCATTAAATCATTCATAGGAATTTCATGATCGTATGGAATAACAATCCACTCAAATCGAGAAGACGGTAACAAATAAAATTCTCCTATTAAATTTTCAATCTTTCGCAACACATAATTGTTCATAATGACTGCAATAGAAACATCTTTCACAATTTCCCCTCTGTTTGCCTGTTTCAAAACAAACGCATTTCCACTCACAGAATATTTATTTAATAAATTCTTCATGTGTCCATTTAATATAGAACTAATTTCACACAACGTTGGTTCGCATAATTTATTAAATGAATCATATATCCTATTCTCTGTAATTGAAAGAAATGCATCATGATGTACTCCACAATGTTTATAATTTCCACAAATTTTTTCAATCTCATGTTTGATTACGTTTTCGTCAACCCCAAATGGTCTAACACCATATATACAAATTATTTTCCATGCATTTTTCCCGTATACGTTATCAAATACTTCGAAACATTCATCTACTTCTATTCCATAATGTCCACAATTCATTGAATGTAGCTCCGTATTATAATGTGTCCAACAACGATATTCGCCATTTTTCCACGCTACAACTCCGTAGATATAATCAGAGTTTGTATTTTTTACGATATATTCAAGTTCACCTAAATTATTTTCCGCTAAATAGTTATCAATTTCATATATTAAACCTTTTCTCATAGTTATTACTCCTTTAATAAAACTGAATGTAATCCGTTGTTGATTCATCTCCACAGCTCAACTTGCCATCTTTTGTGTACATGTTAAATCCATTATACACACCTGCTTTTATTAGACAATCCATAAATACACAAGCAAAATCTTCATATACGCTTCTAACATGATTCATCATTAAATAATCATTTGCGCTGTCAATCATTATCTGTACCTGTTTTGCACGTTTTTTCATAATAACACCTTCCTATTTGCACAATTTATTATATGTTAATGTTTCACAAACATAATCAATATACGGAAAATTATTTACGTTACTAGCGGGATTTGACATGATATAGACTGTATTTTTTCTCAGATAAATTTCAATCCCTAACGTGATAATTGCCACGGCGCAATTTATATCTGTGTCATCATCTGAGTGAAACATTTTGTCTGCTAAAACATAATCAATGCGCCAGTCATATTCCCTTGCTTTCTGTTTGCTGGTTCTGCAATCTTCCATTGTAAATTCTACCATTTTTTATTCCTCCCCTGTAATCAGCTTAATTGCTTTTTCTGCTTTGCTACTCGCCTGTACAATCCACTTCGGATTATTCTGCAATACAGAAATCCAACTCTGTAAATAAGCAACTGAATTTTTGAATGTGGATTCTGTATCAATTCCTAATATGTTCATCAAAATAGCAGAACCAATTTCTGCAACCAATTCTTCTTTGCTATACGATTCACTACCAAATCCGCCAGGTTCAAACCTATTTAGCCTTTTTGTATGTCCTGTACTATGCACAGTTTCATGAATTTTCGTGCTGTAATATTCACTCAACTCTTTGAACTGAGATTTTTCAGGCAAACAAATCGAATCTGTCATGGGTCTGTAAAATGCTCTATCTCCATTGATCTCAGTTACTGTAATGGCTTCACGCTTATAATAATCATTCAGTACCTTATCTGCGTTTTCTTCCACCTCGTCACCGCTCAATGTTTCTTCCTGCACAGATAATTTGCGCCACTTTACAGGCTCAACGCCTTCTACCTGTGATACATGGAATACAGTGTAATATCTTAACAGTGGGAATCCTTTTTTAATTTCTGCTTCTTCTTCTGTATCGTCTTTCATCGGTGACATGATTTTGTAATAAACTACCATGTGTCCATGTTCACCTCTTTTAATTTTGCCACCTAATTTCTGCCACTGTTTGAATGTTGCATACTCACCTTCGAGCGGTAATAACAAACGGTTAATCCCGTGGTATGGCTGTCTCGTAATTCTATTGTAGGCTCCAAACGGTCTGCGGTTGCCATTTGCGTCAACATAGATTTCATTTGTCCACGGCTTTTTCCAAGGGATGATTCCTTTTTTCATTTCCTCGATAATGTTGTTTGTTACAATTTCATACACATTTGCCATAGTTTTTCTCCTTCTTATTATAGTTTAGTAAGTTGCAAGGTAATAACCTTATTCATACGCCGAATCTGTATTCGGCGCATGGTATAAATTTATTACTCGTTTGCTAAATCGGCAAGAAGATCGTCCACTATAGAATCAGAGATTTCTTCCTGTTCTACGTCCTCTACAGACTCAGTACCTACTTCGGAGTCCTCTTTTACTTTCATTGGCTCAAATTCTTCCCACGCCTTTTTTACCTCAGCAATGCGGGTATCCACGGAAGATTTATGGTTACTTCCGCTATGACTGCATCCATTGTAACGAGTGCTAATAGAAGCTGTTTTGCTACCGTAGAACACCTGTAAAAATTCAACTACAGAACTATCAGGCATTCCATTTTCAATCGTCTCCATGAACAGCGGAATAAGTGATACAAAATGCACCTTGCCATACATCCGTTTAGCGATTTTCTTATTTAATTTCAAATCTGTATCATCGGCTAAAATTGTGTCATGAATCTTCCGTGCATAATCTAAAATTGTTTTGATCTGCGTAACATCCTGTTCAGTAAACTCAGCATTAGCAAGAACTTCTTTCACGTGTTTTGCGTCAAGATTAGTGTCGTCATGAAGAATCATGAATAATTTAATCACCATATCTTCATTGTGATAACCTCTGCGGGATGCTTCGGTCATCATCTCGCCAATATTGAAAATCGGGTGATTTGCTAATTCTCGAATCGTATCAAACGATTTCGCATAAACACGAATCTTTTCAATGTTGGTTAACGACTTCCCGTTATTCAGCCTACGGAAAATCTCAGCAACCGATTCATCATCCATGTTGTCATAATACTGGATGCGGAATGTAAAGTTGTTCAGTACCTCTTTGTAATTCTCGTCAAGATCGTCATAGTAGCAATCATTCAGATCAACACTGTTGCCTTCTTCATCCTCGAACTCAGGCAGTCCTTTCAATGCGAATTTGCCTGCCACGAATCGAGCAATTGTAGTTAATCTCTGCTGACCATCCAACACATCATAGACATAGTATTTTGTGCCTTTTTCTGTATGAGCTTCTGTGCGGTTTGCGTAAATGTCTGGCACAGGATACCCACGTAAAATTGAATCAATTAACATTGACTGCTGTTCAATTTTCCACACATAGTTCCGCTGAACGCAGTTATCAAACGTCATTTCTGTGCGGTTTCCGTTAATCATTTTAGCGATGCTCTTTGCAGTTTTGTCAGTGTAATTTCTTTCAAATGTTAACATAATTTTTCTCCTTTTCTTCTTAAATTTACAGTTCGTTTTCTACAATTTTATCAAAACTCTTTCGAGTTTTTTCTAAAGTTGTCCATCTTGTTTTCTGGTGTTCTACGCCGTTCTCAATCATAAAAACTGCGTATTCATTGGCGGCACTATCTATGAACAGTACCTTGTTATCATTTCCTACAGCTACTACGTTATCCATATATCTCCTTTCTTTTTGCGTCAACTCTCGATCTTACCAAAACAACATATCATCCTTTACACTGTCGATTTCACTATACGATACCTGTGGATGGTTCATACAAAAAATACCAATTGCTTCTGCTTTACTTTCTGCAAGAATATACTCCACCTCATAATAGTTATTATATATAATTTCGTATTCTGTTTGACCATCCCACCAATAGCTATTACAGAAGCTGACATATTCATATACAGTGTCTTTCGTGCGGGATAACAAATTACAGACTTCTTTTATGTTGCGATTCATTTCCGCTACATTCACAGTTTCCGTTGTTTGATGTTCGCTGTGATATCCACAGCTTAAATTAACAGCCGCCACGCCAAGTGCAGGAGCAATCTCGCAGATATCACTATAACTGCCCTGCTTTGTTTCCCAGTACCTTTCTGTTATAAATGTTTCAAAATCATCATTGGCACACTCATAGAACACCGCATCATTTTTCCCGTGTCTGTCCAGTTCGATGATGTAATTGAACTTTCCTTTTAATGATTTACATAGGTCTGATGTTACAAATTTGCTTGCGCCAATACAGCCGATTTCTTCATCTTCCGTAAACAACACGGCGCAATCATATTTTTCTATAATTTTCAGAATCATATATATGCCACATCTATCATCTCCACCAATGCCCTGCGGGGATGACCATACGTTTCCGTGTTTGATGATTTGCAAAGGTTTCTCTTTGTGGACAGTATCCATATGTGCCACCAGTAATACAGGAAATGTACCGTCTTTATACAGATAACCGTTTCCATTAGTGACTTTGTATCCATAGGATCTTAAATTACTTTCCAGTTCTGATTTCAGGTCTGCCTGACTTTTTTTCAATATCTGTATAAAATTCATGATGCCACCCCCGCAACAAATTTACCGCACCAATAGCACTGATCGTCTTCTTCTAAATTGTAACGTCCGCAATGTGGACATTTTACTGTTTTACGTTCAAGATACCATCCATCGGTGGTTTCCCTATAACCATCTCTAATTGCACATTCTTCACAACAGTAATAACAACCATCTTCTGTGCGGATTATATCCTCTACGTACTTCCATTCCCCGCAATATTCACATTGGTAAAAATCTCCATATTCTAACGCTCGATCACAAACCTGACCGTATCCGTCAACTTCTGTTACACCATTAGAAATTAGTTCGTAATCCTCGTGGTATTCACACCAAAAGACACAACCTTCACAATAATATTCATCATCAATCATGTAAGCGCAGTCTCTGTCCATCTCACAGCCACAATCTGCACAGGTGATAATGTTTCCACAATCTTCGCAGATAATACTGTCTTCACGACAATGTTCCATTCCGCAGTTTGGACATACAGGTGTTGCACCGATTTCCATTGAGAAATGGGTGAGATCAATTCCCTTTAAGAACGTCAGGGAACAATATGTAGATCCAGGATTTCCGTCTTTCCAATCTGGATAGCAGGTAGCACCGTCACCATGGACGATGTACTGTTCTACATTCGGGTAATGTTTTGTCTGCCACAGATTAGGCTGCCCAAGACAATCCGCAATTACCTTCTGTACAACGTTGCGGATTTCCCTATAAGCATCCCCTGAACCGTTATCACAGCTCTGCGGATATAATCTGCTCTGTAATATAACACCGTCTTTCAGAGCAAACACTTCCCTTTGCAGTTTCGGCTGATTCCACGGTTTTTCGGTTACTACTTCTGGCAGTGTGTATACGATGAAACTATAATGATCTAACATATAACTGATAGTGCCAGAACTGTAGCATCCCGGATCATCAGCGTTTCGAATATCATGACAGCTAGTCCATGAATGTCCATCTGACATATATAAATAATCACAAGGGTGAACACTGATATATGTAGGCGTATGCACTGTTAATGGGTTAATCTCGTCACACAGTGCCGCATACTTTTCATTATATTTGGGAAATTTATCCCAACCCATTTCTCTACAAATTTTGCCGATTGCCTTTGACGTTTTCATGTTGTTTCGCAGATGGAACGCCGGGAAATCGGCGTTAAGTTCATTTAATTCGTCGTCCATATCAGCATTGAAAAAAACTGTATTAAGCGAACTAATGAAAGATAACACCTTCGTTATTTTCGGGCATACATGAAAAATAGTATTATATTTTCCTGTACTAACTTTATTCCGTGTGTATAGAAGGGCACCATCCTCATTAACCAATGGTTCATTTTCTTCAAACCACCATTTACGCATGACTTCACTACAATATATTATTCCTAAAGATTTGGAGAGTAACTGATAATTCATCACGGCACAGTATGTTACCAGATTATTCTGAAATTCCTCAGAGAAATAAATACTGCCTATCAGGTAATCTACAAACGTGGAAATTGCATTACTATTGAACTTTCGTGTATACGATGTTGCGGGGATACAGATTGACATATTATCCTCGTTCCAGTCAGGATGACGGCGTAAAATGTCAACTACCTCATGTTTATTTGGTTCATAAGCGTTAATAATTCTTGACACTGCATCATTGTAATAGATATATTTCTCATTATCTAATACTTCGATTACGTCATTTTTTAAGCTCATTATAGTTTCCTCCTTTGAAACTAGTACCTATTTTCAAATTCTTTTCGGCATTCAGTTTTCACTGCTTTCAAAAATCAGTACCTAATTTGAAATTCTTTCCAGACCCGAATTGTTTTCAGTGTGTAGTTTTAACCTTCATGATTTCTGCCAGCTGATTCCACACTTCAGAATCTTTAATCAGCATTGGTAAAACCATGCATGTATTAAATACTACTGGTGATTTGTAATCACTGCCTAATGCCATGTGAACGTCCACACTAAGATATGACGCCAGTTCAACGAACTTTTCATTGCACGAAACAACAAATTCATCGCCTTTATATAGTCGCATCAAATCTGCATCATCTTTAATTACCCACTTCGTTAATTCCACTGATTTTGTGGCTGAGTGTTTAGCTTTTTCATATATATCTTTCAACTTATTGCTCCCTGTAGGACTAGGAATTTCATTCTTCCTGTTTGCCATGTAACACACATGATTTTCCAGTTCTGGAAATTGAAATCTAGGACTTTTAATACTGAAATATGTGTCATAAATATATGAATCTATTTCATAAATTGCATGACCCTCAGAAATAAGAATGGTTTCATTATGACGTTCCAGAATTAAATTATTTTCCTTCTTAAAAAAGTTGATGAATTTGGTGATGCTAGATTTTGTCATAGTTACTCTCCTTCGTTATTCTCGCTTTCGATAAAGAACTCCGCATATCTTCCTGTTTCTGTGTTCGTGCAATTAAAGTATTCGAACGAACTTAATAATACGTCAAAACCCGTAGCCGGATTTTCTGCGCCAATTATTTCTCTGTTTGTAATTGTTTCCGGGTGCCATGGCGCACCCGGGCGTAAATTAGAAGGACATAACGCAATAGTAAAACCATTTATAAATGCCTTTTTTGCGGCTGTCTTACTTACACGTGTAAATGTGCGTCCCTTACTTGTAAATTTATATTTATTCATAATTGTTCCCTCCATTCAACTTGCAAAACTCTTTTAAGAGTTCTTCTACTTCTGACTGCTGTTTTTCGAATCCGCCAACACCTTTATAATTATCATAATCTGACCATATTGCGGCGGCTTTTTTCTCATAGGTTCCAATGCCTTCTAAACGTTTTCCCGGCATGTTACGGTATCCTGTGCAGATTGTCAGACCGTATACGCTGTATACGTCAAAGTTCCACCCGTAAATGCCTTCTGTATGGCAAAGGGGGTTATGATTGCGCAGTAATGCCTGTAAATCACAGTAGTCTGCTGACCTGATATTCGGGTAGTTATTAACGACTGCTTTTCTGGTAGTTTTCATGCTCATAATTTCTTTCTCCCTTCTTAATAAATTCTACTGAGTGACTTGCATCCGATGATCCGCCCATTATCATCCCTAACAGATCCATTAGGAACAAATACATCGAACCGATTTGTACAACATTTCGCAACTATAGCCGATACAATATAAATTGTCTCTGGTTTTTCTTCGGGAAGATTTTCAATCTCCCCAAAGACGGTTGTAGTAACAGGGATATTAACACCATCACAATCCACACAGTTCATCGTTCCCACCTGAACAGTTTTAGCCGTGACACGTGCGACTGTGCCACTCGGTTCAATAGTGATAGTGGTTTTATTTGTAATAATGTTGATTGCATGAGGGGTTAAGTTAATTATTTCCATAGTTTGCTCCTTTATATTTATCTATATCTTATTGGTTACTTGCACACTCGGACAAGTGTCCAGTCATGCTTATTGTCTGAACCGTGAGTATCAACTGTAACACTCACGTAGTTGTTTTCTTTGATTGAATCATCATCAAAAGCGAAGTAATCACCTTTGACATTTACGCATGTTTGACCGTTGATATTTTCAACGGTGGAATAAGTAGAAAAGACATCTTTTTCTGCTCTAGTGGTTTCATAGTCAGAGTGACCACCAATGATTAAAGCCATGCCGAATGCTACAGCTAAAATGATTATTTTCTTTTTCATCGTGTCCCTTTCTGTTCTGCCACGTTTTTATGGGAACCCATTAAACGTGACACATGTATATATAATAATAAAAAAGAAATAGGGCTTGCGCCCTATTTTATTTTTATTGATAGTTCACAGAGAATATCATATAGTATCCCTGCGTCAGCCTGCCTGATTGAATCATAATGTTCAACCAGTTCGGCATATTTCCTATTGAGTTCTTCATCGGTGAATACCGAATAGAACTCTTCTTTTGTATACCCGTGATAATTTTTTGTTGCATCAAACCAACTCATAATTTCCTCCTTCTAATTATTGTGCGAACTCTTCACACAGCAATCTAATGATTAAAGTTTCAAACGCCTTTTTAGACAGGCGTTTTGTGAATTGGCAATTTATTATTTCTTTATTGCCAGTAGTTACTGAGCCACCAGCAAGACGGCAAAGTTTTTTGACAGTTTTTTTAGTCGGTACAATACCGACTAAATCAAGAAACGTTGACATGGCATCAAGGTAACTGTTTCCAGTTCCGTCAAACTCTTTGTACGCCTGATATAATTCAGACGTCTTGAAGGCATCGGTGAATACCTTTGATTTCGAGCGAAAACTTTTGTTTTCTGCTTTAATCTTCTCACTGACTGCGTTAACTTTCAGCCGATACGATAACAGAGTTGCGGCACGTTCGTCAATGGAGATTGTGCCGTCTAACTTTTCAGAAGCAGAATTCAGATTGTTTTCTGCTTCCTTCTTTTCTTCCTGCAAAGACAGAAGTTTCTCGGCGTGATCAACGAGGGATACGCCGTAGTTAATTATGCGGGTAATGCCCGCCTTGTTTTCCTTTGCTGTCTTGTCAATAAAGCCGTTTGAAATCTGATTAAATTTTAACATAGTTTTCTCCTTTTTTATTGCGCTTTATAAGTTGCGTTAATTGCACGATAAACTCATGCAATTAAAGCAACTTACAAGGTAACGACATACCAGGCGGCCAATGTTGCGGTGTAAATTTATCTGCTATTTAAGCGCACTGAGTCCGCAAACATTCAACCCCTGGCACGTCGGTTGACAATTTTGTTCGGTATATGATTTTCGTCCTGGATGTATTGATGGGACACCCGAAAAGCCCGACACCCTCACATATACAAAGGGTAAGTCACCTGTCTATAGCTGTAGTTTGTCTGCCATGAATCCCAATTTACTACTCGGCTTGTACCCGACTACTTGAGTCTAAACGACTCTATCATAACTACGGTTTCAGTTGCCGATTTCATAGTAAACCTATCATGGGTATGCAAACTACGCCTATAGATAGGCTGATAATTTTTAGGCGTTAGAATTATCAAACTAACGATAGGCAGAGTTCACCCGTCACGGTGTTCTCCTATCTTATGAGTTACCAACAGGTAACTTGTCAAGGTACGCCCGCTGTGATAGCGGTGGGCGGGCAGAGTGCCCGAACGATAAGATAAATAAGTTATATCTTTATCTTGACTATAGTATAGCACTAGTATCGCGTTGTGTCAATAGGTTTTTGGAAAAAATTTATTTTTTGTTTGGTGACGTGCAGCATAACGTTGTATCAAATTATATTTGATGAAATATATTTTTTGTTCTGGTGAGATAGTTAAAAATTTTTAAGTATTTTTAGAGCAAAAATAATAGTTAAATTATTTTAAGTATTTTTGATGGGATGGGAATGGTTAAAGATTTTTAAGTATTTTGTTGCTCTGGAAATTTATATTGTGTCAAATATAATTTTATATAATATATGATATATAATATATTATGCATAATATATAATATATAATTAAAAAATTAGTTAAAAAAATTTAACTATTAAGTTTTTGACATAAATGTCAAAAAAGTGCCATGTCGGGTAATTTTTATTATCCGACGTCAAAAGGGGGTTATTTATACATTTTGACAAAAGTGTAAAGCTAAAATAGCTATATGGAGGTAAACTCACACACCCCGTCAAAATCTCACCCTTCTCACTTCCCAACTCACTAAAAACTCACTAACATTCCAAAAATCCAACAAACTCACCAAATAAATAACTCACTATTAAAGAAACTAACAAAAACTAATTACAAAAAAATCAAATAAAATTACCAAATAACTCACTCACCCACAAACAGCCATCACACCTATCAATCAAACAAACATCATAACTAATACACTATCAACCAATCAACATCAGCAACAATCACTAACTAATTCACTAAATAACCACTAATCTATAAACACTACCACCAATCAACATTACTAACTAACAACCTATACCATCACCTACTTATCAAACTGCCACATTCACTAAATAAAAGTTCTACTCACCAAATCCCGCATTAATAAATAACTATCCACTAAATCAATCTCTAAAAAACTAAAAACCTAATAACTAACTAATTAATTAAACGATCAAGTAGCCTTATTGTTAAACTGTTCCATCAGAATTGCGTCCTATAAAACTACTCTCAATAAGTTAAATCGACACAAGAAAATCTCAGGCTTATTAAAATGAATTGAATACTTCAAGTAACATTCATAACTTGCCAACTCAGTCATTATAAATAATAATTAAATATATCTACCTAAAATTATTTACAAAAACCAAATAAATTTACCAAAACATAAATAAATCAATCATCACTCTAATAAATCACTACTAAACCATCAGTGTTCAATCAGCACTACAACTAATTAACACTCTAACTAAAAACTTATTACTTATTGTTGCTCGCTACTAAATAAATCACTGTTTAATAATTAAACAACACAACAAATTAACCACTAAACTACAACAATCATATACTCTGCTAATACCATATAGTTCTAACAGCCAATAATATTACTTCTTACCAACTACAATCAGATCAATACAGCAATCGTAAAACTACTCAACTAAATAATTAAATATATTTAACTATTAATCAAAACCAATTTTACGTCAGAAGATATCTTAGAAACCATAACAAAATCAGTAGATTAATGAATTTCCCAATACTTAATCAGTCGCAGAATAAGTAATATTACAAAACATAAATAAATTAAGAAGCAACTAAATAAATCGCAACGTAACTAATAAATAACTAACAACATACTTAATACCTAATAAGTAACTAATAACCAATTAGTAACTACAATTAGTTACATCACGTCCTAATAATTTCGAATCAACACAAAATAACACCTTCCAAAACAACAATCAAATAAAGTAATTCAGCGGCTTAATTCAATAATAATTAACTGCCAGAATCAACTTCTCAATCGCCTAATAGAATCCACTCACTGCATAAAACAACAACATAATTAGTAACCAATAAGTAACCATATAAATTAGGCAATTGTCCTGCACTATATTATCAACCGCTAAATACTAGTAACTAATTAGTAACTATATATAATTAATATAAAATAACACCCTCAGTCGCCACAAAAATGGCTTAGCACCTAGTTAGTTAGGAACCTAACTAATTTAACATCAAACATCACTGACTAAACAACTGCAATATAGAACTAGCAAATCACTTACTGCTCCAATAAATAAACTAATTACAGCGCGGACAAATTAGCATATATCTGCTCAACTAATTAGCTGTCTAATAACGCAGAATAAACCATCAGCAAAACAATAGCAATCATTTAAGTGCTATATAATAATACGAAACAACCACTATTGCTCTGTTCAATCAAACATAAAACAATCATCTAAACTAATTGACTGCTTAATGGCTTAACTATCTTTCAGCTAAATAACATACAAAACACATTAAAAAAGTACTCCAACAGCGATCTCATACTTAATAAACAGGCGGGGTATATTTACACATTAAACAGACCATCGCAAACATTAACGGCTACAACCAAAAATTACAGCCGCAAAAATTAACAACCAAACAAGTCAAAATGTATAAACAATGAATAAATATACATTATTCTATTTCGCAGGCGGTAATAAAACACGCAAATAATTATTTAATACAGTTTACCATCGCAAAACAAAGCAGTCAAATACTGCCTATATTTCTAGTGGCGCACCAATAAATACTTAAAGAAATTTAATTAAATTTATTTAACTAAACAAAACACATAGACAATCATCAATGTATTATACAATGCTCTAAAACGCTCATATAGACGTTTTTATTCTCAGACGTAAAAGTTATAGGGTGGTGTCATAAAAACATGCGTACAATCAATAGGTGTAGATATAGGCATGTTTCAGACAAGCGGTTCTATAAAATACTGTAGTAATAATATAAAACAAAGCCGACAAAGATACAAGGCGCAGAAAAATAATTGGACAGTCAATAATATATAAATATATAATATAATATATAACTAAATATAACATCCAAATAGTTTACTGTCTCATCTTACAGAACACTAAACTAAATAGGCAACCAAACAAATACAAACACGCTAAAAATACAGGACGTTTGGTATATATAATTTGGCGGCGCAAATAACAGCGATTAAATAATAAACTAAACAGCTCAGGAACTAGCACGCAACAAAATAGAACCCGCCAAAAAAGGCACACCTCAAATAACATATCTATTAGGCTTATACAGACGTTTTAATAATTTAGGGTAAACTTATTAAACTGCATATATAAAACAGCGCACAAAATGACTGTGTGTTGTTGTATGGGTATATAATAACAATTCAATAGTGTGAATGAATAATACAAACGATAGATAAAGTAATAGATAAAATATTTAATAAATAATAATATATAGCAACCACACTGTTTAATATAATATAACTCAGCAGAATAATAGATATATAATAATATAAATAATAATAAATATATAATATAATAATATATAATAAATATATAATAATATAAATATAATAATATATTTATTTATATATATTACACTCGTATTTCTTCGCTTGCGAAGGAATACGAACTTTTGGTGATCTTTTGCGTTAGCAAAAGGAGCCAAAAGTATATAAACAATAAACAATAATAAAATAATAACTCTGGTAATTAGTAATGTATGTAATTGATGATGTATGTAATTAGTAATATATAATATATAATAACTATGGTGCTTAATTATTATATAATAATATACAGTGATATATAATAATATATAAATAATTATATATTATAATAATACTTAAATATATTTAACTAA